CGCGAAACAACCGAACGGAGCACAGTGGAGAGCTTTTCGATAGGGGCGGTATGAGCGAGGAAGTTAAGTACGTAAATCCCATTCTTATAGTGCTGGGTCTTGCGTTATGCACATGCCCTGCTGCCCATGGACTGGTCTTCTTCCCCCACCCTCATAGGCCAGAGATTGATCCCAGCTTGGCGATCAGCGCCCTCACGCTGCTCGCAGGCTCACTCGCAGTGCTGAGTGTTCGGCGCAAGAAGTAGCTGGAAGCCAAAACAGCAGTAGCAACCGGCGCACATCATAGTCGTTTTTATGCTATGATGCCGCTTGACAGGAGGAAATAGTCATGGTTGAGGGACAAAAGAAGAGGCAGATCGGAAAGGGCATGAAAACCAGGGGAACTAAACGAGTTAAGTCGCAGAGGGAGACGAAAGAGATGACAGCGCAATCCACGAATGAGGGACAGCATACACCTGTTCCAGAGGCAGTTTTGGAGCCTCAAGAGGGGAACGAAACCCCCGGTAACCTAGAGCTCGAAAAAGGCGAAAATTCACTCCAAAATTTGGAAAGTTCTGAGGCGATTGTTGCACATGATGAAGGACTCGAAGCGGCCCTAAATGAGTCGGCGGGCGAGGTAATCGACGCTGAATTTCGCGAAGGCTACGAACCGGAGCAGGCAAAGCTGAACGTCGAAGCTCTTCAAGCGGCTTATGGGAGTATGAGGTTTCCCGATCCTCCAAGTGAGGCGGCGGTCAACATGGACATCCGTGGAGTCCCGACTAATTTCCATATTGGTCTGCAACCAGACGGCACCACCAAGATCATCGTGACGATCCAGGAGGGCTACTGGGAAGCCGTGCAGCAGTGGGCTGAAGCGGACGGCGTTCCCGTCGAGCGTTGGCTCTCAGACAGGCTTTACGAGTACATCAGCACCTACGGGGAACCGGCGAAGGGCAGATGATCGTCATAATCATTGTCCGGCGGGCAGTCTGCGAGGTCTGTCAGAAGACTTGGGACTTGGAGTGGGGCGAAGATCCGCCGTCCAAGTGCAAGCTGTGCGGGAGCAAGGACTGGGAAGAGGCACCGGAGATCCGGGACGCCATCTACATCCGCAAGGGCATCACGAAGAAGAAGCGGCGGCTGAACCCAGGGGCCGCGTCAGGGGCCAGGCAGGAACGCGGGAAGAAGCAGTGGAGAAGGTTCAAAGACAAAGAGGGCAATCCTGTCTGAGCGAAAGCCGCAGAGAAGCGGGTTGACAGCGGTTCGGAACCATCGTAGGATGTAGGCATATTGTCCTAGCCCGAAAGAGACTAGGTGAAGGGGAGCAAAGATGACCGACAACTACCGCACCGAGAAGACCACCGAAAAGCATGACGACGCTCAGGGCGCCGAGCCGGCCAAGGACAGCCGAACCACCGACGTAAAAGAGAGCAACTGATTCCTGGCCGGCAGCGCCGACAGTGAAGTGAAGCACAAGCGGGGGACTTCCAAAAGTGAAGTTCCCCGTTGTGTTTTATGCCTGATTAGAGCGACAATGGAGCCATGCAGCCCCTCTTCCCTTACGAAGTCGGCATCATGCGCAACGGCGGATACGTCAACGGCCTCCAAGTGTTCACACAGCCAGGAGGACCGGGAACGCCGGTGTCTCCGCAGCCTCCGCGGACAAATCCTCCGAGTAACTGGAAAAACCAAGGCGGAATCCCCGTATACCCCACGGCGTTCGTAGGTTTGCTCAGTTGGGGATGCGGGCATTGGACGAACACGGCGGAAATTGTGACCGTGGACAACCCATACGACGATTGCCGCGCCGCACTTGTTTGTTGCCCGTGTTGTTCCTATATACAAGAAATCATTGAGCCCGCTTCGGATTGGTGGGTCGAGTGGTACTCGCTTTTCCCTGTTGGCGTGAAACAAAATGCTTTTTCTCAAGTCGAAGCCTGATGTATACTTAAGGGGATGCTTGGGCGAAGAGGAAGCTCAATGATAAGAGTTAAGGCGGTATGGCAATGCGATAGGTGTTCACTGCAATGGATCGCCGACACCCCGCCTGATACCTGCCCAAAATGCGTCCGACACTTCAGTGGCCCAGTCACAATCCGGCTTGCCGGCCGCGATATAGAAATCTCGTCCGTTCGCCTTTACGGCGACAATCCATTGAAGAAAGCCGCAACCGGCCTTGATTCCCTACGTCTTGGGATACGCTGCCCGCATAATTGGATTGCCCCGCATCTTTGCCCAGAGTGCGGATAATCATTAGTGCAACAATAGGCCCCTTGACACAGCCCACTTCTCCCCCTATAGTGAGTTTGCATGGAGATATGCAGGCAGTATTCCCAATGCAACTAAAAGGAGGGTACACGTGAAGGTTGAAATTGTAGGGGACAATTTGGTGGTGACGGCGCCGATCAGCAAGGCGCTGTCGAGCAGTGGCAAAAGTTTTCTACTGGTAACGTCCAGCGGCAACATCACAACCGACTGCACTTTTGAGGGGCAGAAGGTGGTTGTAGGATTAAACGCCTACGTGCCCAATCCGAACTACGTGGCGCCGGTAAAGGCCAAGAAGTAAGACTGGCAGGCTCGTCCTGCCCAAGCCGCTACAGTTCCTCACCAACCGAGAGGCTGATGGAACATTCGCATAGCAGAACAAAGCCGTCGAACCTCAAGTAGCGGCTTGGGCAGGGCAAGAATTCCAAAATTTGGAAAAACAGGAAAGGGAGGGAACAAGAAATGGCAGACCGTTTTCAGAGTGTAGGGGAAGGGAAGATCGAGGGCCGGAAGCTCGACCCGCGTACCATCATCATCCGCAAGGATTTCAACTACCGCGACCTCTCCAGTGAGGCGACTCAGAAGCATATCGCATGGCTGAAGGAGTCGATCAAGGCCGAGGGTGTCGAGATACCCGTCAGGGTCCAATTCATCAGCGGCAAGGTGTATCTGGTCGATGGCCAGTGCCGCGTGGAAGCCTGCAAACAACTCTTCAAAGAAGGCGAGAAGGTGCCGTACAAAGGCGGCGGCTTTGGACCTCCGCTGGTGCCGGCGCTGGCAGTGGCTGGCGATGAGGCCGACATGCTGGCGGCTTCGATGGTGGCGAACGGATCTCTGCCTCCGACGAAGATTGAGTTTGGGGTAGCGGCTGACCGGCTGCTGAAGCTGGGCTGGACGGTGGAGAAGGTCGCTCTCTACATTCCGTCGCACGTGGGCGTGAAGGGCTTCAAGGCGGCCCGGTACGTCAAAGAGGCTGTGGAGCTTCACCATGCACCGATCAGCGTCAAAAAGGCGGTACAGGAAGGCAAGGATGGGGTGAAATTGAGCGCATCCGCTGCCTTGAAGATCGCCAGGGAGAACCCGCTGGACCCGGAACCCGCAATTCAGGCCGAGGTTGACAAGGCCAAAGCCGCAGGGAAGACGGAAGCGAAGAGGCCGAAGGGCGCCGGCGAAGCAACGAAGGCCAAGGAAGCAACCAAGGCGCAGATCGACAAGTGGCTTGAGAAAGCCGATGCGTTGGCGGAGATTGCCCTTGACCTGACGCTGGGCCGGGATGAAGTGGTGTCTGCCGCGGATTCCTACGTCAGAAGCCGGGGGCGTTGACTTGCGCCAGTCTGGGGTTAGAGTAATGAGGTGGTTGATGCGGCTGTCTTTTGTGGCAGCGATTCTTTGGGGGTTAACCAGGTAGGATTTTCCAAAGTTTGGAGTCTTTATGGAATGTCCAGTTTGCAACGGGGATCAGTTTCTCAAGCGGCAGGTAGATGTAAGCGAAGTCTACGGCAAGCCGACCAATGCAACGGTTACGAGGATATGCCCGAACTGTTTGGGCAGCGGGGAAGGGGAATTGCCGCTATCTGGAAAAGATTTGGCGGCAGGAGGGGGTATTGGGGATGGAGAGCGACAGAATTTGTCGGGAGGAGTTCCAATCGGCAGTGGGGAACGTGATGGCGGAACTGTACAACACCCACGATGAGTTTCGGCATGACCGTATCAGCCGAGACGCTTATGTGCAACGAGTAGCAACGCTGAGGCAGGTTGGGCAGCGGTTTCAAACGGAGTTCAGGCAGGGGCACCGCATCATGGCGGCGCCGACGAGGTAACCGGCCGCACTGGAGGAAAGCACGATGGCAAGGTACAAGAAAGCAGTACAGTCTAAGGGCGATTACGTCCTTGATTATGTCGAATCGTTTCGCGGCATCCGCCCCTGTCTTTTCATCGGAAGGGGACGTGTGGCGGGCAACACCAGCTCCATTCCCAGCGGCCTTCACTCAACCCCACGTAAAGCATGGGAAGCCGCTGCGATGGCATTGAAGCTGAAGGCAGTCTAACCCCGACAGGCTTGCCCTGCCCAGGCTGCTAGACGCTGAGGCTTGTAGGAGGTGGCCGAAATGTCAACCGATTGCTTTCCTAGCAGCCTGGGGAGCGCAAGATGCTCTAATGGAGGGATTATGGCACTGATGATTCACGATACGACGGGCACTCAAACGGACTCGGTAGCTCCTTTGAGCCGGAAGAAGCTCAAGCAGTTGATGCGGAAGAATCCCAATTTGACGGCGGTTACTTTTCAGGAGAGATTCGGACGCCGCATCGGGCTCGGTTTCTTCTCCAGGCTGAACAAGAAGCGGCAGGAGAGGGCCAACAAGCGCCGGCTGCACGCCAAGCGGTCCTTGCCGGATGGCACGGCTTTCCAGTTGCTTCCGACCGTCGCGGATCTCGAAGTGATGAAGCCGACGATCTTCGAGCGTATAGGCTCGATGTTCAAGAACCTTCGCCGGCGTGCGGAGCGCGAGAGCGCAAGGAAGGGAGCCTGACTTGTTCAATTATTTGGCGACTTTGCGATTGAACAACGGGGCTTTGATGGTTGGCCCCAAGCGGCGCGTGGTCTTCGCTAACGGGGTCCACTCAAAGGATTACCGCAGCAACGGCGGGTCAGCCACGCGGTATGAGGTCAAGAGGGCTTTGGCTCCTCTGTCCGGGTACTGGTCGAAGCCGAGCGAGGCCGATCATGTACCGGGAGCTCCAGTCCAAAAGGATGTGCCGGTGATGTCTTTTTACGAGTTCCGGCTGAAGGCGAAGCGTCTTTTGACGGACGCGGGGCTGCTGCGGCCTACGCCGGCCGAGGATTAAGTGCAACCCTTTTGAGCGAGGCCCTGCTGAGTGCGGGGCTTCTTTTTCTCTGGAATAGTGAAACAATAGAGGTACGGAGGTAGTATGTCGATCAAGCTAAATTCCATCGTTTGCGATGTGTGCGGCATTGAGAAGAAATCAGTTAATCATTGGTGGTGGCTTCATCTGGAAGGCAGGAAGTTTGTCTCCGGTTCGTTGAAGAATCAGAGGGTGCCGCGTGAGGAAGACCACCACGCCTGCGGCTCGGATCATGCGGGGACTCTCTACCAGCGGTTTATGGCAAACGGCAATCTTGACAAAGAGATGCACGAGCGCCGGATTCCTGAGCCGGTGGGTTTGACTGAAGCTGGCGCATTGGGGAAGGAGCCGGCGGTCGAAGAATTACACGAGGAGGATGAGCAAACCGCAACCGAGGGGCTGGAAAAGAACATCCAGTAGGGGTCTTGCTTTCTCGTTACAAGCTGCAACAATAGAGGTATGGAGGGCGGTATGACTTCTTTGGGGAAGAGGAAGACCCGTCTGATTTTTACTACCTGCGACACCGTGCGAGAGCGCGGCAAGTTGCGCGAGGTTGTGATCGAAGCACAGACGCATTATGCGGTTGTGCGACTGGCCGGGATGAGAAAGCGTTTCCCAATCAGCTATGCAACCATCTACCAAACAGCGGCGAAAATTGCCGCAGAGCGGTTGAGAGCTGAGAAGAAAGCAAAGCGGAAATAGTTGGAGGCTGGGGTCTTGTAAAAGGCTCTGGCCTTCTCTATTGTGGGGAGCATGAGAAACCGGCGCAGGACAATCGAATCTCTGAAGCGGCTTGCGGAGCGGCCTGGAACCAAGGCCGAAGGGGAGACTGCACGACGGCTGCTTGAGCAGATGGGTGTGAAGCCGAAGCGCAGTTTCCCAGTGGTACAGTTCAATCCCAGCACGTTCCCGCTAGGGACGCGCATCTTTTACTGCTACTGGTGCTACCCCAACGATGCCGGCACTGTCCGAAAGCTACCGCCGCGCTGGATTCAAGGTAAGTGGTGGGTTCACATCAAGTTCGACAGGTTAAAGCAGCCGCGATGGGTTCCGGTGACGAGTGCGAAGGGATGCCATATTGCGACCGAGCCGTTTACTGGCGAATTTGCCCGCTGGATGGAATTGACATGGACTGAGGACTTGGAAGATCACGATGCCCAAATGGAAGAATTAAGGCGGGCATGTACGGGGCATTGACAATCTGCAACGATGCGTCATTATGGGGGAGTCGGCAACTAGCCGAGGAGGAAATATGGGAATCAAGGTAAAGATTCAAGTCAAAGGTGGAGTGGCGGAAGTGGTCGAGTGTCCGCAGGATGTGGACGTGGAGATCGAAGACCTGGACGGGCAGGACGAGCCGGAGACGGGCGACGGCAAGGCAGTATGGGAAAAGGACCATCCCCCGCTCTCCGCCGAAGTGGTAGCGGCCCGCGCCGGGATACTCCCTCACGACCCGCAGGACGACGAGCCGGAAGGGGAACACGACCCGGTGACGTGCGGCTGTGCGTACATGGGGAACGACTGCTGGAGTTGCGGCCACATCGACAACGACACAATCAGCAATCTCAGGCCGCAGGAAGCGGAGTAGGATTCCAAAATTTGGAAAGCGGGGGGCGGTCGAGGCCGCTCCCCCGGAGGGTAGGGGCATGATGATGAGAACGCGATTCCCGAAACGTCGGGATGATGGCAAGCGGAGCGCCCGGAAGCGTTATCAGGCAATAGGGCGGAAGCTGGCACGGAAGGCGAAGGCCGCAGCGTAACGAACCAGGGCGGGGGATTGAAAAATCCCCCGTTTCTGTCAGTATGGGGATGGAGGGAAACACAATGTTCGCAATACGTAAAGGGAACACAATCACAATCGCACCGTTGGAAGATGCTCTGGTGGGCTTGCAGTCCGGCTGGGCTATCCGTTTCGCCGATAAGCCTCAATTCCTCTTCCACATTTCGCGCAAGAACCTTGACGGCTCGAAAATGACAATGGATCGGGCAATTGAGAACTGTGCGCGTATCGCCAGACGCGAAGGGCTTGATCTTCGCTCCAATGCCTGTGACGCGCAAGTCTTTGAGTTGGCTACCGATGGAGAGCACAAGGCGTGTGAGTTGCTCGGCATCCCATTTCCACCCGCTGATCGTCTTCTCCCGGCTGTGACGCTAGTGCGAGATCGCTTGGCCGCGCTGGAGGCTCCATGCAGAATCTAGTGTGGAGAGTCCGCTGGAAGAACCTTGAAGGATGGCAGTATTCACCCAAAACTTTCACATCGGTAGACAAGGCGCGGAAAGAAGCTGACAGAATTCCCGTTCCATGGCCGATTGATATTGTCCCGGAGGTTAGGTCATGACACTTTCTGCAATCGAGTACCTCTACCGCCCGATGTATCGCTCCGCGCACAATTCAGCCTTTCCGCCTGATGTGACCTGGGATTACGTCGAAGCCCCTGCCTCCGATCCGATGATTGCAGTTCGGCGCGGCCTGCCACTGTCCCGTCAACCGTTCGGCGTGATCGCCTTGAATCGCCGGCTAACGTCTCAAGAGCGCACAGAATACCAGATGGAGATCGTATGAAAACGGCAGCTCAGAAATACTCCGAATCCAATGCAGAGGCTATCCTAGCCTACTTTCGCGGCGTAGACGGTACGTTCGTTCCCACTCCCGCGCATCCTTCCCCCCGGTATCCGATGGTTGACGATACTGTCGGGATTCACACCGTCCGGCTATCACAGAGCACACTCGCCGGGTACTTGGAACAGGCGTTTGTAGCAGGCGAACGGGCAGAGTTCGGCAGGATTACTGGAAAGAAGTCTCCCTTTAAGCGAGAAGGCTTGCACTCTCATGAGGAGCCGATGCCCGGTCGCCATTCTCCCTGGAATCGTGATTGTCCACAGTGCGTTGCCGACAAGCTGATTTCGCAAGGGAACGTACCCGGCGTTGAGGATTCATGCGTTGAGGAACCGGAGCAGCTCACTGGAAAGCCACTCCCTCCAATCGCAATAACCATGTTAGAGAGAATGTTAGCACGGCAGAACGCTATCGCCATAATCTCCGGGAAGGATGAGAAATGCGAGGTATGTGGAGGCGATCATAAGGATTACATGGTTCATGGGGCTACTCTGCCAACGCGCAAATTATCTAATGCGGTTGACGAACTGATCCGCCACGATGAATCACGCACTGACGAAAAGCTCTTACAGGCAATTGCAGCGGCGGACGCGGAGGCAGATCGTTTAGAGGGACGCACTCCAAAACACGGCCTGAATCTCGGAGCCTACCGGAACGTGTTCGATGCGGACGGTGAACAATGAACAACGACGAAATGGTAGTCAAGACAGTTTGGAAAAGCGCCCATGCGGTGCGGGATTGGCCGGGTAAGGTAACGATCCGCCGCTTTAGCCCATTCAAGAACGAAAAGATTGAAGGCGAAGGCGCAACGGAAGCGGATGCTTGGAAGAATACGGCTGACAAGATTCGCGCTCTTTGGAAGCCTGAGTGGGTTGTCGATGTTATTACGTCAGAGCAACAGGCGATTGCCGATGAAGCCGACTGGCAGGCAATGGTTAACGAAAAGGAAAAACAAAGACGAATTGCGAATCGAAAGGAGAACCGATAATGAAGCCCATCGACAGAATGTGTCCAGCTTGCAAGGTTCCTCCTGGCGTTGGTTGCCTACCGTTTGGCGTTAAACCCGGCTGTGGGTATCCGATGAAAGGGTTCCACTGGGAACGGCGCAATCAAAGGGAAACAAAGATTGCCTACCCAACGCCGAGAGATTTGCAGGATTGGCGCAAGGCTCTGGCCGATGATCGCGAGAAATATGTCAATCAACCGCGAGTTAAAATCTTGGCCCTTATTGATCGTATCGCCATGCTGGAGCACAAGTTACGCGGTGCAGTCCTGGCCGTGGATATTCTCGATTACACAGTCACAGAACAGGAGAAAACAGCAAGATGCCTATGAATGAAAACATTGCCGCCGGTCCTATTGAAGGCCCCGGTCGGTGCGAGATCGAAATTCGCTGGAACGCGCAGGCGAGAGCGTTCTTTGTAGAGTACGGCAATGCGCGCTTTTCGGTGACGAGGTTAGGCGCGATTATCCTCGGAGACGCTTTGCGTGAAGCTGTAAGGACTCTAACGGTTGCTCAGTATACCGGCCATGAAGAGAACAATTTACTGACATATACCGAGGAGGATTGACAATGGATTGCACATCAGCATTTCGGCAGTGGTGGGACGATTTAACACGAGAAGGCGACCCGATGCGCATCCCTAACCCTTGCGCAAAAGGATTCACGGCAGGCTGGTACGCTTGCGAACGGGAACATGAACGCCAGAGGGAAGAAACGCTCCGCCAGAGAGAGTTTGTAGAGCGTCACGTCGAGGGAACAGCCACAAAAGCGTAGGGGCATTGCAACGATGCCCCTGTAGCTGCATTATGGGGAAGTGATGAAAGCAACAGCCCACAACACGCATTTTAGAATCATTCCGCACGATGTAGTGGAGTGGTGCCAACGCTGCCACATGGAAAAGCCGCAGGATGTAGCCGTAGCTTTCCAGCGTGACGGTACTGCAACCTTTCGGTTCCTGTGCGCGAAGTGTGAGCGTATGGAGCGCAGCCTAAACCAGCCGCGATTGTTCGGGAAAGATACGCCGATGTTGACGTTTGCGGACCCGGATGAGGCAATCGAGGCCGTGGAGGAGCCGGAGCCTGTCGAGTACGAGAGTCCGCAACTGAGCTTATTTGGTGGGGCCTTTACATTTTAGGAACTGCAACGATACTGAAAATGGGCGGCTAGATCCGAAAGCCGCAGAGAGAAAGGGAATCATGGAAAACTGGCAACCACGGAGACAGACACGAGGCGGGGATGTAGTTGGGTTGGCAATGCTGTTCTTGCTTATCATCATCGGCTCTGGCTTGATCTGGCTCACAGTTCACTACGCTGCAACGATTGACGGCTGGCATTTCTAAGCCGCAATGGAGAGGGAGAGGGCAAAAGTATGAAACTGGTATTTGACGAGCACACGTTAGGGACAGGAGCCGAAGGGCTTGAAATCAGCGTCAAGGGTTTCAAGAGCAGCCCCGCGGACCACGAGAGCGACCCTATCCAAGTTTTCATCGAGCACTATGATGGGAAGCTCCGCATCCACACCTGGGACGGATCGAGCCAAGACCCGGCCAGTGTCGTGATCGACCCGCTGCCCGGAGACGTAAAGTACACAGTGATCGTGGATTCTGAGGAGTACGGCGGGGAGACGCACGGCCCTTACGACTCCCCGGCAGAGGCGGTAGCCGCGATTGAACGGCTGAAAGAAGCCGCAACAAAAACCGGAGACGGCGTGGAACGGAGCTATGCTATCGAACCCGCAAGCTAAACCGCAACCCGGCGAAAGCCGCAACGAAGAGAACTCAAAGGAAAGGTAGAAAAGCAAATGGAACAGACGAGAGAAGAAGCAGCGTGCGCAGCAATGCTTTTAGCTTATGCCAATTCTTGCAAACGGAGCGAGACGAGACAAAAGTGGACTATGAACGATCAACGGACTCACGAACGGCTCAAGGAAGCATTACTCCTCTTCATGGATGCCGATAATCTCGAAACTTCTGTTATGCAGATTCGCGGTATTGGCCTAATATGTGAGCAGCCTCAAGTAGCCTAAACACTCTAATCCTCAACACCTGGCCCGCCTCTCTTCACAGTCTGCGCGGGCCTTTCTCTGCCTTAAACTCCCCGCATTGCCTCCGCTCTGCCATTCCTTGCACCTTTTCCCTATGGTTGCAGCTCACCGGAAACACCCGCCCCACACTCCAAAGAAAAACTACGCGAGAGATGATGTCCCCGCCGTCGCCGCAGCGCCCCTCCTAAAGCCCTTGGATGTAGCGGGACTGTTATACGGGGGGCACAATGTACCAGTGTTATGAGGTACAATGTACCAATGGCGAGAGTAACGATAGAAGCGTGGAAATGCGACGTGTGCGCGTGGACGTGGATACCGGAGAGCACGAGCGAACCGGCAAGGTGTCCGAGCCGGCAATGTAGATCGAGCCGATGGAACGCTGGCAAGATCGAGAGGCCGAAGCCGGAGAAAATGATTATCTTGAAACCGTGCGAGACGGAGAAGCCGAGAGCGCAAGAGATCGAGAGTCCGAAGCCGGCAGCGCGAGAGATACCAGCGCCGGCAGAACCCCGGAAGTTTACCATCTGCCCGAAGTGTGGAGCATTGAACGGAAATCATTTTAGGGGCTGCAAGTAGGGGCCTTGTACCTCTAGCGGCTTTGGGGCATAGTAGGGACATTGGAGGGAAACACCATGAAGCTATGCATCCACATCGAATATGGGAATGATGCTATGCAGTTCCACGAGGACGCCGCGCCGGTACTCCGCGAATGTGCAGACGCCCTAGAGGGTTGCAATTGGAGCGGCAAGAACGCAAAGCCACTCTACGACATCAACGGAAACCGCGTCGGAACTATGGAGATGATTGGCCGTGACAAAGCAAAAGCGCAAAGCCGTTGAGTCTCACATCTTCGACGGCATGAAGACGGCCGTCACAGAGCAAGCGCAAGCCGCAGTGGAGCACAACGCGGCAGAGCTAACGGCCCGTCTGATTGAAGACCGGCCAACCATCGACGCAAGGGCAGGGGAAATGGAACGCAACAGCCCCTTGTTTTTCGGAACCATTCACCCGACACTGTTCTAAGACCTTGGAGGGTCGAACCATGACAGCACAGAGCAAGAGAACCGAATCGTTACAGAACAAGCTCACCAGTCTTGGCGCTCGTCACCGCGCCATGACCACGGGCCCGGACAAAGGCCCACTGGACTGGTACGAACTGAACAGCCAAGTCGTGATAGTCCACCTGTACGCAAAGGGAGGCTATGAGGTTTACGCGCCAGTGGCAGGAGCCAGCTTGTCAGTACAAGAGACACTCGACGCGCTGGACAGGATAGCGGCCAGCAACCCGGCACCGCTGAGCGTGGACAGGCAGGACTACGCACACACAACCCAGGTAGTAAACCGCATCATTGACGAAGTCGCCGGCACGATCAGGACAAACGGAATACAGGAACTTGACCACGAACAGCGCGGCGGCATGAGCACCTACCTGTATGTAGTCGATTGTCTGGTAGCGACAGCCTACAACGCTTGCCGCGCCCTGCCAGGGTTCGCGCTGAGCTATGGCGAATTTCACACCAGGGCAACGGCAAAGCCGCAGCCCACAGCCGCAGACCGTGGAGCCGCAAGGGGAGTAATAGCGGAGATGGAGCACGGACCGGCCATGAGCGGCACAATGGAAGATGAAGTACGCTTGCCGAGCTATCAGCGGTACGCGGCCACGCACTGAGCGGCTTCCCAAACTTTGGAACGAATCGGCCTCATCTTCGGGTGGGGCCTTTCCTTTGTCCGGCAGCGGTGAGATATTGGGGATGCGGTCAAGGCCGCAGGAGGGTAACAGGATGTCCCAGGCAGCGTTAAGGAATCGAATCAGGATTGAGGAGCAGATAGTCGAGCGGTGTATAGCTGACCTGCTAGCGGCTGGTTACAGTCTCGGAGTGCATGACGGGGAAGAGATAACCATCCACCACAGCCAGGATGCCGCAGCGGTCAAAGCCGCAATGTTCACCACTGACGAGGCAAGACTATTCGTCTACAAGACAGACGGCCCGCAAGGTAAGCGCGACTGGTTTGGATGGGTGTTCTTTGTCTACGGTAATGATGGGTGGGACGTAATCAACGATCACACCTGCAACCTTGAGGACGCATTGAAGGGAGTAGACGAGTACGCCGAGACCTTCGAGCGGTAGACGGCAACCAGGCAGGGAATCGGCTCATCCTTCGGGATGGGCCTTTTCTTGCTCCAAACGGCCTCACCACTTGCCCCAGGACGCGCTGACAGGGAACCGGGCAGCCTACCCTATGGCAGAAACGCCCAAGGCCGCCAGCCCCGCGCCCCTGCCCGCTCCTCAGCCGCTCAGCCCCGTGCGCAAGGGGGTGGGGGTGCCTCAGCGACGCGACGCGACTAACCCAGCGAAAATAAACCGGCAAATCTTAAAAAGGAAAAAGATGTAGGCAGTTTGGTTTGTCAAGGTGTGCGAAAGAAAAGGGTGGGTGTGGTATTTTACAATGTAGGCAGAATGTAGTAAGGTGACGATGTAGGCAAAAAGGAGGAATCGAAAATGGCAAGAGATGGGGGGGTATTAAAAACAGAAACAGTAAATCCGATCAAACTAAACATCAAACAAATCAACGGACAAAGGCTTGAACGCTGGTGCCACTACTGGAACATCTCTTCTACTGACATTGATTTATTTGAAGTGAAGGACGGAAGGATTGAACAAGTAGCAGCAATAGGGAATATCGAGTCAATCGAAGAAGTAGCAAACATATAACACAACGACGCCCGCTGACGCGGGCTGGCGGTTTTCGGGAGTCGAAAATGTCTGAGCGATTAGTTTGGTTTGAGGTTCGGGAGAAAAGGCGGTTCCGCTGGCAGTGGTGGGGCTGGAAGAAGGTTGATGCCAAACCCGTGCCAGAAGATCAAGTCAGTTTTTTCATTCAGATTGCGATGGCTCCGTATGTGCTGCAAGGGGTCGAGTACAGGTTGAGGTCGGCGTGAGCGGTTTAGGGGAGGGTTAAAATGTGGAATCCGCTTTGCATTGTGTTCGGCCACCGTAAGGTGAGTTGGAAGACGGGATCAATTGATTTATTTGAAGTGAAGGACGGAAGGCACGGGAGCCGGACTGGAACGGTAGTTACCCACCAAAAGTGCATACGGCGGTTTTGCGGCTGGAGCCGGGAGTGGTGGAAAAGACTGCCAGCACAGATAGTAAAAGAAGAGTTGAGCGGTTTTGGATTCCAAATTTTGGGGGAATGATGGACGAAAAGGATACGATGGATGGCATCACCAAAGATTCTCCTAAGATCAAGGCACAGGGTCTTGTTTTTAGGAAGCACACAGATGAAAAAGGTCTTATCTCTTTGATCTGTTTTCGAAGTGATAACTCCTCTCATGAAAGCACCGATAGGGTGTTTCATGATTACAATTTACAATTTGGAGACGAGGAAAGTATTCCAGTGATGGCAGAGAAGTTGGCGAAATGGTATCGATCATTTGATGTGAAATGATTCCAAATTTTGGAATAGGGAGGAATTGATGCAGAAGTTCAAAATAAGAAGCACGGTCACATGGAACACTGGCGGGAAGAGATGCACAGCGTCCTGCTATCAGCGGACTGGGGTGGTCACGGAAGTTGTGGCTGCATGGAAGATTCCGACTACCTACACGGATGGAAAATACACGGTAGGATCACGGGACCACGAGTCCTATGTTGTAACAGTCGGAAGTCATAAATACTGGCCGCGAGTGAACAATTTGAGCGAGAAGGCGTAAGGAGGGTAGGATGAAGGCTCGATTGACACAAAAGAATTTGGTGTTCGGGATCTACCGCGGCGCGAAGGGGTCGTTGAATCCCGGCTTGGTATCTGGTTTGCCGGCCACTACATCTGGCCGTGGGAGCGGAAGCATGGAGAGCAAATGAAGAAGACTCAATTCACTGGCGGTCATAGTCCGCTAGTCAAACCGCAGGAAGAGGCAGGAGAACATGGCAACTGAGAAATTCGCAAACGAAGTAACGAAGTACGAGAACATCGCGCTTGAGCAATGGAACGATCTCAAGGCCGTTCTCTTGAAAGCCTTTCGACTTCCCATCCAGCAGAACCAAGCGAAGGTGCAGTGGGGCTCAACGGTTTACGAGTGGGATACCGGAGTGTTCGAGTGGGACTTCCACCAGAACGACAACCCGAACCCGGACAAGATTCCCAACACCTACTACCTCGAAATCCGCATCAAGCGGCGCCCGGCTGACCCGGCGGAGTTGGCAATCGAGAGCACGATTGCCACGTTCTTCAAGAAGGTCACCGACAAGCAAAAGCGCAAGGAGCCCTAATGCGTTGGGCCGTCTGCGTCAAGAACATCGAAGTCGGGAAGATGATGCTCATCACGCCGGATATGTCGGTGGATGTAGACGACCCGCGCCTCGGCGATGAGGTCCACATCGTTCCTGTCGTGGAGGACCAAAAAGACCCGGACTGGCTTTCATTCGGGGTCCACGATTTTGTTCGAGACTGCTACTGCCATCCGAAGATCCAAGAACAATGTTACGGCCGTACAATCATCTCGCACAGCGCAACGGTAAATTGATGGAACCTATAACCACTCACGAGCAGTTCATGCTTGCGGTCCAGAATCATTTGAAGGAGCGCGAGGGATGTCCTGTTATGGTTATCGTGCATTCTCCTACGGGCCTGGAGATGCAATTCAACTTCATGGACTATGCACTCCAGATGGGGATTCTCGACGTTGCCAAGATGTCAACAATGATCGCCTTTGAGCGACAGACGCGAGAAGGACTCAAGACCGGAGAAAATCAAATTATGGTGTCGAACATCAAGGACGCCATTGATTCTGAAAAGAAGAAGGTGAACTGAATGGCAAGTCTGAAACTGAAAACCGGAACGCCGGTTGAAGTGAAGAAGGGATTCGTTGATCTCAACGGACCATGCGTTGTGCTCTACGAAACTGTAAAGGGCAACTTGGTTGAGGAGCACATGGTGCTGGCCTATCATCTCCTACCAGGAGAAATCGTGAGACGTGCGGGGGATGGTGATTATGCCGTCGAATATTAAGTTCATTGACCGGCGCGGAGATAAGGAAAAAGCGCCAGCCTTGGTTGCCGAAGTGGTTCCCGAACCCGCAGCCGACAGGTCATCGTGGAAGAACGTCGGCTACATGATCTGTTTGATCCCGAGCAATGCTGGCCCAATCGTGGCCGGCAGAGCGGTTGGACTGAGGTCTGATGGGAAATGCTTCATCGGAGACTATTTTCTGTCGCAGATTTACCCCGAGCATTTTGACTGGACAGTTGAATCTCGAAAGCGGCTCGACACCTATCTTGGATGCGACTGTGCCGTAGGGATTCAATGTGCTGTCCACAAGACGTATGTGCCGCAGTGGATCAAGGCTGACACGCAGCGGCTTGAATTGATTGGGAGTTCTCCTGTACCCGAGGCAATCGAGGCAATGGTCAAGGGGCAAAGGTCAAGCATACTTAAACCCAGGTGACGGGCATGTACTTTGAAAGAAAGTTCAGGCTCTTAACCTATGGGCCGGAGATGAACAATACTCTCTCGAAGCCGATTGAAGAGGCTGAATGGCCGGAGATTCCGAGGCTGTTTGGGTACATGGCCGAAGTTTTGTGGAAAGCTGGTGGGGTTGGGCTGGCGGCTCCGCAGATAGGGTGCTTTAAGCAGTTCGTGTTGATTGCAAGGAGCCACGGATCGATAATTGGTTTGGTGAACCCGGAGATCACGCGATTGTACGGCAAGGAGATTGAGGGGAATGAGGGGTGTTTAAGTATGCCTCCGCCGGGAAATATGTGTAGGGTTCCACGACTTGAGATCGTCGATGTTGAAGCATCTCTTGCGGATACCCCGGATATACGCAAGAAGTTGACATTTCATGGTGGAATGGCAAGAATCGTTCAGCACGAACTCGATCATCTGACGGGAACATTCTTTATCGACCGTGTTCCAGAGCGACGAGGGAAAGAGGTTCTGGGGCGATTTCACAACTGGAAAGCAATGCGCAGGGCGCAAATAAGAAGAAGCGAGGAAAATGAGTATGTCGATGCCGGAGCTTTCGCCGCTAGTCGCGGCCAATCTCGTATGTCATGAGTGCGGAACCATTCTGAAGCCGAAGGTAGTGATGGGCCGCAAGGGACAGAAACAGGTTGTCGATCACCTGGAGTACGTTTGCAAGAACCCGAAGACCGGGTGTAACTACAAAGTGCAGTCAACCATCATGACCTCAATGGAAATGCTGGCGCTGCGTGATGACGGCAGTGAAGTGAGGATCGGAGAATGAACAGCATAATCTGGCTCTACATCATCGGCGGCTTTTTTGCGCTGCTCGGCGCCTGGACGTTCGTGAGAAAGGTTGTGTTCATCTCCCGGACTTTGTTTGGCACGATCAATGACCTTGCCAGCACGTTGAAAGATGCAACCGAGATAGCGCGGGCCTACCGCGAAGACCTTGCTATTCTTCGGCAGATGGCTCAGTCGGGACAAATTCCGAATCCTGGCGATGAGCCGGAATCGATTATTCCGCAGGCTCCAGCGGCTCCGGCCACAATGCCATCGCCGTATTGGGGCCGCTTCGCAACCAAGACCGAAGAGCCCGATGCGCCGGCTGAATCGGCTGGAGCGGTCGATGTAACCGCAACCGAAGAAGAACTTGTGGATCAGGAAAGAAACGAAGCCGCGGTGGACTTTGAGGTAACCGAAAGACAGAAGGCCGCAACTCGTGAAGCGGATCAGGCAAGGGTCAAGGAACTTGCGGACCTGGGCATCAACGCGAAGCCGGAGGACCAGTGAAGTCGAGCTACACAAAAGCTCTCTCCACTCGCAACATGCGCGACCCGCGTCATCTGATGCGGCTTGTGAAGTTCCGGGTTCTCACAGGAACCGATGTCGAACGCATAGCGGCTATTGCCAAGTCCGAAGGCGTGAGCAAGGAAACCATCAAGGCTTCCGTTCGCCAGATGGAGATGTATAGCGAACAGAACAAAACCTTCAATGTCGATTTGCGCATAAACGAATCGATTCTCAGGGTGATTCCAGCGTTTGAGAACAGCATGGCTGGGCTTCTTGCAGCGACAGAGTTGGTCGAGATTAACGATACCAAGACCGGGACGAAGAAGGTTGTCAAGCAGGACGACAAGACTACTCGCCTTGAAGCTAGCCGCATCGTGAAGGACATCATCGTTGCCAAGCAGCCGAAGGGGCCAATCGCGGAAATCAATGTCAATCAGACGAATCAGGTTGCGAATCTGAGCACAGCCGAGACAACAGAAGAGCGCATGGACCGCCTCAGAAAGAAAGCGGCTGAGGCCAACTTGCTTCCTGCTGAGGTCGCAGCGGTCCCTGGCTACCTTGACCGCGATGAAGAGCCGGACGATGAGGACGGGGATGAAGAAGAATAGCGCCTTCAAACTTCAAGCATCGGAAGTAGAACGAATCCGAGAGATGGTCCCAACCGTAGACGAGTTGAGGATCATCGACTTAATGAGGGATTACCGCTCTATACGCAAGAACTATTTTGGGAACAGCATCCCTCCAACTGAAGAGATTCTAATTCGGTTTCTCCCGCGCAATGAGATGGGCAGACTCAGCGGATCTAAGGATCGGGATACCGATGGATATTGCTCATGCGGGAAACATCATGGAACTCCGGTCCCGCAAACATTATCCTTGGTAGACGATCTTGATGTTAACCAGACAAGGATCACTCTCCTTCATGAAATGGCGCACATGAAGGTAAACACGAAGTTCGGCCGCGCCATGAAACATGGTAAGAATTTCAAAAAAGAACTGCGGCGGCTTATGGCGGCTGGCGCATTTGATGATTGGTTGTAATCATGTCGATCATTCGAGCCAATAAGTACCTCGGCGAGATCATTGAGATCCTCGACATGCACCGGCAGAAGTATCGGGCCGGGGACATCGGGGACGACGAAGCGAGAGCCTCGTTATCATCTGGCGACAACGAGTGGATTGACGGCGAGATGTACCATAGCCTGACCGACACGCGATATTTTCTATCCAACTACTACGCCATCCGAACCGAAGATAAAGGCTTCCAAGGTCTCTACCCATTCTTTGACAGCCAAGAGATTCTCTATGAGGAACTGCGGAAGCTGGAAAAGAAGAATGGCCGTGTACGGGCAATGGTTGCCAAGGCCCGACGCATGGGGTACACGACTTACATGGTTGGGGAATTCCTTCACAAGACAGTTATACGCTACAAGCACACCGACGCAATCATTGTGTCCCAGGACGAAAAGGGCGCGAAATACAACATGGGAATGTACGAATCGGCTTTCGACTTCCTGCCGTGGTGGATGAAGCCGAGAGTCAACCTGCATCAGACTGGAGCCCTCTATAACTTCGATGAACCGGATGAGAACTTACGAGCACGGCGCCCAGGATTGAAGAACTGGGTGTATGCCGACAACGCTAATCGACCTTCGGGCGTTGGCCGCGGTCAAGGATTCCGCTGCGGGATGTTGGATGAGTTGGCTTTCTGGAAGAATTCCTCTCAGCTTTCAAAGTCACTGTTGAGGACGTTTGTCGCCCGAGACGGTTTCTACGTGATGGGATCGACAGGAAACGGTCGTAACGATGCGTGGCACAACTTGTGGAGACGTGCCGAGGCGGGATCAATCGACTGGAATCCGATCTTCATTCCGTTCTATCGTAGGCCGAAAACCTACTCGCTTCCGATTCCGAAGGGAGAGGTCTTTGAACTGAGTCCCGAAGAGAAAGAAATGGTGGAGCAGGTTAAGCAAAAAGAGAACTTCACCATCTCAAAGGAAACGATCAACTGGATGCGGAAAACCAAAGAAGAATTCGTTGCAACGGACGGCGACGACATGCTCTTCTCTCAGGAATATCCGACCAACGCAGAAGATAGTTTCCAGAACGCGATTATTTCCGCGATCCCGAGAGGCATCATAAATCGCTACAGCAAGCGGACTGTACAGCCGGTATGGATTGGGGAAATTAGTTTCGACTTCGTAAAGTGGCTTCCCCATCTTTACATGAAGGAACTGAAGCCGGGAGAAGAAGCGCTCTATCCCGAAATAGAAAATCGGCTGCATCTTTGGGAAAAGCCGCAACCGGGAGAGAGATATTGCGTCGGTGTAGACGTAGCTCTTGGCCAGAAAGGCGGAGACTATTCTTCATGCACGGTGATGAAAATCAGCGCACGCGCACAATTAGACGCGCAGGTAGCGCAGTGGCATGGATACATGGACCCGCACAATCTGACGGACATCGTGCTTGCGTTAGGCTGGTACTACAACGAAGCTCTGATAGCCGTCGAAGTAAACTCGTTTGGTATGGCGACGAATACGCGGCTGATGCGCGACTACGAGTATGAGCAGATTTATCGGTTCAAGCGCATGGACCGCCTAAAGCATTTCATGACAGACATCGTTGGATTCTGGACTGATTACAAGTCGAAGAGGACGTTAATCTCCTTCTTCTCAAAGATGATGCTCGACGACCAAGTGCTCATTCGAGACAAGTACCTGATCGACGAATTGAGGGATTTCACCGAAGATGGAGCGGAAGGTGAAGGGGCACACGATGACCTGGTGATGAGCGCCATGATTGCTCTCTACTGCGGGCATGAAGGTGAATTTGAAGAGAGACGCCAGAGGCCGGCAGAGGCCGCAAAGGACAAAAACAATTACATCGTCTACAAGATGCAGGTGATGGATGGGATGCAGATTCCAGTGAAACTATTTCAGTCTGCATCTCCATTCGAGGCTGAAAAGTTCGCAAAGAAAAAAATCGGCTCTTACATCATCAACGAGCATGGAGCGATGGCGGATTTGGTTCTCAAGCGAAAGAATGAAAAGGGAGAGTTGGAGTCGGTCACAAAGCGCGTGCCAGCGGATTTTCAAAACACTGCGTACAGCCCAATTCACGATAGGCCGGGGACGCGGCAACGAATGTTTGATGAGGGGATTCCTGCCGAGATGATCGATTCAGAGAGCGCAGCGGAGTTCGATGCTCGGCAGGAAGACGAGGAATTAGTGAGCGATTCAGATTCATGGAAGTGGTCCTGATGGGATTCTAAATTTTGGAATGAGGGAGAAGAGAAATGCCAATCGTAAAACTGCGTTATGCCTGCCCTCAATGCGGGGCACAGATGCAAGCCGAGAACCGCCAACTGATATGCTCTGCGAACCGCGCCCATGCGTGGAACGACATTGCAACTTTTCAAAGTCTTAACCCGCAGGTGAAGTATGAAGAGGCGAAGCCCCCGGTCATAGTCCAGCCGAACCATGTTAAGGTGGAGGTAACCGTACCTCCAAAGGTAAAGCAGGGGCTTGAGGCCAAGTTCGGAAATACTGCATCCTCTACGATTGCCGGGGTGCTTGGGATGCTGGCTGAGGGGGAGATCCTGATTGTTCCCGAGTCGGACCTTCAGCGGATGAAAGAGCGGTTTGGCAAGAAGCCGGAGAGCTCGGCGGAATTGTTTGGTCTGCTGTACTCGCTTTCAATGGACCTCGAAACCGCAAACCTGATAGCGACCAATGCTCAGAAGGACGTTCAGGCATACGAGGGCCGCAATCCAAACTCCGTCCTGATTGACCTTGGGACAATGTATGGCCCAACGGTCGAGAAGGCCAAGGAAGCCAATGAGCCGCTGAAGCTATGGATCGAGCGAAACCTGAAGACTGCCATTGAAAATGCGTGGTTCTGAGATTTCCGTAGAAAACATGGCGGTTGAGAGATACGATTAAGACGACATGGCAGACTTTGAAGCTCCAATCCCGAAGACCCCGGAAGTAGTAGACCAGTACCTCGTGGACTACTACACAAAGATGGGGTCGTTCCTTGACGGCTGCTACGAGGAAGGTGTAGCCCGCCAAAAGACCACACCTGAACTGAAGGCAATGGACGAGGCTATCGACTACCTAGCTGGAATCCAGTGGCGAGAGAAACTCCCGAGCTACAGGCCGAAGCCGGTGTCGAATGAGGTTCTATCGAACTTTTGGGAGACGATAGGATTGCTCACCGACACGAGGCCCATCTTCCACATCTCAGAGGTCGGGATGCCAGGGAACTACTCGAAAACCTCCAAGATTCTAAACGCGATGGTCAAGGGTTGGGCTCGGAGAGACAAATTCAACCAGACGCTTGCATTCTGGACGATGTTCGGAATGTTCACGACTTCTCCGGCTGTCCTCTACTGGAATCGGTTTGCCAGAGGGACAAGCGGCGATGCGGCCGATGCCGATATTTCTATGAAGCATCTGAGCCCGAAGGCCCTGATGCGGCTTGGGCCTACCAGACCTCACGACATCGAAGAAGACGAGATGGTGATCTACCGTCATCGGGAGACCCTTGACTGGATCAAACGAGCCTACCCGAACATGGGAAAGCATGTTCGTCCAGACGAGGGGATAAGCCAGTACGGTGTCGAGCAGCAGGCTTCGCCACTCGTGATGCCACAATTATTCGAGCAGTTGGGTGCAGTTCAGAGACATCTCATAGGTGGCTCTGAGCAGTCAAGGGTGAGGAGTAGGTATCCAGAGGCGGAAGTCGTAGAGTTTTGGATGATCGATGACAGCACGAACGACAGCCAAAAGACAATTTGGATGGGACCGGGGGATGGAATAGGTCCAAATAGCGCACCTTGGGGATACTGGGTCAAGCCCGGAGAAAGGCTCTATCCGCGGGGCCGGCTGGTGATCCGCTCGAACAAGGTCACGCTCTACGATGAGCCAAACCCCTACTACCACCGCAAGAGGCCGTTTGTTTTGATGGGGCTCCACTCGGTTCCGTGGCAACAGTACGCCATGAACGTGTTGAAGCCGTGGATGGATACGAACGACGTTCTCAACCAGATCATGGCTGGACTCTTGCAGGCCACGAAGAGAGCGTTGAGCCCTGCTTTAATGGCGCCGAAGTCTGCTATTCACCCGGATGCTTTGAAAGCCATTGATGCCGGCAAACCGAACCTAAAAATCTCCTACAACTCAAACGCGGTTACAGGGCCGACCTGGCAGACACCGCCGAACATCGGCAACTACCCGATCCCGATCTACCAGGAACTCAAGCGTTCAATCAAGGAGAACTCGGGGACCGAAGCGGTCAACCAGGCTCTTGCGAAAAAGCAAGTTCCGGGCGGCGACACACTCGACAAGATTCAGTTCTCGAAGACTACTCCGATCCGCTTCAAGGCAGGAAACGTTGAAACAGGAGTCAATGAAATCGGAGAACTATGGACTGGGACAGCACTCCAATTCTACGACGCTGCAAGGCGCATGGAGAGCCTTGGGTTGGATGGATTGGTGAAAGAGGACATCGACGACAGACCGGGGAGCCTGATCCCTGAAGGAGTAAACTCGGAATCGTATGTTCGCAAGTTCGGCTTTGAATGTGAACAAGGATCTTTGTTCAACTTCCAGAGACAGGACCGGATACAAATTGCGGCCGGACTGAGAAAGAACAGAGACTTGAGCCGTAAGCAGTTCTTCAAAATCGCAATTCCTGATTGGAACGTGGATCAGAAAGAGAACGACGACGAACTCATGGAAGAGGCAAAGCAGGCTGCGATGGCGATGGCGGCATCTGGCGTGAAGCCGGGAGCGCATCATGGCAGCAAATGAGAAGTTCGAGAATGAAGACATTCCGCTGATTCTCGCCACGCTCAAGAGGGCACACGAGGTGAAGAAATATGCCCGTGTAACCGTTGATTTTAACAAGGACGGTGGGGTTGTTTCGGTGCAATTAGACATCAAGGATAAAGTGAAGTAGAAAATATTTTTATTTTCTTGTTGCAAAGAGCAAACGAAAAGGTTTATCACATTCACAGTGGGGCAAAGCAAGAGACACCGCAAAAGCGGATTGGACTCAGGCAGCCGTTAAGGATTCGTCCTTGGCGGCTTTTGTTTTGCACATGAGACCTCCGGTATCCATTCCGGGGATTGCACGTAGTACAGCGGCGTTTGGTCCGCAACCAGAACATCGGCGAAATAAAAACCAAGGCGAGAGCCCGGAAAGGAGACCAAAATGTTTGAACTGAAGCGCAAAGCGAAGCGTCATCCCGGCCGGTCCAAGAAGGCCCGCTAGTTAATCGCCGGGTAAAACCGGCATGAATCAAACGGGGCGGTTTTAGGACCGCCCCCAACACTTCCGAACTGAGGCTTTGAAATGGCAAAAGACGGAAAGGGAATGGCCGCACCCATTGCAGTAGGCGGTCACTATGATGCGACCTCGGCGCCGAAGTTACACAAGGGCGAGTTCGTACAAGTTGGAACTTTTATCGACGAAGGGGACATGACCACTGTTGAGCCCCGCGGCGTGAGTGTCAACGTGAAGACCGGCAAGACGCAGGTCGGAAACTCGGAATTCGCTTAATGCCTCCAATCGACAGACCGCCGATGTCACCGCAAGCCCAGGCTCAGATGGGGCCTCCCGGTGGTCCGGGTTTCGGACCAGCAATCGGGAATGCCCAGGAGCAGGTGGGCAAGAACCAAGTTGACTTGGCGGTTTCAACGGTCGAAAAGATTTTGATGGGCGTACCGGACGACACGTTCCGAACCTACGTGACGAGAGCTATGGCGATCCTGAAGACCGGAGCGGCCATGGCGCAGCAGAAGGGTCCGCAATCGCAGCCAGGGGGAGTAGGACAGCCTCCGGCGGCTGGAGCAGGCGCACCCCCCCCACAGCAACCACAGTTACCTCCAATGCCGGGGCAGATGCCCGGATAATCATTAACGCCCGTAGCCCGTAGCCTCGACGGAGCCCGCAAGGGAAGCGAGGAAGGACAGGGAGATGGCAGTCAAGACCTTTGAAGAGATTTACTCTGCGCTCAGTGCGCAAGAGAAGACGCTCATTGACAACCTTTTTGCAAAAGAACCAGAACTGAAGGGTGGGTGGCTTCGCCAAGACGACTACAGCCGCAAGCAGAACGAGTTGAAGTCGAAGGAAGCTGTATACGAGGAAGCCGTGGCGTACAAGGCAAAAACCGAGCCTTGGACGGAAATGGCCTACGACCGGATTCACAATCTGGAAGAGGCAGGCGTCATCGCTCCCGATGGAACAGTCCTTTGGACTGACCAGAAGGCACAACTCGAACAGCAACTTGAAGCAGCGAAAGCTCTTGGAGGAGACATGGACCCGAAGGTTTTGGATGATCTGGTTACCGCGAAGGTGAAGGAAATCGCCAAGAATGCCGGCGGTTTGACGAGAGAAGAAGCAACCGCACTCTACGCGAAAGAAAGCAAGGATCTTGTTGAAGCTGGATTCAAGGAGCGCGAAGCAAAGTTTAACGCGGAAACCATTCCGTTTGTGGCTGGATTCTCCGCAGGGGTCGCGGTACTGGCAAGCCGCTACGAGCAGGAAAGCGGCGAGAAGTGGACAGCGGAAAAGCAGAAAGAACTCTACAAGTTGATGAGCGACGAACAGAACTTCGACGCTTTCAAGGTTGAAGAGAAGTTTCTGGCACCGATCCGTGAGAAGAGCGCGGACAAGAAGAAGCGCGAAGCCGACATCGAGGCCGAAGTAAGCAAGCGGCTTGCGGATCGCGGAATGCCTGGTGGTGGCGGTGAGCGGTATATTCCTCAAGCCCCAGGCGGAGACGCTAGAGGTCTTTTGCAGAAGGCGTTGGAAGACAGCGCCGGAAGTAGCGACAAGGGTCCGGTTGATGTGCGCGACCTTGTGCAAGCAGGTGTTGTCGAGGGCGCGAGGGAATTGATAGAAGCAGGGAAAGTTTAGAGTTTTGCGGTTCTTTCAAAACCGTAACTGCAATCTGTAAGCGGGAAGCCTCGTGCGGAGCCCACTCGGGATTGGCAGGGATGAATCAGCAGGAAGCATTTTGCCGAACCTGTTGATGGATGAAGCGGCGCAAGCCGAGTTGTCAGCATCTCAGGCCCGAAGGGGCGGAATCGAGGCTTTAACGTGCTCACCTACAACGATCTCACGAGCAAAACGCAAGACAAGATTGTGCCGCGCATTGTGGACAATGTGTTCAAGAACTCTCCAGTCCTCACGCGGCTCAAGAACAAGAGGCGCTTCCAGTTTGAGGGCGGTCTTACGATCCGCCACAACATCATGTACGCGCCTCTGAAGGGCGGTTCGTATACACGCGGCCAAGCGTTCGATACCTCGGCAGTGCAAACGGACACCGCTCTCTACTTCAACATCAAGCAATACTACGTCAACGTCACTCTCTACGGTTCAGATCAGGTTTTGAACCGCGGGCCGGAAGCCGCTTTGAGCTTCATCGGCTCGAAGATGATTAACGCTTCCGGTACGATGGCGCAGTTGCTTGCAACCAATCTGTACGGCGACGGCGGCGTGAACGGTTCGACCTCATTGAACTCCACGACCGACCTCGACGGCGCGGCAGCGGCCATCAACATCCCAGCCAACTACCCAATCTATGGCGGTACCACCAGAACCGACATCGCATCTGCGGCAAACACAGGCATCAACGCCTACTATGCGGCCCCAACGGCTTTCTCGCTTGGCGCTGTGCAGACGGCGTTCGGCGCAAGCTGGTTTGGCCAAGAGAAGCCGGATATGCTGGTGACGACTCAGCCGGTCTGGGACGCGATGTGGAACAAGCTCCAACCGCAGCAACGTTTCAATGACGAGACATCCGACGTTCACATTGGATTCCGCTCGTTCTTCTGGAACGGAGGCCAGGTGGTTGTTGACCAGTACCTCAACGTACTCGGCGGCGCCTACCAGATGTACTTGTTCAACACCAACTACATCTTCCTCTACGTCTCGACGATTCCGAAGTACGCTTTTGGGTTCTCGGGGTGGAAGGAAGCGCAGAACACAGATGACGTGGCCGGCCAGTATTTCTATGACGGCAACCTCGTATTCGACGCACCGCGTCTGATGGGCAACCTGGCATTTAGCGCCCTGTAAAGAAAAGGAGAACGAAATGGGACTCTTCAGTGTAAGCAATCAGCTTCTTCAGATCGACACAGGCGTAGTTCGGACCTATCTTTATAACCCCACGCTCGGCTTTGCCCCGTGGAAGGGATTGGGCGAGAACCAGGTGCTCGGTCAACGGTACATCGCTTCAGTCAACGCAACCAGCGGCGTGAACACGGCTGTGTTAAACCCAAGCGGCGCTCCGGCGATCTTCATGCTTGTCCAGTACAAGTCCACCGGGAAGCCCGCGCCTGTAGCGGGACCGGCTCCGGTCTACTGGACGGACGAGACCTACACAACGGTCTCCGGCGTCGAATCGGAAGCCCTGCTTGGCCTCAACGGAGCGGCTGGCTACCTGATGCTGAACACCACCGACTACAGCGGCCTTACAGACGCGCTGTTGGAAGGGGCGTATTGCCTCATCCAAGTCGGCGGGTATCTTCAGAACGCTTGGGCGCCAACGTCTGGAACTCCAGGTGTCGGCAACCTGATTACGCCGCTGGCTGGAAACTGGGCATCGCAAAATGTTGTTGCAAGCGCAACGGCAGGCGGCGTGGCGTGCCGGTCGTTTGGAGTACAGGCAACCGTAATCACCACAACCCCCATCGCTGGCTTGTGCGATGTGCTCGTCAACTGCGACATCATCTAAGGGAGGCAAGCGATGGCGTACACAATCACGAAACTTGCCGACGGCGATCTGTCGCTCGGTAACCTGCGGGGCGAACTCGTCAACCTTCAACCAGCGTCGTCGGACTACCCAACCGGCGGATATCTCATCCAGGGCATTGGTGGGGCGACCGAAAGCACTGGCAATGTCGGAATGGACAAGGTTCTGGCTGTGCTACCTGTGGGTGGACAGCAGGGTTATGAACCTGTGTGGCAACCGGCAACCTCGAAGCTCGAAATGCTCTATAACGGATCTTCGGCTCCGGGTTCAAATGTTCAGGTTCCAGCCAGTACCGATCTGTCAGCCTTGACGTTTGAACTTCTTTTGCTTGGGTACTGACGGCCCTTCGCGGGGCAATCACCGGAAGGGCGGGGGACACTCTCTCTCGCCCTTCCGTTTTAGGAGGCAGTTATGGTTTACGGTGATGATGACCGCAAAGATCACAAGGATGACCGAAAGGATAGCGGCATCCGGGGCGGGTTGAAAGCCGCTGGCAAAAGCCTTATGTCTAGCGGCCAAGACGAATTGGACCGTGCGGCCAGTGAGCGAATCACTCCGGTATCAATGAAGCGTGGCGGCAAGGTTCGGAAGGCGAAGCGCAAAGGGAAGAGACAAGCAAAGCCGAGGGACTAATGGCGACGAAAAGAAACAGGCCGGTTGTCATCGTTGCCCATGAGAACGAACGGGTGATACCGGCGAACAAGCGCAAGAAGGTTGAAAGGTTGATGAAGCGGTCGGGAATGAATCTGACCGACAAAACCAGGCGTGAAGGGAGAGAGTGATGGCAATATCCAGAGACAAGAAGGGCAACTGGGAGGCCGACAAGAAGAGCGGTGGTCCTCCGAAGTGGTTATCAGTTGTCAGCCCGATTTCTAATCTTGCCAGGTTGAAAAAGGGCGGCAAGGTTCGCTCCAAAAAGAAGCGGATGAAAGCGAGGTCGTAATGGCGTCGAGAGAAATCAAACCAGCTTTCAGTGAAAAGATGCGCAAGACCGTGCGCGGCGGGGCGCCCAAGGGCAAGGTTAAGGCCGCACTAACGCCTCCGAAAGAAGAGCGGCCAAAGAAGGACACCCGGAAGGTCAAGCGGGCTCTCGCAAGCGGCCGGTAATTCCAAAATTTGGAGTAGACAATGCCGGTTATCTTTAGCTCGCCCCTCTTTCCCTTCCAAGTTGGGAGTTCACCATATAATCAGTCATTTTCAACACAGCTAAATTTCGGCAGTATGCTTCGTGAAGTCACGAACTGGAATCCCAACGTAGACTCCGAAGTAGCCGGCCGAATGATTAACAACCGAATGCGGCAGATCATCGACCGGAGATCCTGGTACGCAACCAAAGTCCGCGGCGTAGCCTCAGTGCCAAACATCCAAGTTGGGGGAACCTGTACAGTAACCTACAAAAGCAACACAGTGCAGGGAATCGGAACTGCATGGACTCCGACTCTTGTCGGGCTCCAGTTCCGGCAGACGTTCACTCAGCCCTATCAGACAATCACGGCGGTTGACGCAACAGCACAGACGCTTCAACTGGACACGCCGTACCCCGGCCCCGCGTTCAGTGGGGCATTCTACATCGTTTGCGCCTATTTGACATTTGGAGGAAACGTCAAGCGTCTTCTTCATGCCAGTAATCAACTCTTCGGATGGCCAATGGAGATCGGAGTAAAACAGGAAGAACTTAACGCAAAAGATCAATGGAGAGCGTCTATGGGTTGGGCAACCACGATGGCAACTCTCCCCCCAACTTCAGACGGGCAGTTCCAAGTAGAAGTGTGGCCAACCCCGTATGCGGCACAAACGTTCCCGTTTGAAGCCTACACAGAGCCGCCGAATATGGTTCTCGATGGAGACTCCCCGCAGGCTTGGATCAGGTCTGACGTTCTTGTTACTGGGGCGATTGCAGACGCACTTCTTTACAGGCCAAAACAGAACTCCTACTACGACGTGGCATCAGCAATTCAGATTGCAGCCGGCAAAGCCGCTCAGTTCGAGAAAGACCTTGAGCAGATGGAAAACGCCGATGAAGGGCTTGAGCAGCAGGCAGTCCAGTGGGACTATAACGCTGAGTGTCAAGAGAGCAGCGACTTCAGCCTTTGGGGGCAGATGCACCGATAGCGGTTTTTGATTGAAGCCAGCCTGCCTGACAGCGCATAATGATTTTCAAGGGGACGTAGAATGTTCAAAGGGAATTGGCCGTTTGGCGAACGACAGGATTCATTCTGCGCGAATCCCCACTGCCGCTGGCATACGGAAGTAAAAGGCGGGAGCTTCTTCCAATCTGATCGGTATCGCGGGATGGTATGTGAAGATTGCTTTAACGGCTTCGGGCCGCGTTTGCCGAATCAAGCCAAGAGCGCGTTTGATTTCGTGACGAGCACTATCACCGGCAAGCCGATTCGAGTCAAGAGTATGCAGCACCTTCAGCGGCTTGAGAAAGAGCACGGATGTTCGAGCGTAGTCCTGAACTGTGATCGGTCGAACTGGGATACACCGAAGAGTCCGAGAGAGAACTGGCAGCAACCGCCGAGAGAGATTTTACCTCACGGCGTCACAGTAGGGGAGGCAAGGCGATGAAGAAACAGTCGAAGGAAATGGAAGCGGTGCGGCAGAGGCGGTATCCGAATGACGTTCTTGGGATGTCGAACTCGATTCCGCGGGATACGGAGTTCGACTTAAAGCCGGCGCCAAGCAGAACTCACTGCGGCTTTGACGAGTGCGCGTTCGAGTCACCGAAGCCAGGTAACGCGATGTGGGAGGAGAAGAACAGGCCATGATTAGAACCTGGGGATTTCAAACGCTTACCGGAAGTGCGCAACCGTGGTTTGGAGATAAACTGTCTGCGGCCTTCAGTAATCTCAAGCAGCCGAACGGATTCTACTTTGTGGCGGTTGCCAATGCGGCCCTGTATCAAAACGGGGACCGGATCATTCTCGGAGCCGGCGGATCGGCGGCGACAAACTGCCTGCTTGTCGGAGGAGTCAACACCACCACAAATATCCTGTCTTGTACGTCCGAAGGTGACGCTCTGGTATCGGCATGGCCCATCAACACTCCACTTGCGCTCGACATTGCCTGCTATGGAATTATGATTCAGGCGGCTTTGGCAAACGCTGGTCCGGTCTACCTTGGTGCTGATTCTACTGTCACAAATGCTGGAGCGGGGTCAGCGTTCTATGAACTTTACAACGTGGCCACTGCTCAACCTAATGCGTGGAGTCTCTTTAAGCACGACGGCCAGAATCCTCTCCGCACTACAGAGGGCTGGATTGCAGGAACTTCGGGGCAGAAGTTTGCGGTAGCGGCGTTTATCAACTGATTCCAAAATTTGGAGTGACCAATGGCAACGCGACTAGATGCGACATTTGAAGCTAACAGTAAGAGGATGAACCGAAACTCTACTCGGATGTCCTCAGATACCGCATACAACAAAGGGAAGCCCGCAACCGAAGCTCGATTTACCAGACTGGAGCAATTGAAAAGATTGCCGCGAGGGAAGGCTGCAAGTGAAACGTGGCGCCCATCTAAGCGCAGCAAAGACAGCGGGAGGTAGCCGTGGTTGAAGTTCCTAAGTATACGGACTTCAGCGACCGCTCAGAGTGGAATAAGCCAAACAGCCCTGCATGGGTCTGTCCAACCCAAGACGGCAAGACACTGAAGCCTGTAATCCGATGCAACTGCGGTCAGTGGTCTGGACTTGGCCTCCATCACGTTCACGCCGACGGGACCGTGACGGCATCTTTCTATCACAAAAAAGGAACAAACTACGCAATTGGGGAAGACCCTAACGGCTGCGAGTGGCATGTCTGGTTGAAATTGCTAGACTACGAAGGCGGCGACTTTCCTCCAAGTGCGTAGTCTAAGGTGAATCATGGCACTACTGACGCTGGCGGACCTCAAAACCGATGTTTGCGGCAGAATCGAAGAAGATCCTAGTTCTCCCGTTTTCTGGAACCTGACCGGCGAGGTCTATCCGGCTATGGTGGACGGGATCTTCGAGGCGTCTCTGATTACGGGCGTGGTGCAGCTTACAGGGGTGCAGGTAACGCTGGCGGCTAACCGGACATGGTTTCCCCTGCAAGCCTGTGTCGGCGGCTTAGGGAGCCTACCAGGGGGCGTTGTAGAGGGCATTGTGGCGCCGTTGAGGATGAAGGCGCCCTACGGGATCAGGAAAACGAGCCTGAAGAGCTTAGACGACATGAATCCCGGCTGGCAGAAGGAAGCGGCGGGTACGCAGATCATCAGTTGGTTCCCTCTCGGAGTCAGCGGTTTTGGCATCTACCCGCAGTTGAAAGCGGGGCAGAATGTGGTCATGGACTTCCTCTACAGCCCGATCAACGCGGCGCGGCCGTACACAGGCAACGAGACCATCCCTCTCCAGCAGGAATTCAGCGACCTACTGAGCAAGTACGCGGCGGCTCAACTCAGGGCTAAAGAGGCCGGCGCCGAGGCTGAGGAAGCCGATACGGTCTTCCAAGAGTACCTCTCTGAGACGAAGGATTTGAGCCTCTTCCAACAACGGATAGACAGCCTGGTTTATAGTTCGGCGTATGGCGGCAGGAGCCAGGTGAACCCAAGGACGGCGGTGTAATGGCTGCTCCAGTAGTAGGTGCCGGTTATCTTCGAGTCATAGACCGCTTGCAGGACACGAGCCTTGCTCTGTTCGAGCCGGTAGTCAACCTCCAGTTCCCGGTTACGATAGCCGCTGGAGTCCAGACAATCGGAGTTGGCGATCCGTCCATTTATGACGGATGCCTATTGGTCGCCGGCGTTACTGGGGGGAATCTTGAGGTCATCACGGTAACAGCTTCCACAGTAAATTCCTTCACGGCGACCTTCGCCAACGCTCACGCGGCCGGCGAATGGATCAACGGCGCCACGTTCCCGGTACGGTATCCAACGGACCCTCTTTTTACCCAGGCGGAGATGCTGGCGTATATCAGCAGCGCAACGGATGATTTTCTAACTGACGTTCCTCTAGCCTACAACCTTGCAGATTTGACGGTGAGCCCGACGCAACAGAACACGCCGCTGCCGGTGGATTCGCTGTTCCCTGTGAGGATTGCATACGAGTCCTACCCGCTGAGGGAGACGAGCCAGAGCAACCTCGACAGCATGTTCTACGGCTGGACTCAGGCTCCACTCGACAAGCCGCGAGTGTACTTCAGGGACAAGATCCCGATTCAGAATGTTGGCATCTGGCCGCGGATGGGGAACACCGTTCCGTTGGAATGTGTCTACGCACAGCGGCAGACGCAGACGATGGGATGGGGGGACGGTTTCCTGGTGCCCGATCCATTCACGGTTGCGATCCTGCAAAGAACGCTGTCGTTTGCCTATAGCAAAGACGGCGAGGCCCGTCAACCTGGGCTGGCGAAGTATTGGGCATCGCGCTACCAAATGTCAGTCAAGATCGCCAAAATGATTTTGGATGTGGTCAACGATCCCCAGATGCAGTAGCCGAAAATACCCAAAAAGGAGGCCCGGTGGGTAACCGGGCCTTGGAGGATAGGGATGCAACTAAAAGATATGGGCGGTGTAACGCCCCTATGCACAAAACAATCGTATCACACCTCCACAATTTCCGAAAATAGTAGTTGACAGGTACAAGACTGTCCAGTACAGTCAGCATCATGTTTGCTAAAGTGTTCTTCCAAATCTTTGAATCATCGATCTCTGATGATTACTTGGTCCGCCATGTGTTTATGGACTTGCTCGTACTCTCTGACGAAGATGGCGTCGTCGATAAAACCTCGAAAGCAATATCCCGCATTACCAACGTACCCTTGGAAGTCATAGAGATGGCGGTTGCCAAACTATGCGCTCCAGATCCACAAAGTCGAACTCCAGACCATGACGGCCGGCGGCTCGTCTTGATTGACGAGAATAGGGATTGGGGATGGAAAATTGTCAACTATCTGAAATATCGTCAGATACGAGACGAAGAGGCCAGGAGAATCTCCAATCGGTCCTACAAACGAGACCAGCGAGCAAAAGAAAAGGCCGAAGCGTTACAGTCGTGACATTCAGCATTACGTCCAGTACACGTTGCTGACTGTCCAGTACAGTCGGCGGATGTCAGCACAGGAAGAAGCAGAGGAAGAAGCAGAGGGAGATATAGAATCAGAAGAAGAAAATCCCCCGCAAGGCCGCTACGAAGTAGCGAGACTTGCAAGCTCAGCGCAGCGTAAAAGCCAGTATAGTGAAATACGCGAGACACATTAGGAAAAACGGAGGGAAGAAATGAAGGTCCGGGTGATAAACAAGTTCAGCAACAACTACGACAAGGTTGGAATCGCGGACGTAGCCGCATGGGATCGAGACGATTTCTGGATTCCTGTAACCATCAACGGGGAAAGACACTTGGTTGCCAAGAGGGATTTGGTGGAAGCGTAGCCATTCCAAATTTTTGAATTTGCTACCCTCTTGACGAAAACTGCCAACGTGGTACGCTTGTCAGGTGAAGGGGAATAAATGGCGGCTGTCACGAAGAGTCAAAGACGGGTTCTCGACTTCATCAAGGAGTTCATCGAGAAGAGGCAATACTCTCCATCGTTTCAGGAAATCGCGGATGGGCTCGGGCTGAAATCATTAGCAACGGTTTTCAAGCACGTTGGGCACCTGAAGAAGAAGGGGCTGTTGAAGGATTCTTTCAATCGTTCGCGGTCTTTGGAGATCGTGGAGCCGGGATCTTTAGAGGCTCGGTTTGTTCTTAATGCTACCCACTCGCATCTTTGGGACAATGTTGAGAAGTGCTGGTGGGTGAGGGAGAAGCGGTGATGAAGAAAATCGATGTGACAGAAGAGCGAGAACTGAAGTGGCCGGATGGTTGTGACCGCACGCGGATTCAGGATCGCAAGGGTCAACCGGCATGGAAGAAGAACTTGGCGCAGTACAAGGATGCGCTAGTGACGGAATTGGGAAGGCTAGGCGCAACCTCTGTTCTGGTTTGCCGCGGCCCGAATGAGCGACTGGACCCCGGCGTAGCTGTATGGTTCTCAATGGCAACGGCCGACTTTGGTTGGCAGCAAGGATTAGGCATTGACAATCCCGCCCCGCGCTTGGAGGAGATTGACGCTGCCTTCCGTGAAAAAACGCGCTCTTGTCATCCTGACCGGCCTGACGGTGGGGACAGTGAACTATTTAAGCGGCTCGTGGACTGGCGCCAACAGGCAAAGGCTTGGGTGATGGGTACTCACGACCAGAAGCATGACTACGTGATGGCGATTGACCAGTACACGGAGCAGCGGCTTAATCTGTGCGCCCTGCGTCTGGCCTTCAGTTATATTCGTGGGCTCAAGCGCGTGGGGGCGCCGGCGATTGTGACGCAGACCCTTGGAGCGTTCCGGGCGAAGTTGACAGGAGGTTCCAGTGCCGCAGCTACAGCTTGAAGGCCGTGTTGACGATCCCTATCAGACCATCGAATCTCTGACGGAAGAACTGAGCCAAAGGGACGCAGAGTTACGTGCCGAGCGCAGAAAGAACGCTGGAGTTGAAGCGGGAGTCCGTGACCTGAGAGGGATCCTCGGGCCTCTTTACAAGGCTCTGCGGCTTGTGTTTGGCGAGATCGAGGCGATGGGCGTTACAGATGGTGCGAATGGGGCGGCAAGTCCGCGAAACAGCGCCGCGTGGGAGCAGTGGAAGCAGCGGCTTGGCGGAGCGACGGCACGGGCAATCGATGCGCTGATGGTGCATGGAGAGATGAATCAGACCCAACTCCGCATCATTCTTGGATGCGCTACGCGGACTGTTACGAATGTAGTGGCTGCGTTGAACCAGGCGAAGCTCATTGATAAGAACGGCGGAAAAATCAGCCTCAAGCAACTGTGATTCCAAATTTTGGAGAGAGTAAGAATGTCGCGCACCCCGGTTCTCATCATTTCCGATAACCCAAACGGATCAACGGGTTTGGGCATGATTGCGCGAGAGATCGCAACCCGCGTTCAAAAGCACCTGTCTGACGTGTGCTATGTCGGAGTAGCGGGATACGGCGGGGATAACGAGAACAAATTGCCTTTTCCTGTCTACCCATTTAGCGAATTGAGGAACTTGACAATCCCATCCTTACCGTGGATTTGGAGGCAGTTCGCCGGCGAACGCAAGGGAATCATCATGACGATCTGGAACATTGCATGGCTTCCTTGGTTTGCGAACCCTGAAAATCTTCAAGTGAAAGACCGCAAAGACTTAAAACTCAAAGACTTTCTGATGTCAGAAAAGTTCAAGCTCTGGTCCTACGTTCCGGTTGATTCCGTGGGTCCGAACGATAGGCTATCGGTGCATGAAGAGAGGATTCTGAAGGGACTGAACAGGGTTCTGGCATACACGAAGTTCGGAGCCGACGCGATTGACCGAACTCTTGGAAATGATTTAGGGACGACTCCGCACATCTCGCACGGAACGGACCCGTCGATCTTCTATCCGCGGGACCGCAAGGAAGCCCGGAAGACGCTTTTGAGCCGCATTGGAAGGGGGAACGGCGTTGTATCCGACGACATCATCCTCGTAGGTATTTTTGCCACAAACACTCCTCGAAAAGATTGGGCGTTGGGGATTGAAATCTGCGGGCGATTGGTCGAGAAGGGCTATAACATTGGCTTGTTGATTCACGTCAATGCTATGCAGGGGAACTGGAACCTCACAGAGTTGTGCTTAGGTTTTGGTTTACAGGGCAGGACGATTGAATCAACACGGCCGCTAGACCGCGAAGACGTTGCGTGGCTCTATGCGGCTTGCGATGTGACATTGGGCATCGGCTCTGGAGAGGGATGGGGTCTGCCTCTCTCGGAGAGCATGGCGATGGGGGTTCCGGTTGTGCATGGCCGGTATGCGGGCGGGACCGGGTTCATGCCTGAAGAGTGGACCGTGGAACCCTGCGGGTGGAGATACGAAGGGCCGTTCTCGAACAAGCGGCCAGTGTTCAATCCCGACGACTGGGCAGAGGTTGTAGGAAAAATCATGATTCCAAACAACAATCCTCGCACATCGTTTCTCGGAAAAGAGTTGATGTGGAACGTGGTTTGGTCACAGTTTGAGAGGTGGATCAGGGATGGGCTCAATGGATAGAAACTTCGAGTCTCTTTGGGAGCCAATTGCAGGCATCAAAGGAGAATACGCCATCTCCAAGGAATCCTTGCGCTACGTGCATTCCAAAGCAGCCATCCCTCTCAATCCGGTGTTTTTGGAAATAGGCGTCTGTCATGGACGGACCTTGGCTTTTCTTAGTCAGTGGGCCGCGTCTGTCAGCGGACGAGCCTACGGAATAGATAACTTCCTTATGGTGGAGGGAAGCCTTGAAGGGGTATTTGTAGAGTTCGAGTCAAGAAAATTGACGAACTGGATAGTCATTGCGTCCGACACGCAGACGGCCCATTGGCGCTTGCCTATTGATCTTCTTATTGTCGATGGTGGTCACGCCGAAGAAGTTGTTTCAAGAGATATTGAAAAATATCTTCCATTTGTGAAATTCGGTGGGTATGTGTTTTTCCATGATTATGACGACCCTTACACGCGGGACAGTTGCCATTGGGCGATACGGTACTATGCGGATCAAGCCTGCAAAAAATGGGAAGATTTAGGCGCCAGAGTCGAGGGCCTGAAAGGATGGAGAAAGCCATGATTCCAATTCCTTATTATCCGAAGTTCTATCGTGTTCCGCTCCGCTTGGCCGATGTCCCTACGGCTTGGGGTCCGAACGAGTCTATCCTCATGGATATGATTCAGCGGTTCGATATTCCCACAAACAGAGCCCTTGAGTTTGGGGTGGACTATGGGTATTCCGCGTCGGCGCTGGCAAACTACTTCGATGAAGTAATCGCTGTAGACCACTTCCAGGGAGATCCGCAGACCGGGGAACGGGACAACTTGTATGAGCAGGCTTTGAAGGCCCTTCAGAACTTTCCTAACATTCGTTTGGTCTGCCAAGACTATCGAGAGTTCATTAAGGTCGATAAAGACGAATACGGACTTATCCATGTAGACATGTTCCACGATTACGAATGTACCTACGGTGCCGGCCGGTGGGCCGCAGATCATGCCAGGGTAGTGATCTTCCACGATACTGAAGGGTGGGTAGAAGTGAAGGACGCGGCAGGGAAGATTTCTGAGGAGACAGGGATGAAGTTCTACAACTACGCCGTGAACTTTGGTCTCGGAATTCTAGTGAGGCAATAATGCACCCCTCGGCGCTGAAGAGCGGAAAGCAGTTTTTCGAGAAGTACGCCATCCGCGGCTCTATCGTGGAGATCGGAAGTTGCGTGGTCGGTGGGGGGAGCCTTCGGGATGTTTCTCCCGCCGGCTGTAAATATCTTGGCTTGGATATATGTGAAGGCCCTGGGGTAGACGTGGCGATGCCAGACCCGTACAGCTTTCCTATTCTTGACGGCTGTGCGGATTGTGTGGTTTGCTCCTCGGTTTTTGAGCATGTTGAGTTCTTTTGGCTGACCTTCTTGGAAATGGTCAGGGTCGTTAAAGTCGGGGGATTGATCTACGCGAACGCCCCAAGTAACGGCATAGTTCACGGTTACCCTGTAGACTGTTGGAGGTTTTACCCTGATGCTGGACAGGCTTTGGCAAAATGGGCATTGAGGAGTGGTCTTCCGGTCGAAGTGGTGGAAACGTGGATAGGTCCGCCCGACGGGGCAGATTCCGCAAGGTGGGAAGACTGGGTGTGCGTGTGGAGGAAACTGTGATGGAAAACATTCTAGTAACGGGCGGCGCGGGGTTCATCGGGAGCCATTTGACGGACTACCTGCTCAACCAAGAACACAATGTTGTAGTCCTCGACGACCTCAGCGGAGGGTTCAAGAAGAATCTCGAATTTCTACTTTCCGGCAAGTCGTCTGACGAGCCAATTGTGAGGAGGGACTGCATTTTTGTTAAAGGGTCCATCCTCGACGTTCCGCTGGTGGACAAGTTGTTCGACCAGTATCGTTTTTCTCGTGTCTACCATCTTGCAGCATACGCAGCGGAGGGGCTTTCTCACTTTATCAAGCGGTTCAACTACCAGAACAATCTTATCGGTTCGGTGAACCTCATCAACGCGGCCGTAAAATACGGGACGGAATGTTTTGTGTTCACTTCTTCAATGGCCGTGTACGGGTCGGCCCAAGTTCCATTTGATGAAAGCATGAGGCCGGCGCCGGAGGACTCCTACGGAATTGCCAAGTATGCGGTAGAGCAGGAATTGGCAATCAGCAAAGATGTGTTCGGATTGGACTATGTGATATTCCGTCCGCACAACGTAATTGGAGAGAGGCAGAATATCGGCGACCCCTACCGAAACGTAGTCGGAATTTTCATGAATAAAACTCTCTTAGGGGAGCCCATGACCATCTTTGGCGACGGAGAGCAGGCCCGAGCTTTCAGTTACATCGGGGACATCGTTCCCACGATTGCGGACTCCCCCTCTATTTCGGCGGCAAGGGGGAATATCTTCAACATTGGCGGAGACACGCCCTGCACCATCAATGAACTGGCGAATCTTGTTGCGGAGGCTATGGGTGTTGAAAAGAAAGTGGTTCACCTGGAAGAGAGGCATGAGGTAAAGTACGCCTACTGCAATCATGACCGAGCCGCCGAAACATTCAACTATGCGCCGCGAACATCGTTGCGCGATGGGATCTCTCTGATGGCGGAGTGGGTTAAGAGGCATGGTTCGCGGCGGGGAAAGGATTTTGACGGCATTGAAATTACAAAGAATTTACCGACTTTCTGGAGGAGATAGGGATGGAAATACTGCAAATGTCAGATAGGCCGCTAAGTAGTCGTATGCTGCTTGGAAGACCATCTGCGCGTTGGTTGGGTCAGTCAGAAAAAACCGGGGAAGGCTGGGGGTATCAGTCATGCTGGTTCTCGCATGATGTAACGGCCGCTAACAGGTATCCCATCTGCGAAGTGTATGACACTCCCATGATGGAGGCGTACCAAAAGTGCTTTGAAGCGTCGTTTCGGGAGGGCTGTGAATTCGTTGGAATGATCCACGATGACCTCTCGATTTATGAAATGGGATGGGACTTGCGCGTTCTGGAAGAATTCGAAGATCCCGAGGTCGGAGCGGTGGGATTCTTTGGGGCGTTCTCTCATTGCCAGCCGCAACTTTATGATGAGCCATGCAAGCCGGTGAACTTTACTCGCTCTGGGGTGGTTTCCAACCTGCGCCGCGACGCTCATTTTTGTGGGGAGAGGTACACGGGGTCGTGTGATGTGGCGGTGTTCGATGGACTGGCCTTGTTCATCCGGCGAGACGCATTAGTTAAGATCAACGGTTGGCCGGTTGGTACTGCAATTCAATACTGGGCGTATGATTATTGGCTGTCTATGGAGCTTCGACGTATAGGGTATCGCCTGCGCGTGGTTGGAATCGATTGCGACCATTGGAGCGGAAAGGGAATGCCGATCGCTAAACAACTGGCCGAAGCTGTCGGTAAAATCAACCCCTGCGGCGATGAGGCACACATTCTCGCTCATCAGTATCTCTACGACCTCTACAAAGGAACAGGCGTTATTCCGTACACGGTTGTGGACCAACATCGAAAGGAGAAATCTCTTGGATAATCAGGACTACGCAATCTTTTGCCCAGTAGTCAATCGATTTGACTTACTTGACGCGGCGGTAGCCAGCACTGCGCCATACAACATGACCGTCATCGACAACTCGAACGGGAAGTTAGGTGACCGCTACAAGGGCGCCGAGCATGTCACTGTCTATATTCCGTCGGTTCCTCTTACGTTTCAACAGACCTCAAATCTTGAATGTTGGTTGGCGAAACAGCGTGGTGCGAAGTATTACGTTCACATGCACTCTGATGCTCAGTTCCCGACAGAGCGCATTGGCGAACTACTGGATATTGCACGCAGGGCCGATGGAAAGCGGTGGCTGGTAATCTTCACGCTCTATGACATTCTCTGCGTCTACAATGTCGCCGCGATGGAAGACCTGGGGGGCTATGACGCGCATCTCTTCCATCTTTACCACGGGGACAACGATCTTTGGCGAAGGGCGAAACTTTCCGGGTATGAGCGCATCGAGGCCGGTGGGGAAGGCATCATTCACAATGGAGGAGGGTCGGCAACAATCAACTCCGATTCGCGTTGGAAAATCTGCAACGACAATCAATTTCCGTTATCGGCGGAAATTTTCAGGCGCAAGTGGGGAGGCAATCCCGAGCATGAGACTTACACTGCTCCCTTCAACCGGCCAGACGTATTTACCGACATGAAGCCTGTCATCCCATAGGGTTCCAAAATTTGGAGTGGACGTTGAATCTTCAGAGAATGACAAACCGGGATCTATGGAACGAATGGACTGAAGCCCTGGAGTCCGCGGCATTGGATGAGAGCAACGACTCCGCGAAGCGCCGGGAAGAGCAGTGCTTGAACGAGATCATCAGACGGATGCAGGAAGCGTCCACGAGGCCGCTGGTGCGGCAGGAGGCATGATGGGAAATGAAGTCATTGTCGAAGAGCACGAGAACATACGGCCTACGTGGAAGGTGTCCTGTAATATCGGGACATTGTTGTTTACTGGATGGAAAAAGGGGTGCGCTCAGTTACAATGGACTCCGCCTGATGATATTCATTGCTTGCAGTGTTACGTGAATTTCTCTCCGGCGCCGAAAATGTGGAGGATTGTCGAAATTCTGAATCGCTTTATACGCCAAGAGTCGCACAGAGAAGACATCGTGGTAAAGGCTCAGGAGGTGCAGGCGTGAGTCGTGAAGTTATAGTCCGCGACGAGTTCTATCGGTTAGGGAAAGAGGTTCGGCAACGCCGATGGATAGGCGGTGTGCTGATATTTGATATTGGTTCTCCGGTTGTCGCCGTGGACTGCTGGAACCTCCAGAGCGCGTGGACTACTCTTGTGAAGCTGCCAGCCGCTCTTATGAAAGAGGGACCAAAGTCCCTGATGATTAAGAAATCTGTAGCATCTACGGCTTAGACAGCGGTACGATACACCTATGCCGGACGCTGTTTACAAAGAGTACCCTCTCATCTTCCAAAGCAAGGGAATCTTCGCCCGCCAGGTCGATGACCTTGTGGACCCGCAAGGGCTTTTGAATGAGGATAATGTTGAGGAGTTGGCAGAAGGCGCTTATGCTCAAAAATTGGGCAGTGTCCTCGTAAACGCCCAGGGGACCATCGGCCAGCCGGTCTACCCGTTATCGGGGAAAGTGGTCAGCCTATCCAAATTAGGCCAGTTGGCGGGGGCATACGCAAGATATGCGGTTACGGCAGACGGGGCTCTCTGGCGCAGATCGTTGCTTTCGGCGGGGCAGTTCACAAAGATTTCTACATCCTTCAGCGGGAGCCCTTGCTCGATTCAGTCTTACTGCAACACGGATTTTACCTCAGTATCGACGGAATTTTTTGCAGACGCCGCAGGGATGTTCAAGGACGACGGAACCTTTGCGGCTCCACAGCAGATGGGCATCTTCCAGCCCCAGTTTCCAGTGCAGGCGCAGGCGCAGCCGCCCTCATCCGTGATACTTGACAACTATGTGACCTCGGCGGGGAGCTATTCATACACCGGGATCTCTGGAGGAACCAACGCAGGATACGTGAATACGACGATCCCTGCTGGAGTTCCCGCCGCAGGGCTTCAATCGGTAACGGTGGTCGATCCTACGCAGCCGGGCCTATTCCAGCTTTTGACTGTTGACTCAGGCGGAAATGCGGAGACGGTCCTTGTCCTCTTAGTGACTCCCACGGGGTTTGTGGCGAACTTCACAAAGATTCACTCAAGTGGAGTCACGGTCACGAGCGCAGACCTCTCGGTTTCGGTTCCTGCAAGCACTACGGCAACAATAAGTGCCTCATTCGGCATCCTTCCATGTGGGGCTAAACCGATACTTGTGAACTGGCCCGTTACAAACCAGCCACTACAGCAAGCGGACTACCTTGGCTTGTATCTTTTTGTCAGTGATCCAACCCAGATACAGAGCATCACGCTCAAGCTCGATTGCGGGGATGGTTCATTCGATAGTGATTATTTCTACAAGGTCATTGCTCAAGGTCCACTCCAAAATTTGGTATCTTCGGCAACCTCTTCAACAGACCCAACAACTGCATTGACGGACGCGCTCCTGTCAGACAGCCTCAATCTCTACGGCAACCAAGCCGGAGGGATCGGTGAACTGAATACCGGGCTCGACAACTGGACACCGCTCCTCTTTCAACTCTCCGACTTTGCCGGCTCAGGCCGTGCGGACTTCAACGATCCGGTCTACAACTGGGCCAACGTCAACGGCTACCAGATTCAGATTGTCACCAACGACAACACGAGCGTGACGGTCAATCTTGCGGCCCTGGTGCTCTTTGGCGGAGCCGGTCCAGATACGCTCGGAGGCGTAGCTTACGACTACGTGTGGACGTTTTTCAATCCGGTGGATGGAACAGAGTCAAACCCGTCAATGATTGTGACGAACCAGAACCCGCCGAATCAGACGAACCGGGTCTATCCGCGGCGCCAGCCGGTGTTGTTGAACATGGACGTTACCACTTACGGACCATTAGGGCAGTTGCAAGACGGTCAGATCGGGTATCTGAGAATCTACAGGCGAGGTGGAACACTCGGGGACAACTTCCGAAGGGTAGATCAAATTCCGGTCAACATAGCGGCCGGGGGAATCGTCCAGTACATCGACACAGCGCCGGACTACCTAGTAGCCGGAGCAGATATTGTCTCGTTTACCAACGATGTTCCGGTCCCGAGCCTACTCCCGGTCCCGGTCAACACGACATTGATGACTCCGATCTATACAGAAAATCAGGTGACGAACGTCTTCCCTGTGTCGATGGCAAACATCTCTGTGCGCCAGCAGGTAACAATCGGAAGTCCTACTGCAATAGCAAACAACTTTGAAACCGTAATTGTTCTAACCCTCGACGAAGCAAGTTTTACTGCGTTTGTGCAAAACGCTCATGCGGCTGGAGAGCCGGTACAGGCAAGCTATCAGGTAGGCCAGCCGGTTTATGGAATGGTCATAGCCTTCAACAAGGCATGGTATTGGGGAGATCCGAATAACCCGTCTACCCTCTACTTCAGCACCGGAAATGCTCCGCAGTACGTGGGAGAGGCGAACAACGTCATTGTCTCCACCCCGGACGACTACATCACAACAGTTAAGCCTTACAAGGGAAACATCTTCGTCAGTTGCGTCAAAAGCGGGTGGTGGATGATTCCTCCGGGCTCTCCTGCCAGCCAGCCGCCGTATCCTACGGCCTGCGTACATGGCTGCGTGGCTCCGTTCGGGGCCGTGGCGACAGAGGAAATGATTCTCTATCAGGCGGCGGACGGAATACGCGCTTTCGCTGGAGGGGCATCGGAGTATATGAGTCTCCCGATTGAATTCATTTTTCAAGGCGTGGGTTCTACTCCGATTGTCGAAGCGGATCAAACGAAGTTGTCTCAGACGGTGGCCGCGTATTGGAACTCGATGGTATTTTTCAGCTACATCGGGACGGATGGGAACCGGCATCGAGTGATTGCCCACGCTCAATACAAGAGGTTCAGGAATGACGACGTGGACGCTCAATGCCTCTTGCTTGAGGCCGACACGAATCAGTTGCTCTATGGAGACTCAAACGGACTGGTTCACATCGACCGTCAGAACCTTCCCTATGACCAGGTAAACAGCGGCGGTGTGCTGGCCGCGGGACCGATTGCGATCAATTTGCAAACAGCCTATAGCTTCCAAGGAAGCCCCGCGAACCAGAAACAGTATCAGGCCGTTCAGATCGACTGCAACACAGGGGGCCAAACGCTCAACGTCAACCTTCTCTTCAATGATGGAGAGATCACAGTCGCGCTCGGAACGATCAGCAATGCACAGCGCGGCAAGATCAATCTGCCAGTGAACTTAGGGTTGGGCCAACAGGCGTATAAGATTTCGCTTCAGATCACCGGCAACGTGTCTGCCTTCGCGTACCTCTATCAAGCCGCAGTTGAGGCTCTGGTGCTGCCGAGGACGCGGAAAACCGTAGATACCTACGACCTGAATTGCGGATTTGCAGACTCGAAATACTGCAAGGATTTTTGGGCACAGTACACGGCTACGGCTCCGATCAACGTGCAAGTGTATTATGACGACAACGCAACCCCAGGGTTCACTTTCACGATGCCTCAAGCCGGAGGCGTCAGGAACCCTCTTAGGGTAAGATTACCGGCAGTCTCATTCAGGACGATCCGCGTGGTAGCGGAATCGACAGGGGACTTTCTCTGGTGGCCCGATACCTGTCTTTGGGTCAAGCCCCAGTGCGCTTCGAGGGGCTATGAGAAGGTGTTGATTGTTGAGAACTAAGGTGTATGCTGTATCTGAGGTGATTTATGCTCAACATCATTTTGGTAATTCTGATGTTTCTGTGCGGATTTGGCGGATATGCGATCCCAGTTACGCAGCCGGCCGGTTTCCGGTATGGCGTCGGTCTTCTCGGCGCTGTGCTTTTTATCTTGTTTTGCCTCATCAACCTTGGCCTGATTCACCCAGGGCTATAAGCGATGATTATCTTGCTCATCATTGTTCTAGTTCTGCTCTTTGGCGGCGGCTTCGGTTACTACGGCCACACTCAATGGGGCGCGAATAACGTCTATGCAGGGCCGGGAATCGGCCTTGGAACCATCCTGATTATCCTGCTGATTCTGTTCCTGCTCGGCGTCATTTGAGTCGTGTCCGCATGTGCATGTAGGACAGTGTTTAGTCGTTCCCGCTCTGTGGAAATCTCTCCGGTTGTCGAGAAGGGGTTACTATTCAGGTAGCCTTGACGCAAATCATTTTCCGTGCGATGATTTTGATATGAGATTTGACCGCAACAGTTTATGCCTCTCCTATTCACTCCTGTCGAGTGACGGGGAGGCTGCGGTCTGATTCCAAAGTTTGGAATTTCAGCGAAGCGGCCTCCAGAAATGGAGGCTTTTTGTTGTGCGGGATTGGCGAAACGGCAGCCGCGCCCGATTTAAGATCGGGTGTCTTAGGACGTGGGAGTTCAAGTCTCCCATCCCGCACCATGTATCGGAAGGTAAAGTTTTGGAACCAGTGGTCCGCAAAACCACTTTTAGCCGGTGGGACTCCGGCCCGGTACTCCAAAGTTTAGTAGTGCTCGCGTAGCCCAATTTGGCAGGAGGCACTTCATTCAAAACGAAGACAGTGCTGGTTCAAATCCAGCCGCGAGTACCAAAATATGTGCCCCGTTAGCCCAATTGGCAGGAGGCGTCTGACTTAGGATCAGAACAGTGATGAGTTCGAATCTCTCACGGGGTACCAAAATTTAGATTGCAACGGGTACCAATCTACTGTAAAATATTGGTATGAATGGTGATTCGAGTATTTGCAATGGATGTGGTTTAAGTGAGCCAGAAGTGAGATTTCGATTGCGGAAGGCGAACGGGAAAACTTACAGAAAACACTTGTGTACAAAATGTGATGATGAATATCAAAAGAAGTACACTAAACCTCAAGGCGTAAAAGATAGGAATAGAAAATCGTATCTGAAAAGAAAGGAGAGAAGAGCACGGGGAGAAATAGTCGAGATTTTCCTTCTTGAGGACTGTCGAAGAATTGACAGAAAAAAAGGTATCAAATCCGATTTAGACTCTGAATATATTGCGGAGATAATAAAGGATGGATGCGCGTATTGCGGAGATATAGAATCACGCATTGGGCTTGATCGGATAGATAATTCACTGGGCCACATGAAGGGAAATGTTAACGCCTGTTGTATGAGATGTAATCTTATTCGTAGGGATATGCCATACGAAGCATGGCTGATTGTAGCGCCCACGATGAAGATTGCGAGAGAATCAAAAGCGTTTGGGAATTGGAATGTGCTTTTTGGAAACAAGAAGAAAACGGAGCGCGGGCCGGACGATAAGGCAACGGGTTGCTACCCCGCACAGCCGCAAGGCTGACTGAGTTTGACTCTCAGGCGCTCCGCCAGTTCGGAAGGTACCGCTGAAAGGTCGGCAAACGGTCCTGAAAACCGTGGCTCCTTCGGGATGGGCGTTCGATTCGTCTACCTTCCGCCAAGTTTGGGAGTGATGCTCTGTAGGGAGAGCAGCAGGCCGTAACCCTGCCGTCACTTGTGGCATAGGGGGTTCGATTCCCTCCACTCCCACCATACTTGTCAACACGGAAGAGTAGTGGTATACTGAAATCGCGGGTTGGTAGCGCAGCGTCATACGTCAGGCTCATACCCTGAAGATCCGGTGCAAATCCGGTACCCGCAACCAAGGTCACGTCGTCTAACTGGAAGGATACTTCCCTGTCTAGGAAGCTGGCGCGGGTTCGATTCCCGTCGTGATCGCCAAGTTTAGCCGATGCACTCTGTACTGGATTCGGAGCACTCCCCTTCAAGGAGTTGGATGCGAGTTCGATTCTCGTCGTCGGCGCCAAGTTTTACGGGGTCACCGTCTAATTGGTCTGGACGCCAGATTCTCAATCTGGAAACTGTGAGTTCGATCCTCACTGGCCCTACCAGAAAATGATTTGACAGAAATTGCGAACGGCGGTACAGTAGAAAACGAGATGAAAAACCGAGTCAATCACGGATTTACACCAGCGACGGCGCAACCGACGCAGGGTAATCCTATGTAGCGGCTCGTGGAGTTTGAAGCAAAGCGCCCACCGAGCCAATCAGCCGGTGGGTTTTTTGTTGATGTTCCAGCGTAGCAAAAAGGTAATGCGCCGCACTGTTAATGCGGAAATGTGCAGGTTCGAGTCCTGCCGCTGGAGCCAGTTTGAAGTTGCCCGTTCGTTCATGTGGCAGGACGGCTGACTCTGGATCAGCGGAGCGAGGTTCAAGTCCTCGACGGGCAGCCAAGTTTTACAGGGAGATGGCCGAGCGGCTTAGGCGACAGCCTTTGGAACTGTCTCAGGTAGGTTCGACTCCTACTCTCCCTGCCATGCGGACGTAGCTCAATTGGTAGAGCACAGCGTTGCCAATGCTGAGGTTGCCGGATCGTTGCCGGTCGTTCGCTCCAAATTTTGGAGGTTGACATGCCGCACAGGTATCATTTCAATGCCGATCTCCGAGAAGTGTACAGAAGGCTGGCGGGACAATTTCGAGCACCGTTAGTTGAGTCGGCACAACACGACACTCGTAACGTCGAGGCTCCGGTTCGAGGCCGGGACGGTGCTCCAGAATTGGAAGGTGAGTGATGAATTTGATGCGGAAGCCGGTATTGCAGTTGAATGCAAGCTACGAGCCGCTTCGCATCATCGCGGCAAGAAGGGCATTGACGCTCATAACCAAGGGCGTAGCCGTGGTGGAAGTGCCAACCAGCACAGTAGTCTATCCTGGCATCTACTTGCCCTCAGTGATTCGGTTGCGGACTTACCGGCATGTGCCTATTAGGATGCAGGTGATGAGCCGCAAGAACATTCTCCTTCGGGATGGCGGCCGCTGCATGTATTGCGGACAGAGGTCAAACGAATTGACGCTTGACCATGTGATTCCGCGTTCCCGTGGCGGATTGAATACGTGGGACAATCTTGTGGCTTGCTGCAAACGCGACAATCACAAGAAGAACGACAGGACTCCAGAGGAAGCGGGAATGAACTTGATTCACAGGCCGCTTCCGCAAACGATCCACACGCCGCGGTTTGTTCTACGGTCTATGGGTTTGGAAGTAAATGAGTGGAGCCCGTACTTGTGGGCCGACTCCGAAGGCGACAAGAAGTATGCGTTTAACTGAGCCGGGTGAACATCGAATGTTGCGGGCGCTTGTATCGCTTGCTAGTGGGTTCGACTCCCACATCCGGCCCCAACAAGTTCATGGGGAATATCGTTCAGCGATAGGACGCTAAGTTGTGGCCTTAGTCACCGCAGTTTGATTCTGCGTATTCCCCCCAAGTTTTAAGTAGTGGGCGTGTGGTGCTAATGGGAACACATCCGGCCTGCACCCGGAAGTTGAGAGTTCGATTCTCTCCATGTCCACCAAGTTTTGCCGACTTAGCTGATGAGGTCATAGCGGTCGCCTGAAGAGCGATAGAAGCCCGCTCGATACGGGCAGTCGGCACCATCGGTGTGTAGCGTAGTCTGCTTAACGCGCTCCGTTCGGGACGGAGAGATCGCAGGTCGAAATCCTGCCACGCCGACCAGTTTACCGGGGTGTAGTGTAAAGGAAACATCCGTGGCCTGGGACCACGTGTTGGGCTTTCGAGATGCCCCACCCCGACCAATTTACGGCCCGTTCGTTCAATGGACAGGACTTCGGATTACGAATCCGACAATCAGAGTTCGACTCTCTGGCGGGCTACCACTTGCAAGAAAAGAAAAGTTGATGTACAGTGGAATTCATGCAGATCAGGACCAAACACGGAATAACCAGAATGACCAAGCGGGTCATTTGGGGGATCGTGTGTTGAGGGTCTGAGCATTTTGGTACGCACAGACCTTCGCTCAGGCGAGGGTTTTTTATTGCTCTTTGAAAATAGGGGAGTGCTGGCGGCACAGCGGTTGGTCTCCAAAACCAACGTCACGGCGGTTCGAGTCCGCTCTCCCCTGCCATTTTTGGCACGTACCCAAGGCGGGAAGCGATCCTCATAAGATCGTAAACTGGTTCGAGTCCAGGCGTGCTACCAGTTTTGGGCGATAGCACCGGCCGTGCGGCGGAGTCTTATAAACTCTGGAGAGCGCCAGATTAGCGCAACGGGAAGGATCGACACCTTCATCGCCTACCATGTGGGTCGCAGATGTTTTTGGCGGCATACCCGGCTCTTACCCGGAATGGCGGGGTTCGACTCCCCGGCGACCCACCATCTGTTTTCGGACTGCGAGTGTGATGGTGCATAACGCCCTTTTAAGGCGTTTGGATAGAGTTCGATTCTCTAGCGGTCCACCATGGCCCTATAGCTCAAGGGGATAGAGTGCGGTCTTCTAAGCCGTCGATCACCGTTCGACTCGGTGTAGGGCTCCCAGTTTTGCCGCTGTATCTCTCCGGTTTCCTAAACCGGCAAGAGTAGTTGGATGACGCCGGTTCGACTCCGGCCAGCGGCCCCAGGTTTGCTGCCGTATTCGGTTCTGGTTCCGAACCAGAGGGCCGTAGATGGAGAAGGCAGGTTCGAGTCCTGTCGGCAGCGCCAGTTTAGCCGGGTTCGCCCAAAGGCTTAGGGCCGATGGTCTACACCCATCTGATAGGGGTTCGAGTCCTCTACCCGGCACCAAGATTGTCGATGTAGCTCAGTGGTAGAGCACCGCAATGGTAATGCGGCGACGAGGGTCCGATTCCCTCCTTCGGCTCCATTTTGCCGATGTAGCTCAATGGCAGAGCATTCGCTTGATAAGCGAAAGGTCAGTGGATCAGTACCACTCATCGGCACCAAGTTGAGCGGGATTAGCCAAGTGGAAAGGCAATGGGCTTCCAACCCATTATGCGTCGGTTCAACCCCGACATCCCGCTCCACTTTTCTGCCAACAAGCGTTATACTACTTTCATGCCGAAGTCGCCCAAACTCGGAAAGATTACATTCTCCTCTTTGTCTCTTCCAGAGCAAATCCAGATGAGCAACTTGCAGGATGCCGTGAACATCCTCGGCGGTCATTCGGGGGAAGTCGAGTTAAGCAATCATCTAAACCTCGGCGGGAACAAAATAACGAACGTGGCGGCGCCGGCCGCGGATAGCGATGTGTTGACGAGCGGAGCGGCAGAAACAAAGTATTCCGCGGCGGCTTTACGTCCGCAGCTTGAGTCGAGCGGGACGCATCCATTCGTAGGCTACAGACAAGTCAATAATCAAGGACAGCGCGAAAAAACCTCAAGCTGGCTCAACGAGCTTCTCTCTACCCCTCCGAACTCCAACAACATCAATCCCATCGTCAGTTCTTCGGGAGGCTCAACGAGCGTCACGATCCCGGCCAGCATCTTGCAGATGGGGGATGGAACCACGCGATACCTTCCTTCGCGGACGGACACGTTGACCAACCCGGCAAGCTACTCCATTACCTCGTTTACGATTGCTTTGGGAGTGGCAACGGTGGTTTTGTCCTCGACTCCATCGCCGGCTTTGGCTGCGCCTACGGTGGTGTACATTTCAGGGACGAGTGAGATTGACGGGACGTTCCCGATTGCAAGCATTGTCAGCCCGACGACGTTCACGATCAACGTAAGCAGTGGGGTGTCTGGCACTGGAGGGACGGTAGAGACGGGAGGAATCTGCTACTATTACCTCAACAAGTCATTCCAGAAGGTGATGCTATCCGTCCTTCCGTCATCTTCAGACACCCCGTTTAGGCGTCTCGGAATTTCTGGAGACGGATACCAGTTGCTTGCGGTTGTCAGCATCAATTCGAGCGGAACTGTCCAAGTGGGGACGGCCGGAGGGGGAACGCCGAGCGTCGTTAGCACAGCCAATGCAGGAAGCAGGTTCTAATGGGAATTCGAATTACAAAAGAACAAGAAGTCCATGATGGAGAAAAGCTATGGCGCATCAAAGCAACATGGGACTCTAAGCATGGAGGAACTGAATCTCATGTACGTTTTGCCAAAACTCTAGTTGCGCAGCGAAGGATAGTCTACGGATTTAAGATGAAGTTCCGTATGGGGGAGTACGACTGATCCAAAAATCAGGAGGAAATATGGAAACGAAAATTCTCGAAGCGGTTGAAACGAGTAAGATGTCAGTTTGTTCACCAGTCAAAGTATGGAAGTTCCCAGAACCGGGAAAGAACTACATCTTGTCGGCAGACCCCTGCTTGGGGACTGAAACAGATAGCTCCAATGCCGCAATCGAAGTAATTGATGCGGAGACTGGGGAACAGTGTGCAGAGTTTGCTCAGGTGGTGTCTCCTGAAAACCTAGCACCGATAATCTTCGATTTGGCGAAGAGATACAATAATGCGGAAGTGGCGGTAGAGGTAAACAGTGTCGGCATGTTGACGAACAAACTCCTGATTCACAAGTTTAATTACGAAAACATCTACCGCTTCAAACGGCTTGATCGCCTTCAAAATACCATGACGGACATCGTTGGATGGTGGACCGATTACAAGTCTAAGGCGCAAATGGAAGCCATATTCAGGGATTTTTTGGGGAATAATATAGGATTGATCCACAGTAAAAAATTGCTAAATGAGATTCTTTTCTACAACGAAGATAGTCCTAAACCGAATGATCGGTTTGCAGCCATGATGATTGCTCTGGCCGTTCGGGACGAGTTACTGAAGTCTAGGGCTTCTATTCTGAAGGCAGAAGAGAAGATGAGGAATAGGGGAGTGGATTGACGAACTGGAAGCGATCTGCCGAGCAGATGGATTGGAGCTTCCGACAATGTACGTGGCGTGGAATCCACGTTGCCCAGTCCACGGCTTTCCTGAAGGTTCCGAGGAATATCAGAACGCTGCAATCTTGTCTGAAACTAAGGTAATGGAGACGAAGTGGTATCAGCGTTGGCGTGACCTGATGGCAAAGGAAATGGAAGCCCAATGAAAATCATCGTCAAAGACGTGAAGGTTCATCCGGTAACCGGCTACATGGAAGTGGACGTGGTGGCCGTGAACGATAAGGGCGTGGAGGGTCCGAAGAAGACGTATGGAACGGACGCTCATCAACTTCAATCGGCATACAGTGGGGACATTAACTTGTGGCTGGCATCGGTGAAGGGGACTCACGAACAGCACCATGGGCACCACGAGGTTTTGGCCGCGCAGTTGTTGGGGATGAAAGGGAAGGAACTATGAAGAAGTTTAGAGGCAAGCCGAATCCAACACGAACAAATAGGGCATTTGAGGCTTTAGCTAAAAACTTCTACACGGACACTCCAATGTGGAGGTTTGTTGCGAGGGGTGGTAGGGGGCGTAGGTTGATGATCTTGTATCGGCGGCTGAAGGGGAGTCGGAGGCCGCAGTGCTTTCGGCAGGATGTTTGGTGATTCCAAAATTTGGAATGGAGGGTGATATGGGATTGATTTTCAAAGACGAAGTAACGTCATCGGAGCCGCTGGATATGCCTCCTGTCAATCGACGGATTGCAAAGAACTCCGTTACAGGCGAGGACTACATCCCTGGATATGTGATTGGCCGCGGCGTAAATGTTGGCACAGAAACCTGTATTTACAGTCTTGAACAAGTGGACGGTCAGCCGCCAATGACCGCGGCGCAGAAAGCATTCGGAGTTCTTTGGTATGGGGATCTAAAACCAGACCTCATACTTTCTTCTGAGGTATACATGAAGAAGATGGTCCGCCGCATAATTCCGAATCAGCGCAAGGCGGGGATGTACGGCTGTAATTTTGGCTTCTTTCTTAACGGGGCAATATGGTCCTATAGCGAAGAGGTTGATTGCAGTGAAGGATGGGTGTTTATTTTGAACACGAAATACCCGACAGCACCGCATCTCAATGGGTGCTATAAGGCGATGGAGGAGTGATGGACGGCTGGAAGTACATGACGAAGAATGCAGCGGTGGTTCCGTTCTCCCCCGGAACCGTGGTCTATCAAGATGGGATGCTCTCGACGCTTTACTACCGCAGCAAGGAACTTGGGCGTCTGGAGTATATGTTCTGTGGCGACAAGCCAGGTCATGACCAGTTCATCCGAATGTTCGACGAGTCCAAAAGGATTACTCAGATACTTTGCGAGGTTGAGAATCAGGGCACACCGCAGGAGGTTTGTCATCCGGCTGGATGTTCTTGGGTTGAGCTTTCAAAGGGCGTCGATGGCGAGAGAGCCGCAATGTGCGGGTTTGCGTTTATCAAGCGAAGCCGCTACATGGTTGATTTGGGGATGCTTGGAATTGCATATTGGATGGAGGGGCTGAAGATCGACGTTCTTCATGGCGTTTTGCTTGAGGAGAACAAGGCGGCGCAACACTTTGCTGAAAGGCTCGGGTTCAAAAAAGAAGGCGTAGTCCGACGTTTTCACTCCTACCGAGGCAAGTTGGTTTCTGCGGTTGCCATGATGATTGAGAAGGAATTTTTCCTCCCCGGATACGAAGAATGGTATGAATCGAAGAAAGTTGTAGAAACTGTAGAGTGATTTAACGTAACCTCCCATTTAGGGAGAGACTTCCTTGAGCAAGCCAACAGGCGAGGACCAGCAACTTCAGGCCAGTCAGGCGAATCTTGCCGACGTAATGAGTGCAACCGGCAAGCAATCGGCCCAAGAGGGTGCAACTCTCTTCAATCTCGGTCTGCCTGGATTAGAGAAGTCGGAATCGTATTATGGCAAACTGGCCAGCGGCGACCCGAACGCATTGGCAAGGGCAAACGCGCCAGCTATCCAGTCGATTACCGGACAATCCGATCAACAACTCAAAAACATCATGCAGAACTCCCCGAGGGGGGGAGCGCGAGACCTTGCGGCCTCGGAAGCGGATTTGTCTAAGGGCGCTGGTATCAGCAACCTTACGACAGGCTCGTACACAAATGCCTTTCCGTCCCTCGCCAGCCTTGGAGGGCAGAACGTGGGGCAGGGGAATCAGGCTACGTCCACGGGCATTTCTGGTATGAATGCCGCGGCTAACCAGTACGGACAGTTGCAGCAGTTGAATAACGAGCAGAAGGCGACTCAGCTTGGTCTGTTCTCGTCCTTGGCCGGAGCCGGTGCATCGGCAGCGGGGGCGATGTGATATGCCAGTAAACGCCGATCAGTTCGCAGTGACCCCGTACACCTCGACGGTGCCTCTTCTCCAGATCCCGCCAGGGGCGATAGAGCAGCAGAGCCGACCGGCGCAGCCGCTACAGGGGCAATTTGGCCGGAAGGGGACCGGCGCTCTTGCAATCGGGGACTCTCTACTCAAGGGGTTTATGCTCGGCCACGAACAGAAGGAGCAGAGGAAAAACGAGCAGGCCAAGGCGACAATCAACGCGGCCGATGCCGCAAGCGAAGCGGCCTACCGGGCATACCAGGATGCGCTTACGAAGGTTGGAGGCAAGCAGGACGATCCGGCGGCTCAGTCTGCGTATGAGGCGTATAAGGCTACCTTTAATGCCGGAAAGCAGGCCAAGGCGCAGTTTGTCATTCCAGAGAAGGGGCAGAAGGGGAAGAAGAGTTCTTCAGATAGTGTTGGCTCAACGGGAACTGGCGGCAAAGGCGGCAAAGACAAGAAACAGGCCAGTGCGGGCTTCAACAATATCAGGGAATTCTTTGAGGCGAACCCTCATATCGTTCCTCAGATTGCATTGATGACTATGCAGCCAAAGCCGCAGGGGCTTGAGCCGCAGCGTCAAGTCCAAAGTTTGGAATTGGATACAGCCCAGCGCCAGAACAACGACTTGAAGCAAAAAGATTCTGACCGAAACATGATCGCCATGTACGGCAAGCTGACCCCAGAGGAGATAGCCAAACTACCGGCAGACGTACAAAAGCAGATCAATGACCCGCAGAATGGTCTTAAAGTTGCTCAGTCCCGGTATGCGATGGAGGCTCCTCAGAAGGGCAAGGACCGCATCTGGACGAACGGAAAGGGAGATTTTAGCTCTCTTCCTGAAGGGGAAGCTCCTCCAGTTAATTCTGGATACTACCCGTATGAGAAGACTCCAGCAAACGGCCCGAAGGGCGAGGAAGCGTTCGTTGCCGAATATGCCACGAAGAACAATATCAGTCCTGCTTCGATGGACCCGGCAACCCGGAAGTACCTGCACGATGTTTGGACGTATCGGAACCCGCAGACGACTTCATCGGTAAGCGGGGCTACGGTTGATGCGCAAGGAAACCGCACCGCTACGAACAGGTCTACTCGTGGCTCTGCCGAGCCTAGACCGCCATCGGGTGTGGCTCCTGTTAGCGGGATGGGCATACAGCCTCCACCGGGGGCAGCAGCGGCCCCTACAGCCCAAGGAGTACCACCCACAGCGCCTCAAGGATCGACTCAGTACACGGTTGGAGAGAAGCCGCAAGGAATTGTCGAGGAAGGCAACCTACCGATTTGGAATCGTCCTACGGTACAGAATTCCGATGGTAAGCACAGCACTGAATATTCGACATCGATGGAGGAGGACGGTAAAGAGGTTCTTGTCCCAACGGTGGTCAACGGGAAGTTTCTTACTCCAGACGGAAAGAAACCGAAAGAAGGTTCTCCGGAAGAGAAAGCCATGTTCAAGTCAGCATGGCAGCACTATAAGGACACCGGAGAAAATCTCGGAAAGTTCAAGAGCGCAAAGGATGCCAATGCATACGCGGACACTTTGCATAATCGGGGATCGGCAAAGTCTGATTCAAGGGGAGGTATCCCCCATCCTCCAACAGTGAAGTCGGCCTCTAGCGGGCAAGGAATTACTCGTCCTCCGCAGGCTGGAAAGACCGCAAAGGCTGGAATGACACCGCCGCCAAGAGGCAAGGAAACGGCCCTCACGGCTTCAGTGACCCGGCAGGCAGTCAAGGCTCAGCAGGAAGGCTACCGGAAGGCGGAAGCACAGTACACGAAGGATATTGCCGACGCGGACAAGGCATTTGCGACGATTCAGGAGAATGCTTCCAAGAACACCGATCCGACGATTCTCCAAGCCGCCCAACAGGCCAAGGATGCAGCCTACGCCAGAGCAAAAACCTTTCTTGAAGGAGCAAAGGCCAGTGTTGCAGAGGAGTACGATGCTGCCGTAAAGTCGATTAGGGGGACGCCGGGAGGCCAATCTGGAGGAACGGCGGGAGGGCAGCAACCGAGCGGTAATTTACCTCCAGGGTGGCAATGATAAATGGCAGACCAACAGACTTGGAATCCAGTACCGGAACTCAAGCAGAAGTATCCGGGCTTGAAGGACTGGTCGGATGAGAAAATCTACAATAATTTGTCGGACCCGAATAAGTTTCGGTCTGCTTTCCCGCAGTACGCCAATCTTGGCGACGATGTAATCAAGCGGAACATTGACCATCTGAAGCCCTCAATCCAACCACAGGCCGCGCCAGCGAATGTACAGGCTCCGGTTATGCCTTCAAAGGCGCCTGAGCAACGCCCACCGGATGAATTGAGGGCATGGACTCCCACTCCGCTTCAAGAAGCGTCTATCTGGTTTCGCAACACTCAGACCGGCAAGACTCTGGCGAATTCTTTTAACGATATTCGCCAAATGGCAAGCAGCGCGTGGACTAAAGCTCAAGAGCCGTTCGGCGGTGATCCTGAAGATGTTGAAAACTTGCGTAAGAAGCAAAACCAGTTCATTGATGACTATTTTCCAGAGAGTATTGCGGGAAGCAAAAAAGTCGCCTCTGCTGTAAGAGGAGGAGCTAAAGGGGCGCTCCAGTTTGGAGAAGAGCTGACCTCTCCGGTCCAGATCGGATTGATGGTCGGGACGTTTGGCGAGAGTGCTCTTGCTCGGACTGCGGCTTCGATGGGACTACCGAAGTTGGTCCCAGCGGCTCGGGTAATGGGAAAGCTAATTCAGGCTCAGTTCATCTCTCAGATGGTCGAAGGTGGATACACGAGCATTCGTGATTCCGTGAAGACCTATATTAGCGGGGATTGGGACACGGCGACACAGCAGGCGGTAGTCGGATTGGGTAGCCTACTGATGGCAAGGGCTGGCATCAGCCACGCTGAGGCTACAGAGAAAATACACGCCGACTTGGACAAGACCGCTGTCGAAAAGCACGGCCAGAAATTCAATAAGCTCTCTCCAGAAAATCAAGGTCTGGTTATCGAAGAAACTGTCAATCGTTCGCCAGAGTACAAGGCGATGATGGAGACGGTTGACGCCAAGAACGCCGAAGTCGCAGACAGCATTCAGAAAAAGCGGCAGATGCAAGTTGCACGCTACTCTGGAATCGCATGGGATCAGGCGTGGAATCCAGATGCCGCGCATCGGGCGGTAGATGCTCTCCACGCGGAACGCGCTGAAACTGCGAGGAAGGAACAAGTACAAAAAGTCGTCGGAACAATCAGGGCCAGGGTCAAGCAGCGCACCGACGAGATCAAAGCGGAAAACGAGGAACGTCTGGCCGCTGCCCGTGAGGGTCGCGAAGAGAAGCGCAAGGCCGCGGCTGAGGATCGTGAATCCGTACAGCAAACCGCAGAGGAAATCATCAAAGGCAGAGATGAGACCTTCGCTGGACGACAGGCAATCGGTGAAATCCCAACTGAAGAGGAAATGTCGCGCCCAGTCGAGGCCGCAGTTGACAACTCAGGCCACGTCAGCTACCCGGTCCAATACTGGGGAGAGGAAAACAGGTTCGGAGTCGGAACTGACGGAGAGAGGCATTCGGTTTACCGTCAGACTCCACGCGGAGTCGAGTGGCTGGACCGCAGCGGCAATTTCACTGAAACTCCAGAGGCGCTTTACTTCAATACCGACGACAAGACTTCAGATACAGTTGCAAGACTCTCTTCGCTGAAACTTGAGTCCGACGGCGTAGCAGCGCAGCCGGAAGCTACTGCCGAGCAAGTTAAGGACGCTGAGACGCTGGGCGAGATTCGCCGGCAGTTGATTGAAGGGGAGATCAACGCAGCCGAAGCGCAGAAACGCGCCGGCATCGCAGAGAAGACTACTCTTCCAGACGTGTATGCGGCGGCTCGGGAAGGCCGTCTCAGTGGACCCTTCAGTGAGAAGTCTGCAACGGATTACGAACATGAAGTTGTGTTGGAACTACTCAACAACGGCGCCAGCGAAGAAGAAGTCCAGGCGACACTTGAAAGCCTGCCAGCACTCGCAAGGGTGGACATCGAAAGAAACCTTCATCACGTCTACCAGCCGGGAGACTATATCATCTCGAAGCGTGACGTGAAGTGGACACTTGACGCAAAAGGCTTGTTGCATCCTTCGGATGGTGGAATATCTGTACCTTTAATGAAGCGGGGAACGTACTCGAATCAAGCTATGCAACTTGCGGCTTCGGGCAGGGTTGGGTATGGTACGAAGACCCGGCTGGAGCGGAGAGCCGACTTCTCAAGAAACCGCGACATCAAGAGGCAAATCGCAGTCCGGCAAGAAGAGTTTGACCGGGAGATGCGGGTTGCTCAACAGAACGCCGGCCTGGAAGCAATTCCACAGGAAGGCGACGTTCACTACGAAGGGGAGCGTGAAGAACGCCGCAAGCAGTTCCTTGGCAGACCTCCGGTTCCCGAGGAAACTCACAAGGCAAGAGTAGAACGCAGGGCGGCTTACAAAGCCTCGAACGATCCAAACAACATCATCAACCAACTGGCAAAGCAGTTTGGAGTGACACCGGATGAAGTGATGCGGATTGGACTGTCTGAGAGGACTCCGACCATCGAGGCAAAGGTGGCTTCGCTTGAAGTCGGGGACAGGGTTTCAGATCCATTCAGGCCGGACAGACCTTGGATTGTCGAGGAGAAGAATGGCCAAACCTACCTGCGGTCTGGACAGGCCAACCCGATTCCGTTTGACAGGCTGAATCCGAGCCCTCGCGTTTTCCAAATTTTGGAAAAAGGCGACATCACGCATGACCGCGACTGGACCGCAGAGGAGAAGGAAAAAGTCGCGTTTGAGAAACCGTACCTGGTTCACCAAAGATTCCTCGTAGATGGCGTTCGGGACCGGATGGAGGGCAAAGTCGTTGACCCAGAGCCGAAGACACAGGTGCAGGCCGAAACGCAGGCGGCCGCGGCAGAGAGCCGGAAAGCCGCAGCCCACTCAGTGGCAGTGGAAGCCGCGGAGAAGGCCACAAATCCAGAGATTGCCCATGACGACACTCCAGAGAAGGCAGTAGCCAAGGCAGAAGAACTCGCAAGGAAGGCCGAAGACGCGAAGAAGGTAGCGAAGGAAGCTGTAGCTCAATCCGCGGAAGCAAAGGCTAAAACTGGACCGAAGGGGAACTTCCCGCAGCGTTATGTCCCAAATTATCCTCTTGGGAAACCGACGACTATAGATCAAAATGGCCGTCAGTTAAAAGCGCACTATCGTCTTGTTCCAGTGGGGGCGGTAATCATTTCGCATACTTGGAAGGGTGACACATTGGTGCGGACGCCGGAGAATGAATATCCGAAGGTCTTGCAGCCAAGGGAGCCAAACGAAAGAACGATTCTCCAAAGACGCATCGACGCGCAGCGGTTTTCTCGATCTGAAGATGGAAGAATTTCTGGTTACAACTTCGACAAGTACGCAAACAAGACGATTGATGCTATGTCGGGGCCGACAGTAGTTGAGCATGGTCTCCGGTCGGTAGCTGGTACGGGTAGATTCCAGCGGTTCCTGATGCACATTCAAGTTCTCAAAGAGATACCAGACGTTGAAGAGAGGGAGGGCGCCCTTGCCGTCCTGAAGGAAAGGTTAGTTAAACTCGCCGAAGATTCAGGATTTAGGGTTTATCCAGAGGACGGACAATTTCACATTGTTGTTAGAGAATTAGACGATCCAATTCAGACAATGGAAGAGGCAACCAAACTCGGACTTCTCTTTAACGAATCAGAAGCCGACAACATCAGCGACTCACAGAAAGGATTGGTCTACAGCCGCAGTTTCGATCAGGATGTAATCAACAAAATCGGTCGCATGGTGGAAGGCTCTGAAGGCGGAATGAACGCGGCCATGCGTGACAATCCTCTCTTCTTCGCGGAGGTTGTCGCGTCGAGATTCGATATTCCGGTATCGCAGGCGTCCGCATGGTTCGTGAAAGATAAGATGGGCAACGACGTTCTTACTGAAGAGGGAGAACGTCTGTTCCGCAGAGCCATGAACGGGTACGTCATACAAGACCCGGACTTACTGGCCGGCGTGGAGAATGAGGTTGCTTACAGGGCTTTTGAGAATGCCATCGGGTACATCTCGCGGCTGAAGGCGTTCCCCGAGTTGGACCTTACCGGAAAGATCAAGGAGTCTCTCGAAGCGGCGCGGTTGACAGGGAGCGTCAATCGGGATTTGGCGGCAAGCGGCGATCCTTGGGATGCGGTCTATCAGCCGAGCCAGATTGACTTGGCTGGAATGGAAGAAGAACCGCCGCCGGAACCGGATCGAATGACGGAGACTTTATGGAGATCACTCAATGCCTCTAAGGTGGCGGCTCCCCGCGTATTCAGCGACCGGATGAAGCGGTGGATTTCAGATGAAGATACTCAGGCCGGTATGTTTGATTCAACAGAGAAGGCGCTGGAGAAACCAGTTGACAAGTTCAACAGGGTATTCGCTCCAGAGTTGAAGCAAGTCGCTCTACGGCGCAATAAGGGGACGCCCAGAGAGGGAACACCGGACGGATGGATGCTTTCTCAGACCGAGTACGATGCGGCTATGCAGGGCCGTGAAGTGAGCGACGAAGAGAGGGTAGAGGAGAAGCCGGAAGCGACTCCAAAATTCGAGCACATGGATCTCGTGACGGTAGTTCGTGGGCCTGGAGATTTGACCACGAACGTACCGGGATGGGTCTCCGATGTCCTTCCAGACGGAAGATTGAAAGTTGTCCCCGACAGTAAACTTCACGGCGGAATGATGACCGTTCCGGCTGAGTGGGTCGTTAAGAGGGAAGAGACTCCAAAATTTGGACCTCCGCCCAAGGCCGCATCCACCGTTGAAGTTGGGAAGCGTGTTACGTTCACCCCGACAAACTTTAATCACAATGAAATAGTCGGCGTAGTGCGAGATACCATTACCAGTACGTCTGGAGCCAAAGGCTATCAAATTGTCGATGATGCAGGCATCGAGCATAGGGTGTGGGAGAAAGATGGGACAATCGGCGCAGAGACGAAGGCGGTAGATCAAAAAGCGATCAACGGTCTCAATGACGAAGAAAGAAGTTTGCGGAAGCGGCAGGCGGTTTTGGAGGCCCAAGTCAAGAAGCCTTCTGGAATGATTCCTCCAGCTATTACGTCCGAACTAAACGTCAAGCGTAGCGCCGAGTTACATGATATTCAGAAGCGCCTCGATGCGATTATCGATGAACGGCGAAAGTTAATGAAGGGCGGCATCAAACCCCCGCCCGAGGCCGCATCTCCAGCGGTTGTCGCAGACCGCAAGATAGCAGCAGAGAAGACAGAGCAGGGGTACATCACCCCTCACACCTTTAAGGAAATGTTGAATGCTTTCCCGGTAACCAAGGAGAATGCTGGAACTATATACGACACTGCTAAGGCTTTGGCGGCAGCGAGATGGGAGCGCCGCAAACCGGAGGGAGTGGAGCATAAAGACGCCCTAGCATGGGTATTGAAAGAAATTGGCTTCAAGGGTATCGAAAAGGGAGACGACCCTCGTCATCGCGGGGAATATGACTTTGCGACCGGGGTTATGCGGCTAAACAAAGCCGCAGACAAAACGACGGCTATTCACGAGTTCATCCATGCAATTTCTCCCCTTCTCGACGAAGAGGAGTGGGAACAAATCGATACAATCAAGGTCAATAAGGCTGCTTACAAGAGGGAATACGGAAAAGATTGGGCCTACACAGGTCAAAACGAAAGGATGGAAAAACTGGCTTATGGAAGCGAGAAATTCTTTCGTGACGAAAATGCGGTGGACTTTCAGCCAGGATTTGAACTGCGGAAAGTCCTCAAAGACATCAAAGAAATGTTCATCTCCGTCTATCGTAAACTGCAAAGTGATCCTCTATCTCCGTTCAAACTCAGCGACGACTTCAGGCAGTGGATGGCAGACAACCTCGGAATTACCGGCTTCGATGTCGCGGACGATTGGCGTGAGGAAGTTAAGAAGGCCAGAGCAGCAGAGAAAAAGATTGTTAGGCCGGAAGAGCAGCCGCATCCCGTGGTCACATTGGCAAGAGAGCTTGGAGGAACGGGACTAAGGGAATCAATCGATGGAAAAGTTGTCGATGAGGTTGGGGACCGCGTAGACCCGAAGAAGCCGGTTGTGGTAATCATGTTCCCATCCGAAGAGGAGGCGACTTCGGCAGTGAGCCGAATTGCCGATGGCAAGGACAAGATTAACGGCGCCGAACTGATTCATGGGAAAGACGGAACCTGGGCGATGAAGATCAGCGCTGCGACGAAGATTCCGCGGGGAAGTTTGTTCCAAGAGTTGCCAAAAAGTGAAATTATGCTGGCAAACAGACGGCCAAATGTCGTTGTTCGCCAACTGAAAGACATCGATGGCAATGTACTTGGACAAATTGTTGAACCCTATGATGGGACAGAGGAAGGAGCAATTAAAGCTGCTCGTATAACATACGACAAAATGATTAGACTGCCACGTTACGGTATGTCGGGGATGAGTAGAGTTGCGGCTACAGATGCAGAAGGAACCCCGAAATGGATGATTTCTCCCTATAGCAGTTCCGCCTACAAAGAAAGCATAGCGGAAATTGGCACAGATGAAGCTCGTGAGATGTTCGATTTTCCAGAGAAGGTAGGATCGAGAACAAGACGTGTTGATACACGCGCTTTACTGGCTAAGTGGGACGAAGAAGCAAAACAGGCAATAGAAGCGAAGAAAAAAGATTTTCTCGAAAAGACGGCGCAGCGTTCACCGATTGCTCCGCCTTCTGCTCATCCATCTGCGGATGTTATGACGATTGCCGAGCGTCATCCCGGCCTTCAACTCGAAGACCTTGAGAAGCGGCTGCGCGAAACACCATCGTACAAAACATTTGAGCGCCGGTTGGTTCAAGGCCAGATTGACAGACTCAAGGCGAGAATCAGGAACGAAGCAGGGCTCAATGAACCGGAGCCGCAGCGTGATCCTGAATTGCCAAAACAAGTATTGCAAGAGGTGAAAAATGCCCAAGCATCCGACAGAGGAAGAACAGCGAATGATGACGCTCCTGGGATTTCAAAGCCTCCGCGAGTTGGAGGAATTCCTAAACCTCCCCAGTTGGGGGTGTCAGGATATGCAGGAGCCAAGCGTGGAGGGCCAACTCCAAGAAGCAGCGTACCAAGAGCGCCAGTAAACCTTGAGAACGTCAAGCCGGTGACTCTGGAGCCGCTGGCAGGCGTCCGCGGTGAGCCGGTAGGAATGACCACTGGCGAGAAGTTCGACCAGAAGGCGTGGGTTGAGAGAAAGAAAAAAGGTGGTATAGCTGAGGGCACGCCGTATCCTACGTGGGCACTTGAGCATAAGACTGCATCGCAATTGATGAGCGGACAGCCAGTAGTTGTCCAGACCGTGATGAGTGCGTTGGAACAAGGAGATGGTGTTGTCGTCGTGACGCCTCCTGGCACGGGGAAATCGAAATATGTTGGTCCGGCTATCATCAAGGAATACTTGCGTAAGAAACCAGACGCGAACATCCTAAATGTGTCGATGAATAAGCGTCTGCTTAAAGAAGCAAAGAAGAGTGCTGCAAACAATTTCGGACTTGACTATGATCTTGATCCCCCAAGTGGTGAGCCGGGAATCTATTGTGTGAGTTTTATGGGGATGCTAAACAACGAGATTTACAAGAATACGAAGTGGGATTTGGTGTTAGTAGACGAGAGCGGTGGGGCTCGAAGGGCGCATGACGAAAATACGCAGTGGGGTCCAATGTTGATGGATGTGGTTGCTAACTCAGAGAAGGCTGTCTACATGAGCGCCACTCCCTTCCACTCCCCAAATGAATACTTTTATATCTACGATAAGCTGAATCTCGGGCCGAAGGGACAGTTCGACAAGTGGATTCAGGAGAACTTCGCTCACGAGAAGATTGGAGACAAGATCGTTGCGCGTCTCGACCCCGGCAAACAGGCGAAGTTGAGAGAGCAGTTAATCGCGGATGGCCGGTTTGTTTCTCAGGCAATCTCGTATGACGGCTATAACGCGCATTTTGGAGTAGTGCCGGTCACTGACCACATGAAGCGCGGCCTCGACCGCATCAGAGAAGGGTTTGACAGGGCCAGGGATCAGTTTGTGCGGATGGGCAAGCAGGGGCTCGCAAGGAAAGCCGCAGCGTTTGAGGCGGTTTACACGAAGAACTTCCTTGAGCGCGAGAGACTGCCGCAAGCGATCGAACTCGCAAAACAGGCAAGAGAGCAGGGCTGGAGAGTCCTCTTCTTCTCTGAGCACACGGCAGATGATTTGTTCCGCAGAGAGAGAACCGAAGGGGAAGAACCGGGCACCTACCAGCAACTTGACGATGCGATGGGAGGACAACTCTCGAAGATCATTCCTGCGTACCCGAGCATCTACAACGAACTCTATGCGGAGTTTGGCGATAAGGTTGGAGACTACAGCGGCCGTGGAAATACCGATGCGGCTCGTGAAAAGACTCGCACTGATTTCCTCAAGGGCGAAGTTCCTATGATGTATACCTCGTATGCCGGCGGCGGCATTGGGGTTGATATGCACGATGCGGACTACCCCGAGTTGAACGTCAAGGGCGGAAGCAAGCCGATAGTCGCAATCTACCTTGGACCGCCGTACTCGGGCGTGTTGCTTGAGCAGGCGATGGGCAGGCCGTGGCGGTTTGGCGTCAAGAGCGACGTTCACGCTGTCTTCCTTGCAACGGACTCGGAGCCGGATATTCGCTTGATGCAGACGAAGGTTGGACCCCGCATGAAGGCGCTGAGGGCCGCAGTTTTGGGAGAGAGAGACTCTCTTGGAAATGTGATGTCCACATACACCGACGAAGAGAAAGTGAGGGAGCGTCAAGACCAGTTGGCTTATGCCGAAGGCAACGAAGTGAAGGTGAACGCGACTCAGTTCCAAGTCCGCAGCAAACAGAGGAACGTGGGCATTCAAGATTGGTCTGCAATCACTTTCCCATCGGCTGAAGAAGCAAAGAATAAAGGCATGAAATATGGGGAGGCAGTAACAGGTGGGGATTGGAGCAGTCTCTACCAGTCGAAGTTTGAACTGCGGCCTCCAGACTCAACCGAATCCATAAGGGGCAAGGAAGAGATCGACGCCATCGGGATTGGGGCGACATTCAATCCGCCGCCGTCACTCCAAAATTTGGAACCGGCAGACCGCAATGCGGTAGTGGGCGGAGCATCGGCAATGGCGGCTGATGGGGTAGAACTGCCTGTGGACCGCGATAAAGAGGCTGTCGCAAGGCAGACGATGCAGTGGGCGCTTCACATCCCGAAGGGAATGGAACTTACCTACGAGCGCCAAAGGACAAGATTCGGACTCAAGAAGGCAAAGGCGGTTTGGAAGTTCCCTGAAGGAAAAGAACCGTATAACCGGCCCATCGGTCCATTTGGCGAAGGAGAAATGGAGGACAAGACAACCCGTTATATCGGATGGGGAAGCATGAAGGGCGGCATTGAATCAATGACCCGCCAGGCCGGTGTTCCTGAAATCGGCTTGCAGTTGACGGACATGATCGGCTCCGCGCAGCGAGACCAGGACGTGTTCAAGAGCATGTATCGCTACCATGCAGTTCATGCTTTTGAGGACAACGGCTTGAAGAGGGATGGGAACACTGTTGCCGAAGTCCGTGATGTCGTAGAAGGAAAGACAAGTTCCGCAAATCCGGCAATCACCAAAGCCGCGGCCGAGATGCGCGATCTCAACGAATGGGCCGCGAGTGAAGTGCAAAAGGCAGGAGTCAAGAGGCATTTGTCTGGAGGAAATTGGGAGCCGTGGGTTCCGCGTGCAAATTATTTTACGCACCAGATCGACTGGGATGCCGATGTGGAGTATCAAGATCCACACACAGGGAATACGGAACGTCATCCACTCAAGGATGTGATGAAGCGGACCTTCCCTGAAGAGAAACATCGTGACATCATGGCGCGGTTGGCGTCAAGGGCGAGGAATTCGGATGGAACCGCTGTCAGCCCAGAGGCGATGGACAATTGGCTGCGCCAGCACTATCGGCGCGGTACACCAGTTCAGCCGAACATCCAAGAGCAAAGGACAATCGAGTTCCCGGTTCTAAAAAACGATTGGGGCGTGATCGACAGCTACGGCGACCAGCTAGGAAAGGCTATTGGGATAGCGCGTAACTTTGGCTCAGAGAGAGAGAAGATCAACGAACTGGTAGCTAAGATCCCGAGCGCAGGCGCCCGTAGGGACATCACCACAATCTTTGACTCCATACTCTCTCCGCAGCAATTGAGCGGAAACTGGAGAAAGTTCACCAACGCATTCACGGCATTTACGGCTCTCACGAAGATGCCGCTTTCATTTGCCAAAGTTCCCTTTCACTCGCTGCACATGATCTACGCATTGCATGGCGACGTGCGACCGATGGTGAAGGCCGCAGCGAAGATGATGGTCGATTTCAAGAACGTGCATGACGAGAACGTGTACATGGGAACGCTTGCGCGACAGACGGACTTCACTGGCGCCATTGAAGGCTGGCAGAGTAAAGGAGCGCAACATTGGATGTTCGACGTGACTGGCTTCAACGCCATGTACAACGTGAGCCGCATCTTTGCTTCGGAGGCCGCAAGAATCCACATGGAGCAGTACGCTATGAACGATCTCTTGAAGGGAGGAAAGAGGGCAGAGGAAGCGAGACGGATACTCAATCATACGATGCTGATTGGTGATGGAGACATCGACCAAGCAATTGCGAACAGGCGTTTCAGCGCAGAGGACATCAGGAGAGCTCAAGTCGCATTTGCCAACGAGGTGATGTTCACGGACAATCCTACAGAAATGCCGAAGTGGGCTCGTGAGCCGATTACTAGGGAAACGGCAGGATCGGCGGCGAACGTCTTTAAGGCAATGCGGCTGGCGTATTCGATGGCTTCGTTCACGGTCAAGACGAGAATGTTCCTGCGGAAGCATATTTGGGATGAGACGTTCCGCTACCACAATCCGAAGATGCTTGCTCTGTTTGCGGTGATGGAGCCGATAATCGGAGCCGGAGTAACGACCGTGGGATCTACGCTGAAGTCTGGCATCCAACGTTCAATCGGAGGGATTACAGGCCAGCCGAAGAAAGAAGATGCTCTCGACCGCGAGAAATTGTTATTTGAGAACGCATGGAAGGGCGGATGGGGCAAGAAGGGGCTGGCGGAAAAGGCGGAACTGTACATCGACTTGTTGACCTGGGGAACGGCTCAGGAGCAAGTCCGTTTGTGGGGGGATATGCTTCTGAACGTAGCGGCCAGCCCGAAGAAAGCCATAGCGGAAGCGCGGTACTTTGGTCCCGACTTGCTGGAAGGGGCGGTTGGTCCTATCTGGAACAGCACGGTCATCAGGCCGCTTGGATGGGCCACAGACGAAGTGGCAATCTGGGCTCGTGGCGGGCCGAAGGAAAACAAACGTGCATGGGCACGCCTGTGGAAAGAGATTTTCGGAGAGTCGTCAATCTCCTCAAACATCCCGCAAGTGAAGAAGTTGGAAGCACCACCGAAGTAAAATGATTTATACTGCTAACAAGGAGGAAAAGACGATGAAAGCATTGCTTACGAAAAAGATCGCAACCGAAAAAGCCATGGGCGGTATTAAATCCGCAGTGGAATCATTTGTAAATTGGGAGCTTGAATTTAATACAAGGAATGTCTTAAATGGAACTCCTGAGTTCGTGCTTGACGTTGACGAGGATACATTCAATCGGGTGAAGGTTGGACAACACTACCAGATCAACATTGAACCAATCGGTTCTGAGGCATTTCCCACCGTTTGAGGATGCGTTTGGCATCAAGCCGCCACCGAAATGAGAAGGAGATGTGATGGGGAAAGAAATGGTATGCGAGGGATGCGGGGAACCGCTAGGTCTATTCCTTAATGGGAGATGTCACCCCGACGCGCTTGTAGAAATCTTCATGGTGGGGTCAATGAAGGTTCCAGGGAAGTTGATAGCGCGTTGCGGCGAGTGCAAAAAGGAGTTTGCGGAGTTTGCTGTGTCTGAGATCGTAGACCTTGAAAAGCATCCGAAGATCAGTAGAAAACTTCCAAGGTGCTCACATCACGCTGAGCCGCCACCGAAGTAGGAGGTAAACCGCAATGCCAATGAAGAGGGGAACGAGTAAGCGAACCACGGAAGAGAACTTCCACGAGTTCCGTCACGGCAAGACGTTCAAACGCACCGCAGCAAAGTCCGGCAAAGAGAAAGCACACAAGCAGATGATCGCGGCGGTTTTGACGAATAAACGGAAGGCGAAGCGCAAAGCGAAGACCCGCAAAACCTCAAGGTGATGTAAACTGCGTACATGGCCTTTAAGGACATCCCGCCTTATAAGATTCCATGCCCGACGTGTGGGGCGCAGATAGGGAAACCGTGTTTCTTCAATGAGCTACCGGGGGAGCATAAATACAAAATTGCTCATCATGAACGATGGAATGCTGCGCCGAAAGCGTGTAGGGTTCCGCAGAGTCGTTCGCTAGATCCTCCGAAGATCAAAAAAATTAAGAAGGAGCGGCTACTAGGAATTCCGAGAGGCAACAAATCCGTATCGGGTGCGTGTTCAAGGGAAAAGCATACGATATGTTTTAGCAGTCAGTGCAAGTGCTGGTGTCATCCGGGGAACGTAAAGCCTCTACAACCTGTTTCGCCAACTCCATCTTGTCCAGAAAATCTGCAAGCATGACTTCTCTCTGGGGGGATGGCTGGCGCATCATCCACTGAATCTTCTTTTGGAGTTCGGCGTCTTCCTTGAAAGCCGCATCTGTGGGGACGATGGCTTCCTCTGTGGCCTGAAACCTTCTGTAGAACAAAATTACGTCACTGAGAAGAATTGGGGCTAGTTGTTTCGAGTATCGGCCTCGGCCATTCCTCTTGAAAATCATATCTCTAACCGCAGAGACGGAAAAGAGCAATGCGCGTTTTTTAGAATTCTCAAACCTAAAGCATGGAATCTTTTTTTCTGCCAAGTATACTTTGGCGTACCGTGGGCTCCACCCCATGATCTCTGCGACTTCTCGGCTGGTGAGCAGGAAGGTTGTGGGGAGGTCAATTTTGAAAGTTACGGCAGCGTTTCGAGAGAGCAGGACGGCGGCAAGCCGCAGTCTTTCTGCGTACTCAGGGGTGGGATCTAGGTAGCGATAGTCGGGTGGATTCTTCCCGATCCGCACGAGGTACTTCTGCTTGTAGAGAGACTTCACTTGGGACGGGGTGAGGTTGAGGACCGTGCAGATTCCAGAGAGGGAGAGCCAGCGTTGGGGGAGATCAGGCATTCTCGGCGTCTACCTTCTTCTTGCGGCCTCCGTGGTAGCCGCCTGGACGATGGCCGGCGCCGTGACTTAGCTTCGCCATTTCGGAGAAATAGTCTGACTTGAGCTTCCTTTTTGCCGCGGAGATAGCGCCGATCTTCGCGTAGTAGCCGGGATCGGCCTTGGTGAGCTTCACTTTGACCGCCTGGGCCTTCTGGACCTTCTTGGGGACTACGGCTTTGGGCTTCTTTATTGTCAGTTTCTTCATAGAAATCATTATCCTATATGCCTACATGATGTTTCCACTGCCAAATTTGGGGTCGATTTGACAACTCTAAACGACTGTGCAACGATAGTGTGCATGGGAAACAAGACACGACAATACAGCGCAAACAACCTGTTGACTATCGATGGGGCGGCTTTGACTCGGGCTAGAATCAAGTCGCAGCTTTCGATGGAAGACTTGGTGCAGGGTTTCCCTGGGTGCAACAAAAGCACAGTCAGCCGATGGGAGCAGGGGGTTCTATCGCCTTCGACCGAAAGATTATTCATGCTGGTGGACCTGTTGGGGACGCATGATTTTGTCCGGTTGAACGGCAAGGCCGTATTGACGGCTGAGGAGATCGAGGTAGTCAGGAAGTTGAGGGAGGGGTGAAATGGCAGAAAAAGGACTGGCAGTAGTCGAACATCGTGAAAGTCAACTTGCGCATCCGGTTGAATTCAGCAATGAGCAGGTGCGGCTCCTCGCAGAAACTATTGCGAGGGGATGCGACCAAAATGAACTGGCGTTCTTTTTGAACGTCTGCAAACTGAAGCGGCTCGATCCGTTTACCGGACAGGTCCACTGCGTCAAGCGGTGGGATTGGGACTTGGGTCGAGAAAAGATTACCGTCCAGGTGGGCATTGATGGTCTGCGTGTGATCGCAGCGAGGACGGGAGAATTGGCCGGCAACGATGAGCCAATCTTTGACACCGAAGAAGGGGAACATCCCAATAAAGCAACTGTCACTGTTTATCGGTGGAGCCAAGGGAAGGGTCTTGGAGAACGCATCACGTATACGGCGTCGGCTCGTTACAGCGAGTATGCGCAACTGAAAAAGGATGGAAATCCGAACATCATGTGGGCCACAAAGCCTTACATCATGCTCGGAAAGTGCGCAGAGGCCCTTGCTCTCAGGAAGGCTTTTCCAGACGAACTCAGCGGTATGTATTCTGACGAGGAGATGGATCAGGCTGATAATGATGGCGGCGTGACCCCTGCATCCTTGGCTAAGAAACCCGTCACTCAGCCGCAGCGTGCCAGCGAACGGGCCGCAAAGGAGGCGGACACGAAGATTTCGCCCGCATCGACGACGACTGGTTCAACGACTGGTGGGAACGCAGCCGAGACTAGAGCCGCAGAGAAGCCGGGCGAGAAGGAAGTCTCCGGCATCATCGAAAGCGCAAAGCAAGCCAAGAGCGGAACCTTGTGGGTCATAGTCAAGGGCGAACCGTTGGTAGTGGCCGTGGACGGGAAGGACATCGACGGCGACATGGTAGCCGGGAACTTCATCAAGTTCCGCGGCTTGCACAAGTGGAATGACAAGCTGAAGACCGAGCAGAATCCGCATGGAGATTTCTGGTCTCTTGTCGGCTTGATTGAGCTATCTCCGGTTCAAGAGGCAGAGGTAACGAAGGCCGATGATGGGAAGATGGCTCCTGATGCCTCGGCTACGGCCGATGAGATGTTTGGCAAGCAGGCGCCAGCTGGCAATGCCGCAATCGAGGACTTGAAGAACAAGGGGCAGGTCACAACTGCTGCGCAGTTGCCGGAGGGGAGCGGGAAGAAGCCGGGAACCATCGGGATCAACAGGGCAAAACGGCTTTATGCTATCGCCGGCCAGAATAAGAAAACGACAGGCTTCACCGACGACGACATCAAGAAGGTGTTGGCGAAGTTTCCTCCGCCTGTTGGTCCTCTCGAACATCTTCGGGATCTCCCGATGGACCTTTACGAGACGTTCGAGAAACTCTGCACAGGAGAAGTGGACTGGAAAGAATACTTGGCTGACTGAGCGGTTTCCAAAATTTGGAATGAGGTAGAGGATGCGCAAGCCGCAGAGCAGCGAAGAGATTAGGTGGACGCTCTACTTTTGGGCGGTGGTAATCATTGTGGGCGGTGGAACGGTTGTGGGAGCCTTTTTCATCGCCAGAGCCGCAGTAAGACTTTTGTCACACAGTTTTGGTTTACCGATGTGAGGAGGGAACGGGGATGAACGCACAGGAAATACGCAAACGGCAAGAGATCATTGAAAAGGTGATTCTCAAGCGGAATGATTCAATGAACGACGCGCAAGGGATGGGGTATGGCCTTTGCTTCTGGCTCTCCGAGCTTGCCTTGCAGTTTGCCGAAGCCAATGAGCACCTGGCGAAGATCGCCAACCCGCCGATGGTGGTGGAAAATCAAGAGGTAGTCCAATGCGCGTTTTGCAATGATCCTGCTACGACAACTACGCAGACATGCGAAAAGCACCAACCGCAGTAAAGGAGGGAAAGTAACATGGCAGATGAAAGCGGTTTTGAGGTAATTCCGTCGCAGTCAAGTTCACAGATCGACGGAGTTCAGTTCAACGCAGAAACCAGCCAGGGGAGAATTTCGTTCATCAAGAACGGCTCGCTCTATGAGTACGACGACTGCACCCAGGACGAAGCGACTCAGATCGCCAGCGGCGCTATCGGCGGCTCGGTGGGGATTACTTTCGGTCAACTGTGGAAGGGCGTCAAGCCGTTTCGCAGGATAAGCTGATGGCCTACTTGGAATTCATCCTCGGCAAGCGTCCCAAGGGCAGGAAGACCGATGTTTGGAAAGTAGTATCGGCAGGCAAGACTAATGATCTTCTTGCTTCTAGTGGGATAGGTACGGTTGGTTGGTACTCGCATTGGAGACGCTACGTGTTCGAGCCGCGCGTCGAAACCATCTTCGATCCGGCGTGTCTGCGGGAACTGGCAGACTTTGTGGAGCGGCAAACCGTAGCGCAGAAGGCGAAGTAGGGAGGGTGACGTGGGGAATAGCGAATGGGGCGTCGAAATTCCGGGAGGTTCCTTTAGGGAAAAGGACCATGCCTATTTCAACGAGCGGCACACGCGAGTTCCGTCAACGACCCAGGTTTTCTCCATCCTTGGCTGTAATGATTTTGATGGGGTTCCGCCGGATGTTTTGGAGTGGAAGCGAAACTACGGAATCGCGGTTCACCGGGCCATTGAATTTCTAGTTGCCGGGGATCTGGATTGGGACTCGCTCGATGAAGCGATCATTCCGGCCGTGACCGGGTTGGAGCAGAAGCTCAAGGCGATGCAATTCAAGTACGAAGCCGCAGAGGAAATGAAAATCCACTCGCTTTACGGAATGGAATTTGGACTGACGGTTGACTTGCGGGGAACCATCGTTCATCAGGGAAAGACGCGGAACGCTGTGATCGACCTGAAGAGCGGAGTGAAGTTCTCTCCAACGTGGCGCTGGCAGTTAGGCGGCTACACCGTGGCTCAGGAGAAGATAAACGGTGGCTGGATGGGGGTAGTCCTCCAGTTCGACAAACTTGGAGAGGTCCATCCGCATTACATCGACTTGTTGCCGGCACAGAGGGAATTTCAGACATTGCTTGCGGCTTCGATTTTGAAGCTCAATGCGGGATTGGCGAAGTTGGGGTAGTATTGTTCATGTAGGCAGATTCAAATTGGAGGGTGAAATGGGAACAACAACGATTAACGGCGCATTGGTTTTGAAGGTTCCGGCCGAGCTTCTTGGACCGGGTGGGGAGTACGACCGCAGAAGGATCGCACTTCAGAAAGACATCAATCAACTTGTTCTGGACGCCAGCAAGATCGTGCAGGTGACGACGCCGGAAGAGTTGGAAAACGCCAACAACGCCGGCCGCGTACTTCAAGCCTCGACGAAGGAAGTCGAGTTGTTTTACAAGCCGCTGAAGCAGCAGGTGGACGCTTTCAAGGCCCCTCTGTTGGCACACGAGAAGGAGTTCGCAGGGCCGATTGACGCGGAGAAGCGGCGGCTTGGGGGGCTCATCACCGGCTTCATGCAGGAGCAGGAGCGCAAGCGTCAGGAAGCGGAGCGGATTGCTCGTGAGGAAGCGGACAGGGTTGCCCGCGAGGAGCAGTTGGCGAGGGCAGTTGAACTGGAGCAGGCTGGAGACACCGAGGCCGCGGAGCAAGTTCTGAATGAGCCTACCATGGCGGCGCCGGTTGTGATTCAGCAGGAAGCACCTGTGCGGATGGTCGGGCAGGTGGAGACCACGCGATTTGTAGTGACGGTGACGGACGCAAAGGAGATATACAGGGCCATCGCCGAAGGAAAGTTGTCGATGGAATGTGCGCCGATCAACGTGGCTTGGCTGAATAAGAAAGCCAACCTGGAGAAGCAGGGCTTCGATGTTGTCGGGTGCGTGGCGAAACCGGAATCAAGCACCCATTTCAGGGCATAGCAGTTTAGGTTCCTTGGGTGTTGCCTCCCAAGGGAAACGGCAAGGGAGCGAATCCCACTGCCGGTGGCGGCAGGTAACAGGTATGGCCGGATGGCCTATCCCTGAGCCGAGCCTGGGGGACGCCTTGGGATGCCGCCACGAAGATTTAGCTTTCGGCCGCGACATGCTCTGGCGAGGCTGAAGGATGCGCGGGTCATTCTGAGGGAAGCGTGACGGGAGTTATCCCAAACAGTCCACACCCCGAACGCATAGAGGAACGGCCCGCGCATTGAAGATTGAGGAGGAAAGCATGGACGTTGAAGCAAAAGTGAAGACCATCATCGCCGAACAGTTAATGGTGGATGAAAGCGAAGTGACTCCCGGCTCGAACCTTGTGGACGACCTCGGGGCTGACTCTCTCGATGTAGTCGAGATTGTCATGCAGGTTGAAGAGGATCTCGACCTTGAAATTTCCGATGAGGAAGCCGAGAACGTCAAGACCGTGCAGGACATCATTGACGGCATCAAAAGGAAACTGAATCTGTGAGCGGCGAGAAGGAAGCGGCGTGCTTGCGGCTTTGCGGCGATTCAGCGACTCGCGGCATCCACTTCCAAGGGTGTCCTATTCTGCGGGACATCTGGCTTGGGAAAAAGAGGCCAACACAGAAATTCCAAAATTTGGAAAGTGGAGAGAAGAAACCATGAGCAAATGGCTTTACGAGCGGTGGATGGAAGGGGGGTGGGAGATTCTGCCTGTTTACAAGAGGGCCATATTCGTCCACACTCCGTCAGCACCAGGAGCCCATGACGACATGGTGATGGCAGCGGCTTTGGCAACGAAGATGTTTATGGACAGAATGCCGTGGTGGAAGAAGTTGTTACGCAAGATCAAAATCTTTTTCAAGGAGAGAATCATGAAGCGAATTGCAATCATTTTCGGATTAACGGCGCTGATGCTTGGAGCAGCGGTAGCGCAGCAGCCACCGGCTCAACCGCCTGCTCGACCGCAGGTCGTAACCCCGAAGGCCCCTTACGACAGCGACAAGGCTCAGTTGGCAGTCAAGCAGGAGACGATTCTTCAGTTGACGGCTACTGCCGATCAGACGGCATTCCAGGCCCACATGAAAGACCTTCAGCAGCAGTATCAAGCCGAGGAAGCCAAACTCATTGCATGGATTGCGGATGTGAAGAAGGTCAACGCCTGGGACGACAGCTACACCTACGACCGTGTCGGCGACAAGTGGACGCACGCGCCGAAGGCAGAACCCAAACCGGCTGAGACGCCGAAGAAGTAATGCCCACTAACCTCCAGCGCACGATAGAGCGGCAACGGGCGGTGTACGAAACACTAGCTACGCCGCTCTTGTACCAGTTAGCTCGGATACACGGGTTGAGCATCAGGGAGTTTGCGGACATCTTTGGGATATCGAAGAACCACGCCGAAGCGGTTTTGAAGCATCGGACATCGCCTTCACTGGAGTTGGCATTTCAGATCGCGCGGTACTTTGATGTGAAGGTGGACGAATTGTTTGGGTGGATGTTCGACGACACTGGGAACCGCAGGCCGTTGGTTGTGGAAGTGAAGGGAAAAGCGTTCAGGGTGAAGTCTACGGACTCTCCGCTGGAATTGGTGGAGGTTGAGAAGGGGTGAGTGATGGTTGAGGACAAGGCAGGGAAGGCGACGGCGTTCGAGGTCACGAGAAAACGCCGCTCACCTGTATTTGGGATGAAGCGCCCACTTAAACCAAAGCCGCACGACTGTCCCAACGCTGGCAAGCGGTTCAAGGTGGCTACTGTTCAATTGGAGGAGTTATGAGCTATAGAAGCCGTCGTATGATCCGTCGCTATAGGCGAAAGCAAGAAGCGCGTCGGGAGGCATGGGGGGATTTTTGGTACGGCGTGTTGGTCTTTGTGTTGCATCCCGTAAAAGTGATGCGACGGTTGCGGCGGGTGGCTACCGTGGAACTGGAGGAACTAGCGTGAAGTGTCCAAAGTGCGGCGGGAGCCTTTACCGGGGTCTGAGTACAGGAACCCTTATATGCCGCAACAGAAAGTGTGGCTACAGGGTTAAGGGAGGGAAGCGATGAGTCATCAAGGGTTGCCGTCAAGGAGAATGGGAGGTCGCATGGCTGAAGACAAGATGAGAGCGATGAGCGAGATCGAAAAAGGTATTCCGATTCCAGGAGAGAAGCGTCTTAATCTCGAAGACAAATTCCCGCAATTCCTGAAACTAGAAGTTGGCGATTCCTTTGTCATTTCTGAAAAAGACTTTAGTGCTACCTGCTTTATAGAGATAGCCAACTTTGGGACCAGAAACAGACAGTGCCATGAAGTTCGGGAATTAAGCAACAAGAATTTTCGGGTGTGGAGGACAGCATGACGCAACGCTACGCAGTACCGGAAGACGGCTTGAAGGCAATCTCCGTCGTATTCGATGAGTTTTTAGACAAGCTCGAAGATGCTGATCCTTTTCTCAAGTCAACTATAGAGCGCGAAGAATTTAAGCGCAAAACTGCCGAAGCCTTGATCCGCTGGCAGTCGGAGAACCCGCAGGTGCCAACTTGGGAACAAAAGAAAGCGTTGCGCTGTCACCTTCACCCGGCAGAATCTAAAGGCAATGGTGCATGGATGGGAACAACCGACATCGAAGATGGTGCTGTCGAGTGGCAGCGCCGGATGTACCTTGCCCCGGAGCCGGAAGTGCCGAAGGATGCCAATCGCTTCGGTGCTTTCAATCCCGAGGAGCGCAGCATTTTGCTTGTGCTACTTCAGGAGCGTGCTAACGCAGTGAGCCAGATTGCATCTGGAGAGCACAGGGTATCAGCCTACCTATTGGCGATTGAACGGCTAGAAGCGGAGGCCCAAGGATGAGTGTATTTTTAGGAATTGACCCAGGGGCATTGGGGGCAGTGGCGCTTATCAGACGGGATGGTTCTGTGACCTTTTGGGATACGCCGGTCGTGCATATCAAGAGCGGAAAGAAGACAAGAACGGAGATGAACGCGGTCGCGGCATCGATGCTACTTTCTGACATCCGAGACGGCAACAAGGATAGCGTATTTGTGACGATTGAAAAGGTCGGAGCAATGCCTGGGCAGGGGGTCACTTCGATGTTCTCCTTTGGGAAAAACTTTGGAACATGGCTGGGAATCTTGGCGGCCCTCAAGCTCCCCCATCAGCAAGTAGCGCCTGTCAGTTGGAAGAAAAGGATGATGACCGACATGGGGAAGGACAAGGACGCGAGTCGGGTTCGCGCTATGCAGTTATTTCCAAACGCTCAACGCGATTTGTACCTGAAGAAGCATCATGGAAGAGCGGACGCATTGTTGATCGCAGAGTACGGAAGGCGGCAACTGGGCGAACCTCAGTGGGAACCGGCAGCGGAAGTTGCCGGGGCAAGAACGCTGTTTCAATAGGAGAAACTCATGGCAAAGCAACTCGCACGTCTCAAGGACTTCTTTGAAGGCAAGCGGCGCAGGTGTACGCTCGACGACTACCACCAACTGAAGAGCGTCGGCAACGAGAACCGGATGAAGTTGATGATCTCGATGCCGCTCTCGAATCACCCAGTCAGCGGACTCCCTGATGAATTCGTGGAAGAGTACGCGCTGATGGAGAAGGGAAACTCGGCCGCGAACTTCAAGAAGATTTCGGTTGAGGTCAAGGCCGCAAAGTTCACGATCTTCACCACCGACACGATTAAGAGCCATGTGGTGCGGACGGACGGATGCACATTGAACAGCTTCCGTCTTATCGGCGCCGGCGTGGAAGAGAAGCGAACGGTGTCTCTGGACTTCATCGTGTATATTCCCTGGAGCGACAACCTGCACAAGTGGTGCGCGGAAAATCTTCATGCTGACTTCTTCTGTGAGACAGTGCCATCACAGATGGAGTTGGTTGAAGAGGAGCTGGAAAAGCCGAAGGGGAAGAAGAAAGACAAGCGAACAGAGTTTGATCCAGAGGCCATTCAGAAAGCCGCAAAGCAGGGCGATTTGATCCAGTAGTTGCGGCTGTATGCAAATTGGGGTAGTCTGTAGTTGCCTGGTCATGTTGGCCGGGAAGTGACCGCAGAATGCAGGCTGCGAGTTGCGCCCTCCAGCGGCGGGTGGACCCCATCCACCCGCTGCCCTCCGAATGGGGCGGAAAGGGAATCATGGAAGTGACAATCGACACATTGATTATTGAGAAGCTGTCGTCCAAAGGCATCTTAGCGTATATCGCTGTGTCTCTGGCAGAGGATACAGAGGCCACCACCGCAGCCTTGGCGGGGCTTGTACGGGCTCAGACGGGGGTAATGCTTGAGGGGCTGAAGGAACTCGCTGTAGCGGCTCCTGAGTTTATTGCGAAGGCTCCCAAGAATAAGTGGCGGTGTGGGGTAGTGAAAGCCGGCGAGGGCGTCATACTCCAAAGTTTGGAATCGGAGCGGTACAGGGTTTTCGTGGACGACCTGAAAAAGTATTGGGACTTCCTGAATCCTGGGTTACCGTTTGAGATGGGCGGCAAAGACGGTGTGCAGATCCGGCGGTTCCTTGCGGACCATCGGCAGTGGACTCAGGAGCAGTGTTTGATAGCCTTGCGGCATCGGGCAATCAGCGTAGTAAAGTTCGGAGCGGAAAGCCGGACTAGGCCGTTGTGGACCTGGGTGGGACAATTAGACAACTACGCAGCAGGGCCGCTAGACAGGTTCAACAAGCCGGTGGAGGGGAATGGGAATGGCAAAGCCGCAATCAGAGAGCAAAGCAATCGTCAAGGTGACGAAGCCTACATTGCTAGTCATCTGTGAAGACTACGAGGCGAAGGGCGTAGCGATTCTCGGATACCTGAGACAATTTGCTGCAATCGACCGGCGAGAAGTGACGGACGAACTCCGCGACTCGTACATCAAGGCGATTTGCGGTCGTAAGCCGGAGTTGTCTTTGCGGCAGGTGGAGAAGGGGTTGGCGGCTTACCTGGAGAGCGGGGACCGTTGGCCGTGGCCGGGGACGTTGATAGAGATGATGGAGGAAGAAGTCTGATGCCAGTCAGAATTCAACGCAAGCGCACTAAAGGCTGGAGGGCACCTACGGGTGTTGTGAACTGCACACGACCGGGGAAGTGGGGAAACCCGTTTCGAGTAGGCATCGATGGCACTGCCGAGGAATGTGTTGCCAAATATCGCGCTAAAATTGACAGCAATGTGTGGACGTTCCCCACGAAGAAAGACATTCAAGAGCAACTGCGCGGCAAAGACCTGATGTGCTTTTGCGGACCAGACTCGGTGTGTCATGTAGATATTCTTCTGGAGATAGCCAACAAGTGACGCAATCATACGAAGACTCCCCACTCCCGGCCAGTGTTGACGCTGAGAAAGCAATTCTCGGGGGGATCCTTTTAGATAATGAAGCCTTCTTTGATGACTCCCTAGACCTTACAGCCGAAGATTTCAGTTTAGACTCGCACCGCCGCATTTTTCTGCGGATGAGCGAGATCATGTTTGGGCTTACACCGGATGCTCACCACGTAGACATCGTTACGCTGGCAAACGAATTGGCCCGGAACAAGGAAATCGAATCCATCGGCGGAGTTGCTTACTTGGCCTCGTTGACGGAAGGATTACCGCGGCGCCCGGTGATCGAAGAATATGTACGGATCGTCAAGGACAAGGCGCGGCTGCGCAAGCTCATGCTTGTCTGCTCGACAACCATTGCCCGTGCTGCCGACCAAAGCGAGAGTTCTCTTGGAGTCCTCGGTGAACTGGAAAACAAGCTCATGGAGATCAGCGCCGATGGGCCAGAGCATTCGACACCGATAGGGTCTATCGACGTTGAATCGGGAATCAGGGGGAAGCGGACCATCTCCAATGAGCGGACGGCCTTGGAAATGACATGGGGAGTGAAGGGCTTGGACGAGTTCACACACGGCGCGTTCAAAGGGGAGTTCACGATTGTTGGCGGAGAAGAAAGTTCTGGAAAATCGGCGTTCCTTTTGCAGATGCTCGTTGCGAATGCTCTGGAAGGTACTCCCTGCGGACTGTTTTCTTTAGAGATGTCGAAGGATCAGGTCAAGCGGAGATGCTACCCGCTGTTGAGCGATATTCTGACCAGCGGCCAAATCCGCGATCCACGGTTGATGAACCTCCACACTCACGTACCGGAAATGGAGCGGGTGACGGAGGAACTGGCAAAGCTCCCCATCTACATCGACGACACGCGAGAGTTGCGGATCGACAAGCTGATCGTCAGGATGCGGATGATGCGACGGAAATTTGGGGTGAGGCTGTTTGGAGTAGATTTTATGCAGTTGATAAAAGTCATGCCGAAGATGCAGCACTTGGAAGCGTTCATCGACATGGTAATCAAGCTCAGGGATTTTCCAGCGATGATCGAGCCGGACTGCCATCTGGTAGCACTCAGTCAATACTCGAATCAGGACAACTTTTTGAAGTCGAAGAAGCGAGGGACGAGCAGTTATTATGGTGGATCAGTGATCCGGTATGCGGCTCAGAACCTTCTAATGATTTCGGTTGAAGATCCAGAGAAAACCGAGAATGACTTGTTGGAAGCCGCATTCAGAATCGCAAAGCAACGCGACGGCAAGCGCGGAACGGTGAAGTGTTCTTATGACAAAAATCACTACAAGTTCACGTACCCAACTCCATACCTGAAAGGAACATGAGATGGCAACAATCAGTATTTTGCAGCCAATATCCGAAGACGCAGAGCTTCGGAAGAAGGAAGCCAAAGAGCATTGGAAGGCGATCCAGCAGTCGGGACCGCTGGTATCCACTAACAGCCTGCGGATTGGGTTTCATGCTGCGGCTTTGAAACGAAACAATCTCTTCGGTCTACTCGGTTACGCCAGCGAGAAGGACGCCCAGGAAGCATCAGGAATCAAACAGGCGACTTGGTACAACGTCATGCGGATAGCTGAAGCGTTCCCGAACGTCGAGGAAAAGCTCTTCATCGCCATGAAACTCACGAACGCAGAAGCCGCTATGGACTTGCCCGAGTCGAAGCGGTTTACGGAATACTGGCTGCGCCGGGCTGCAACCGATCCGATTGACCTCTTTCAAGCCGCTGTGGATACAGAACTGGACGGCAAAGCAAAGGAATCGGACGGCAAAGAGCGAGTGGTTTCCTACAGCGTTCGGATGCCGAAGTCGAGGAAGACGGCGGTCGATGCCGGCCTGAAGGAGTACGCCAAAGAAGTTGGGTGTGAAGGTGACGATAGCAAAGCTCTGGAACTTATGGTGGCAGAGCATACTGGCGGCGGCGTTTCTCTTGTTGGCAGTGTGCATTTCGCACTTCGTAAGATTGCGGAAATCAAGAAACTAAATAAGACCAACATGAGTGCGTCCGAGATGTTGGAAATGTCGTATGAGATGCTGGACGAGGTGGTTGAGCATTTCAGGAAGGCGCTGGAAGGATTCCAAAATTTGGAATCGAGTGGAAAATGAACCTGCCTGCCTTCCCAAAACCCAGTCAAGTGAAGAAGCCCCCTGTGGCTGTCCGCGTTTTCAGGGGCGGCCGCGAAGTTTGCAACCACCTGATAAAAGCCGGGAGGGACGAATACGAACGCCGGAAACGGAAGGCTTGGGAGGACCAAAAGCACATCTGTGCAATTTGCCATAAGCCTTTGAACTGGGCAGATACGACAGCAGACCATATTAAGGTTCGCGGCATGGGCGGCGGCTCCCGTGATGACAGACAGGAGAACTTGGCGGCGGTTCATTGGACCTGCAATACGCAACGTGGCTCAAGAACAAAGGGATTCTATGGGGTAGATTGAAAATGTTGTGGCAGAACGGGGCCGATTTCCCTTACCATTGGGGATATGAAGCGTCTCTGGATAATCATTTGCGCTCTGGTTCTGTCTCCGCTCGGGTGGGCGCAGTCCATCCCAATCTCAGGGTTCGTCGTGGACCAGTACGGAAGTCCGGTAGCTGGGGCACAGGTTTTCATTTGCTCCGCGGCCGGATCGAGCGGCCTTCCCTGTACCCCGCCAGCGTCGATCTTTCAGGACTACGACCTCGCAACGCCGGCGCCGAACCCGACGCAAACCGATGCAAACGGGAATTTCAACGTCTACGTTGGGCCGCTGGCCTTCCCAAACACCTATGTCGTCAACATGGTAACGCCATCGGGTCCGACTTACACCCAACTCTACCCTGGTCCGAGTTGCCCTTTGGGCGGCTGCACCTTCACGGGGCCGATAACGGGAACACTGTTTAACGCCACGGCGAGTCCGTATTTTGAAGTGAATGGGACGCAGCTTGCCAGCACGAATCTCTTGGATACGGCCAATATCGCCTACCTCAACGCTCAAAACACCTTCACGGGCAGCAAGCAGACGGCGCCGATTTGGAACGCGACGACGGGGTTTCAGGTAGGCGGAGTGGCTCTAGCCTCGGCAAACTTGTCGGACACCGCAAATCTTGCTTACTTGAATCTCTCGAACACGTTTACGGGGACCACCAACACGTTCAAAGCCGTAGTGGGGACAACGATCACAGGGACCACGATCAACGCCACAACGGGCTTTCAAGTTGGCGGGGTCGCACTATCAGCCGCGAACCTGAGCAACGGCGTCTCGGGAACCGGCGCTGTTTGCTTGGCATCTGGTAGCATTTGCTCGACTTCTTCTTCGGAGTATTACCAGACGGTAGCGGCGAACGGTGTAGCGCAGACTCAACGCCCTACATTGAATTTCTCGCCACGCTTTACTCTTACGGACTCGGCTTCTCCTGCTAAGACCACTGTTGACCTTGCGACAAGCGGAGTGACAGCGGGGAGCTACACACTTGTCAGTATTATTGTAGATGCTTACGGACGCATCACAACGGCAACGAATGGGAGCATCGCAACAAGTCAAAAGAACTGTCTGAGTGTAGCTTGCGCGGGAGGAAGCACTTACACAACTGGAGTGACATACACCAACTCAAGCGGCGTGCCGGTGATGGAGGAAGTGACGTATTCAACACTTGCCGCATCGGAGTGTACTGGGGCGAACTCTTACATCACAGCATATGTAAATAGCAGCATCGTAGGGGCAGCCGGCGTGTCCAATGAGTGTCAAGGCACCAATTCCACATCTTTCATTGTTCCGCCAGGCTCCACGTTCGAGGTTGTCTACGGAACTTTTGGTACGGCCCCTAGCTCTTGGGCGATTTCTGGTTGGGCAGAGGTGTCTCTATGAGAGGGACAAGTATGAAAAAGATTTTAGCTGTAGTGTCACTAGCAATAGCGGCTTCGGCGACCTATGGGCAGACGATCTCAAATGTTTATGTGAGCGCCAGTACGTCAACGACGGCAACGATTGTCTGGACGACCAGCACGCCGGCCAAGTCTCAGATCCGCTACGGCCTCGACAACACGCTGCCATTTTCTAACAACACAAACTACGCGCTCGTCACTTCGCACTCGATGACGTTGACGCTGTTGAACGCTGCACAGCCGTACTATTTCGCGGTAGTCTCGGTGGATGGCGGGGGGCACTCAACGCAGTCCTCGACCTACGAGTTTGCTCTTTGCGGTCAAGGAATTGTTCCTGCGACGGGGACTGTGAATCTCTTTTACGGATTTGGGACAGCGACGTTGACGTGGGTTCCACCGGCCGGCGCCAGCGGAAGTCCGACGATCTGTGGGCAACCAGTGCAAACTACCATGACCGCGACTCTGAGCCAAATGGGAAGTTTCTCAACAAGCGTAGCGGATGCTTACAAGGTAACGCCGGGACCGGGGACGTGGACAGTGGCGGTAGCGGACATAGGGGACATTGCCCCAATCAGCATCACGGAGCCGCTGTCAGTTGCCAACCAAGATGTATCTGTACCTTTGCAGGCCGCAGCCGCGGGGGCGGGGCTCACGTGGTTTTATGGAAACATGATCACCCATGCAACCTATCCGTCGATTGCGCCCTTGTTCGGTTTGCCGACAAATAATCCCACATTCACGGGAACGATAACAGGGCCGCAATATGTTCTTGGGACATCTCCTTTCGTGTCGAGTACGGATGGGACGGGATCTCAGGTTGTCACAAAGACTCCGAGTGGAGCATGTGCAATTGCAAGTGGTTGCACGGGCGCAACCACGCCATCCGCGGCGTTGGCGAACCTATTTGCTGGCCCGGTTATCAGCATCCATAACTCGCAATGCGGCGGCGTGGTAAACGGGACGACGGACGATACAGCGGCATGGACAGCTTGCATTGCAATAGCGTCGGCGCAGAATGGTACCGTCACGACGGATGGGTTGTCGCTGCTGAAAAGCACGCCAACGATTCCGAGTGCGGGAAACTTCCGCATCCAAGGCACAACTCCCGGCGCGGGGATGTACTTCTCGAATCCGGCCGGATTTCCAAACACGACTGTATCTCCCTGGCTCTACGGCTCGGTTATCAACGCGGGGCTGTTTTTTCCGACTGGAACCTCCAATGTAGAGATCGACCACATGAATCTGACCTGCGACCCTTCGACTTCTACCGGATGCAGGCAGGTGGTGTTCCTGCTGGACGACAATAATATCAATCTGCACGACAACCATTACAGCGGAGGTTGGGGCGGAACAGGCAGCAACATCGACCTACAGGGCGGCCACGACCTTACTTTCAAGGACAGCACGGGGACCGGCTATTACACGGCGGCAGTGTTGACGAACGATAGTAGCGGCTTGGTCGGGGCACCGCTGCGCGTGCATGTGCAGAACTTTACGGCTTCTGGCGGAAACCCCGCCAGCACAAATGACCCCACTCCATTTATATTCTTTGACACGCAGTTCAGCGATCTGACGGACAGCACTATAGACCAAGGCAACGTACCAGTTCAACCCGGCACGGGCGGGTCATACGGCGCTGGATTTTACACCGTGAGCAACACTTCCTTGCGCATCTTGTCACTGACAGGCAAGGGGCCGACGATGGCAGCAACGGTGCCGGGAAGCGCACCAGTCTCAGTGAGCAGCGCCAGCGGAAACGGCACCACTCTCACCCTTAATCTTGGCACACCTATCTTTGCGGGGGTGCCTTCGCCGGCGGCGAGTCCGGTGGGCGGCATTTCAGGGATTACCTGCGGAAGCGGATCGTTGCCGAGCGGAGCCTACTACACGATTACAGGAACAAGCCAAGTAACCATTCCGGCCAGTTGCGCATCCCCGACTTTGAGCAGCGCGGTGTTTTGGATGTACGGCTATTTGCCAGACATCGGCCAGTCTTTCTATGTAAACTTGCTTGGCGTTCTCAACGGCACTGGCGCGCCGATCAGCAGTCTTTCCTACACTTATCCCTACATCACATCGACCATTTCTACAGGACACTTCTCACCGCTTAATGCAGGGATATTCTCCTGCTCCCTGGCCGGAATCACAGTACCGACCGTGCCGACCGTCACAGCAAATATAGTTGCCGGGGCAATCACCAGTTACACCGTGAACACCGGGGGGGCCAATGCCACCATCGACTACACAATTGTAGTTACCGATCCTACAGGAACGGGAGCTACAGTCGGAGCGCAGACTTTCAATTCCAGCGGAGCGTTGACCGCACTGGGGACTGGACTGATTACCGGCACTGGCTATACAAACCCCACCGTGACCTTAACCGGGGGCGATGGGTTGTCTGGAGCCTATGGATGCCAGATTGCCAGCGTCGCGCCAGACACGTTTACAGTGCAGGCACAGCTTGGATTACACGCTACGATCCCCGCCGGAGCGGTTTCTTCCGCCGTGATGCAGACCACCTTGAGCGGCCCTGTGATGGCGACCGTCACGGGATATGGCGCGTTCAGCTTCGATCTTGAGGGCGGGGACTCGGCTGGAGTGAATCTGTCGAACGCGATCACGGCAATCAGCGGCACGACGACGATCACGGTGACAGTAGGCGCAGGCTTGCTTCCCCCTGTAGGAACACAGTTCAGAGACTTAATTACCGGGGTGACCGGGGGGAGCCTCCTGAATGGCGGGTGGGTCGTAACGGTCACGTCGCCGACGACATTCACATTCACCAATGCAGGGTCTACTGCGGTGGGCGCATCTGTCTCAGGTGCGTACTCTGTTGCGGAAGCGTATATCTATTCTGCTTTCGATGTCTCTAAGGGAAACACCTACAAGAACACGGGGGGCAGCGGGCTTTACCTGCAAGGATGCGATTACTGCTCTTCTAAGAATGACCAGTTTTTTAATATAGACCAACAAGAGCAAGATACTACGCTGCCTGCTGGTGGTGTCGCAATCAACAACGGCATCGGCGCTCAGATCGTTGGAGACAGCGTAGTCGGCTCTGGGCAGAACTGCTATGAGGCGGAAAGTGTCTACGGCCTTGTATTCTCCGGGAATTACTGTGAGAACCCGAAGGAAGCGGGGATTAAGTTATCTGTCGTCTTTGGCTATACGATTGGGGACTACAAGCAGCGCGGAACCTCCAGGTATGGCTTCTACGCCACTGGTCCAGTCAGCGGCACGACAGGCTTGATGGACATTGAAGGATCGAGCGCAATAGCGATTAACCCTGCTGGAAGCGGGTCAACCCTCTTGAAGTTTGGAGGGCCAACCAGGGTGGCGAATGGCAGCGGGTACTGCCTGATGGACGATACGACCGGCTCAAGTTATGCGAACCTCGACTGCAACGGACTGCCGATTCTACTCAGCGGTGTCAATCAGGCCTTTGACAGCCTGCATATCGAGAACATCGCCAGGGGCTTTGCCATCGCGTTGCAAGGTGCGACCAGTCCCCATTTCAACAATCTCACTGCGGCAAATATCTGGAGTCTGTTTTACACGCAAGGTAATACGACCGATCTGGAAGTCAACGTGGCGAACCTGTCTGGTATCCTTGGCGGAACCTATCAAGATCAAGGTCCGGGCTATGTGATTGGGACAACGACGAACAACTCCTACGTCATTAGTTCCATGCCCTCGGCAAGTACCCTAACCGTTGGAGATATTGTCTCTGATTCTGTAAGTTTCAGTGGAAGCGGATATATCCCGGCAGGCACTACCGTTATGTCTATCAACTCCGGGTCTGGATGCTCGTCAAACTGTGTGGTCATGTCGCAAAAGGCAACTGGTGCCGCGTCGGGCGAAACCATCGCCGTTTTCGGTTCCATTCTCACCGGCCTGAAATGGTACAACGTGACAACGAGCGGTACTGCGGGTCAGGGTTTTGTCTCGTATTCCACGCAGGGAATCGACATGCAGGGTGGAAGTTTCACAGGATTCGCGGGGGCGTCCAATGGGTCTGTTGACTTTAGCGGGGTTTCTGGGGTACTGGCTGGAAACAGCGTTCAAGGTGTAACCATCGTGGGCGGTTACATCGGCCTCGGTGTTGCGCAGCAGGTATCCAACCTGACGGCTTTCAACAATACGATTTCAGGCGCAATCCTGACAGGAATCAGCGACCAAACATCCAATCTGGGCAACAGCTACTTAGGCAACATCCTAAAAGGTAATCCAACTCCCACGACGATCACGAATGTCAACGCTGTAGTCGGCGGGAACGTGGCCGGGGAAGGTACCGGGACACCCACATCGGCGGGCATCCCTTGCAATGCGGCCTCAGTTACGAATCTCTACTATCAGGCGTCGAGTGGGAGCGGAAGACAGTCGTGGATGTGCGACCCGGTGACCGTGGCGTGGGTCCAGGTGCCGGCGCCGAGCGCGGCTACATCAGGTACAGTGACCAGCGTGGATGGCTCGGCTTCTGAAGGAGTAGAAACGGCAGTCGCCGGCGCCGTGGCTGCGATTACTACCTCTGGCATCGTTCGAGGAGCGTTTCCCTATCTAGTCGAGACTGGCGGTGTAACGCTGACCGAGGCTATGCGCGGACACTTCATCGTCACCAGCGATTCAGGAAATGACGTTTACGTGCTACCCACACCCAGCGGGACAAGTCTCCAGAATGGCTGGTACATAGAGGTCAAGAACACCGGCACAGGAACGGTGACACTAACTCCGGCGGGCAGTACAACAATCGACGGACAGACCACTGTGGTGCTGCCAGCGAAGACTTCTATCAAGTTTCAGAGTGATGGGACAAACTACCACTCGATGATGATTTCGCCGGGGAGTAGTAATGCGCAGAATCTTGTTTATGCTAGTCCCGCCGCCGCTACTGGTCCGCCCAGCATGAGGGCATTGGTAGGGACAGACATTCCAGCTATCAATCTCGCGGCAAGCGGCCCAGGGGGTGTTACCGGGACTTTGCCGACAGGTAACGGAGGAACTGGCGAGGCCGGAACCATCACCGGCGTCGCGTTCCACAACGGAGCCTCAGCCGACACCGCAGCCACAACTGCGCAGCTTCAGACGGCGATTGGCTCTGGTGTCTACGCGCCGATCACCAACGCGCCCTCTGCTTTAATCTCTGTCGCTCCAACCAGCGATATACTCTGCGCGTCAGGGAATAACTCATGGCCGAACAGCAAGAACGTCAGCATCGCGCCATTGGCGGTCAGCAATATCATTTACAGTGCGCCCACTTTCACGTTTACAGTCGCTAGTGGGTTGAAGACGGACGGGTATATTGTCGGGCAGACAGTGCAAATTACCAGCACGACAGGCGGCACGGGAAACTTCAACGTCTCCGACTACGCAATTACCGCAGTTACCAGCCAAACATCCTTCACGGCAACCTCTGCCACAGCGACAGGCACAGCCTATGGAAGCGGCGGGACGCTTTCGATGGTCTGCAATAACAGCAGCGATGATCTGACCGTGGCACCCTTTGCTTCGACGCTTCCGTTGCCCATCATGTCCACCTACACGAGGTTTGCTGTCGAAGCGGATTTCTCTGTATTCACAGCTGCCACTGCGCCGAACGTTCAGGTTCCCAGACTATATTACAACAACAATGTATTAGTGATAGGCAGTGCAGCCCTGACTCTTCCCGCGAGTTCGGTTGCAAACCTGGGCGGCTCTTACTATACATTTACATCGCAAAGTTCCGGGCTGGTGGATGGCGTCTTTAAAAGCCAGACGTTATCTACAACTCCGGAGTATTCCAACAGCTATGGAGTTCAATACATTTCCACTGCGGCCAGATATAATCTGGCGTTGGAAGACTTCTTCTCGGCGAGTGGCTTAGGCGGGACACTGGCGCTGACTTACAGCACTGGCGGGTTAACCTGTACGAACGGCACGCAGACGGTAGGAACCTTCAATGGCGCGGGAACCGGCGGGACGGGAACGATTACGGTATCTGGCAATATCCCAAGCGGCGCGATTACATTCACGAATCCAGGGTATGGCTACACTAGCATCCCAACCACGGCGCAAGTGGCAACGTGTACGGGCCTCACGACATTCACCAACACAGGAGCCTTGGGTGGAGCGGGACAGACGGCGCTGAGGCTGATTTCATTCACAGCGAAGCAGCAGTAGGCAGGACCGGCCTTACGCAGTAATGGCTCCGTGGAATCGGGACGGCTGGACGAAGGGAACGAGGTAAGATGAAATGGACAGACAAGACGCGGATGACCTTCGAGAACTTCGGAAGGATGTCGGAGAAATGGAACATCAAGTTGCCGAATTAAAACCGCAAGTAGCTGTCGCGCTGGCGGGCGTCTCGAACTTCCGCGACTTCCAGGAGGAGGAGAGGGGGAACTGGTCTGAACTCAAGGCGGAACGCAAGGTTGTAGCGGATCGCCTATGGACGCGGATGCAGAAGATTGCCTTAGCCGCAATCATAGTTCCCATTGCCGTCACACTCTTAGTTTGGGGGATACGCAGCGCCTATTATTTCATCAAAGATGTGAGCCAAGCCATTCAACAAATACGTGAGCTTCACAAGGGCAATCTCGACAAGAAAAACGTGATACCGCCAACCACCGGAGAAGTCTATACTGTACGTATGAACCCGCCGCAGGACGCGGCTCTCAAACCGCACTACCAGTAAAGGAGAATCATGGGAACCACATGGCCAGACCCTCCACCGCCCGATCCGCCAGGAAAGAAGCCAACACCCCCGCAGCAGCCGTGCGCCGTCATCACCGACCCGCCGCCGGAAGCTACCGCAGACGATTTGGACGCCGTGGCTAGGGAGCGACAGGCCGCGCAGGACACCGCCGAAAATACCGCTTGACAGGCTCAGCGTGTGATGGGACAATGTCCACATGAGCAAACCGCGCGTAATCGAGATTCGCCCCTTCCGCAACCTGCCGTCCGGAGAACTCAAAAGGATTTTGGTCGCGGCGGCTGAGTGCGGAGTACGCCCTAGTGAATTCTGTCGCAGCGCGGTCTCGGACTGGTGCAGGAAACACGAAGCAGAGCAGAACGCGGCCAAACGCCTCACAACGAAGGAGCCGTAACCGTGACTCAAACAGGGCATGAACAGCAGAGACTGCGCATCGCAGCGGCGCGGCGGTTTTTACACTGCTCCATAGCGGAGTCTGGTGGACGTAGGGACTCAGCCTTGAACGCGGCAGCACGCGAGAACAATGCTATCGCACTCTTCGAGATACGCTTGCAAGACATGGACAAGCTGGAAGCGGAACTCAGGGCTGCGAAAATCAAGAAGGAGAAGTAACCCATGCAATTCATCCAACACGTAAACCTGTACTGGTTGGTGTTTGAACTGCTTGCGGGATTGGCGGTAATCGCGCTGGTGTGGCGATACTTCGACGTAATCCTGGCATGGCTCAAGAGCAAGAACTGGACCACGCATACCGTCGGTGCCGCGTGTATATCGGCAGCCATCTATATTTCTGCCAGCCAGCAAGCGCAGCAGTTCCTTTTAGACTTGCTCAAAGCGCATCCTGCTTTGGCTGCGGACGCAATTCTCTTGGCGACGTTGATTGCCAAGGCCAGTCGCTCCAGTTCACCTGCTGGCACGATGGCAGCGGCAAGGGCTATACGGGCCGATGGCGACCAGCCGACAACCAAACAGGTAGACGAGGCAGACACGGCCATCACCAAGTAGCGCATCCAGCAGCGAGAGGACGGCTATGCCTTTTATCAAAGACCCCGAAATGCCGAAAATCCGACCTTGGTGGCTAAACTTTCTAGTCTATTGGCGGCTCATCTTCATGGGCGGAAAATGGGTAGACCCGCGAGACGGTCAAGAATGGATGATTTGGTATTAGCGCATCCAGCAGCGGCAGAGGAGATGAAGATGCTTAATCCCGTTTATTGTAGGCAGTTGGAAGATCACAGCGGTTTCGGCATATTCCAGGGAATCGTCAAGTGGAGTAAGCACTTGTCCGCAGAAGTTCTTGATGAGAAATGGGAAGTATGCCTGGGCTTAGGAAGCACAAGAAAGGCCGCTTGGAAAGATTATCGCAACCAGTAACCGCACCATCAACCCGCAGGACACGCCATAGGAGGCGCACATGAAACGAATCGCAATCGCCGCAGTTCTGGCGCTGGTCGCAGTTGGGATGGTAGGATGCGCGAATTGGGAGCGTACCACTTTCCAAACGCTATCGACCAGCCAAGCCGTTATCAACCAAGCGCAGGCCGACTACACGACCGGGACTGCCATTCCACGCAGCACCGCCGCCTACAATGCCATCAACACAGCCAAGACCGCACAGAACACCGCTGTGAACCTGATGGTCACTTACGAGGAAATCAAGGCCGCTGGCGGGACTACTGCCAGTCTGACCGCCGCGCAGAATGACGTGACAATCGCGCTGACAAATCTTCCAACCATCATCGCCAACGTGAAGGCGCTCTATTCGGGGGTGAAATAATGGTAACCGTCGGACAAGTTCTCACTGTTGTACAGCAAGTTCAAGCAGCCGCCAACATAATTCTGGCCGAAGCCGAAACGCTTGACCCAGGGCTGGCCCTTCCTGTCGGAATCGAGCAAGCTGTTGAGGCGATGGCAGTAACGGCGCTGACCGCGTGGACAACCTCAGCCGGTACTCCTGTCACTGTGGCATCGGTGCAGGCACTACTGGCAAACCCTGCGCCCTTGCCGCTGCCCACGAGCTAACCATGCCCACTCAACTGACAATCATCGACGCTGATCTCGCCGCGCTTATACAGGCGGCGAAGGCCACTCTAGCGAAGATTGACGCGCTGGCGGATTCCCTTTCTTCCTCCGTTATATCGATTCGGCAGGATGTACAGGATGTAGCGAATACTATCACTGCGGCTATCCCAGCGATTCAGGCCGATGTGAAGCAAGCGGCCGACGCAGTGACGGCGTTCCACATCAAGGGGCCGCTTGGGATAAGCAGCTAACCAGTTTGCGCGGGCCTCGTGGTAGGTAATACGCGGTGCAGGCTCGAAGGCGTGCATAGTTCTGAGCACAGGACGGCCCGCGCGAAGCCTGTCGTTTGAACTACAAATCATGTGCGCGGCGGTGTCCAAGACCACGGTAGCATGAGCAGGCGCAGGAGACAGGCGCAATTCATCTCGTCCACCACAGCAGCTAAATGCGTGGAAGGAGTCACGGGGCCGTTCACCAGAGCGGCTTCAGTTCATTCAGGAGGACAAACATGGTTAAACCTGTTTGGTATAAGCCTGCCCATGCACGATTGTTTCATGCTTTCCGTGACGGGGTAAGTCTTTGCAGATCATGGAAGATTACACGGCCTTTGCAGCCAATGAAGGCGGGGGCTAAGGCTAATAGCCAATGCGGAAAGTGCTTTTTGGAATACGCTAAGAGCCTTACCTGTCTATGCAAAGACGGGAAGCCTGCAAATCCAAGGTGCCGTCTTCATGGCAGGAACCCGCTTGTGCCTATACCTGCTATTCAGGAGGACAACCAGCAATGACCCTTATAGGCTCTGATTTTGTCGCCGTGTTCCAAAAGAAGAGAACGCGCTGCTCTGAATGTCAAAGCGTGATTGAAACTGGAGAAGCGGCTTTTGAGTCCATCCGTGACGGCAAATGCAAGAAGCGTGTCTGCTCCGAGCGTTGCCGCCTTGCTTTCGATGATGCGTTCTGGCAGGCAGCGGCACAGAGAAACCACCCGCAGGAGGCCCAATGAATAGCATCCCCTACACGGCTCCCCACGCAGGTCTGCTCCAATGAATATGGCCGTCCATTTCAGTTCCGCGAGTGAGCATTGGGGCACACCAAAGGCTGTCTATGCTGCATTGGACGCCGAGTTTCACTTTGATTATGACCCGTGTCCTCTACGTTCTGAGGTTGATGGCCTAGAGGCAAATTGGGGAGGGCATAGAGTTTATTGCAATCCGCCTTATGGTCCTGCGATTCGGAAGTTTCTTGACAAGGCGTTAGAGGCTTCGGTCGCCGTGTTTCTCATCCCGGCTAGGACCGATACGCGCTGGTTCCATGAGATTGTTCTGCCGTTTGCAAACGAGATCCGATTCATCAAAGGAAGACTCAAGTTCGGAGACGCGAAGAACTCAGCGCCATTTCCGAGCATGATCGTGGTCTTCAAGGAGAAATAATGGTTTCAGCCTACTCAATCCCGTATGCGGTGGTTTCCCCTGTACATCCTGGCCTGCTCTACTCGAGTGGGCGACGTGGGCCTTATACGCCATAGTCGGGCTTGCGGCCCTATTCCTCATGCCAAGCCAGCTACGGGAGTCTGTGGCGCGGCTGTGGGCACCGCTGAGCGCGTTCCTAGCCTGTCTGTGCTGGCCGCTGGCCGTGGCAGGCTGTTGGGCATGGGTACGGCTCTCCGGGGCCGTCCTGGGGCAGATATGGAGCGTTCTGTGGCCTGTTGAGGACGAATATACAGGGCCACAGGACCAGGAGAGCCGGAAATGGGGCGAGTGGCTGCGGTGGCAGCCGAGGACGTGAAAGGGTAGAATTGAGTTTGCGCGGCGGTCTACAGGATGCCGGGACGGGAGTCAAGCGCCCGGAATACTGCAAGACCTAAGCTGCGAATGAGCAGCCCACGTAAAGCGTCTTGGTCCGCAGTAGGCCAAGTGGACGCCGGGGACGTGGGCTTGCTAGTCAATCTGGCAGGCCCACGCAATTCACTTTAGACCGGCCCACACACACGGAGGCATGAATGGCTTGGACATATCAGCAATCGACAGGCGATTTGACAGACCCGCAAGGGGTCGTTATCGGGCAAGGCTATGCGGGCCATGGGGCAGGCGTGGACAATCCCGCCGATGAGCGGATTCACGATGTAGGACCGCTCCCAACCGGAAATTATACTATAGGGCCGTTCTACAATGACCCTGGCGGCAAGGGGCCGATTGTCGCACACTTGATTTCAGGCCCATCAAATGAGATGTTCGGACGTTCCGGCTTTATGATTCACGGCGACACTACTATCTGCAATCACACGGCCTCTGAGGGTTGCATTGTGCTGGCCCATGCGCTCCGCCAAGCGATTGCGTCAAGCGACGATAGTGCCCTGATTGTCGTCCCATAATTCCACACTAGGAAACCGGGCCATCGTCGCCGCGCACCCGGAGAAGCAAGAATATCTCGCGGGCTGGATTGCCCGCGCCCGGAAGTAAATCCCGCAACGATTACGAAGTCCAGATCCCCGGTCACATCGGCCGGGGTTTCGTGCGTTTGAGGATCTCGGGCGCCGGCTACTCCCCTATTTTGCGTAAAAGGTGTAAACTGCCTACATCGCCAATAAATCTGATTCGTCAGATTAAGGCGTATTGGAGGGAAGCGTGACGCCAAAAGAGAAAGCATAAGCCATCGACGCTGTTACAAAGGGCGATGCGACAGCCGTGGAAACCTTGGAAAAGTTGTCTCGGTCCAGTTCCACGCTCAAGAGGGCTGCGGCATGGACGCTGGCTATCGGTGCATCACCTATGCCGGGAACATCGAAAGAAGATGGTGAGCGTGTCCGTGAGCAGATGGCGCAGTTGGTAGTGGACTGTTACAGCGCGGGATTCATTGCCGCACTTGAAATCAAGTAACCCGCGCTGGCTGTGCTGGCGCCGTGAAAGGACAGGATAATGGACATCGGAAATGTAACAAATGACATTATGCGCGAAGCGGCTGTGGATAAGGAAATGATGTACTGCTTCGACACGCTACTAAGGCCAGAACACCAAGGCGAATCCTTGTCTAAGGCTATGTATAAGGCAAAGACCATCGCACGCAAGGGCATGGTGCCGATTGAGGCGGTGGAGAAGGCGATACGGGATGAAATCGAAATATGGCTCAACCAGAATGGGAGAAACATCAACACCATTCCTGATGCTGTGATCGCCCGCCTGACCGCGCCGCCCAAGCCCACGAGGCAGGAGCGCATTGAGGCGATACTAATTGGGAACAATCTCTGGAACGGCCAGACGAAGAAAGTCGCCGCTGAGATCGTAGCGGAACTGGACAAGGAGGCGCACCATGAATAAGCCGTGTCCGTTTTGTGGTGGAAAAGCGCGAAAGACAAAGAATCCGTATCCGCATTATGTATATTGCGTAAAATGCGGCGCGTCAAGTGACGCTTGGAAGGACATGAAAGATTCCATTGCCGCATGGAACACACGCAAGCCAACCAACGCCCTGGTTGCCGCGCTGAGAATCATTGCAAAGATTGGCGGCATGAACGAGCGAGACGTGGCACTTGAGGCCCTACGCGCTGCCGGAGAACTGGAGGAAACGAAATGAGTGAGCCGATTTATGACAGCGAATTTGCGGAATATAACGAGTCCTGCGTAACTGACCTAAAAGCGGAGAACACTCGTCTTGAGGCCGAGAGGGAAGCAATGCAGCGTCGTGCTGAATCGGCTGAGTCTGATTGGCAAACGTCCGAGGCTGAGAACGCCACGCTCCGGACGCAAGTGGAGCAACTGGAAACCGACAAATTCAATTTACGAGTGAGGCTCCGTATGGCTAATCGTGTGGTGAATGAACTTGAGGACGAATTGGAGCCACCGGGAGACTTTTAACGCAGCACGGAAGGAGGCCGGGAATGGCGTTTCCAAGACTGAGTAGTAAAGACGAACAGGACCGCATCGCCGAGCTAGAGCGGCAGCTTGCCAGTTTCGAAGAGATACGCAGAGCGGAAGAGAAAATCCTCATCGCAGAAATTGAGGCGGCGCACAGAAACGAAGCGCAGGGGCAAGGAGGGAACGAAGCCATGACAGCGGAACAGCAAGTGAAGGAGATTTACCCGAAGGCAAAGGCACAGTACCATCCGGGGTTTCGCCTTTGGTATATCGTTAAGAGTTCCTACTCGAAGTTTGGGCTGGCAGAACCGAACTGCCGCGAATCGTGGGCATGGGCCGACGCTCTACGCCGCATCAAGTGAAGGAGAGAAGTCATGAAGTTGACCAAACTGGAACGGGAGATGTTTGAGGCGTTATGTGACGTTCTCTCTGCATGGCGCAGTTACGGCGCAATAGCACTTCGCAGTACTGACGAGTACAAATCATTGTCAGCGGTTCGTCGCGCCCTGAAACACGCGAAAGAGAAGATGGAGAAGCCATGACCGACAGAGAGTTTGTTGAAAGCGTCGCCGAGATTGAGAAGTACGAGACGGCGCGCGAAATTATTATTTACTGGAAAGGAGAACCGCGCTTCTATACATGGGCCGGTGCTGCTCAGTATTTCCGCGTCGCGCTAGAGGAGATTCGGCAGGTCAAGGAAGCGGCTGAGTGGGTTCAGGATTGTATTGATATGTCTGGGATAACCGAGCCAGAAAAGGGCATACCAGAACAGCGATTTATTCTCGCCCTGTTACGCGTCCATCTGGAAACGCTCAGCCGGGGCATCAAACCAGAGGTGCTGAAATGACCACACATGAGCACCTTTACTTAAAGTTGATGGAGGAGTGTGCCGAGGTCCAGCAGAGAGCATCTAAGCTGTTACAATTCGGCAGCGAAGAATCACAGCCGGGAGACTATCAGACTAACGAGATGCGGCTACGTGAAGAACTCAACGATCTCCTGACTGTCATCGACATGGTGGAGCAACGCGGGTTTATGATGAACGGGCCTGAACGCCTCCATCAGCACATGGATGAGAAGCGCCAAAAGATAGCAAAGTATCTTGCTTACTCACAGGAGCTTGGGCGCGTTGATAGGGGGCCATCATGACCATACGCCGTATCGGTTTCATCAGCTTAGGTTGTGCAGCCTTCTATTTGGCGCTGTGCATGGCGATTGAGGCCCTGCCGCAGACGCCCTGCCACGGCAAGACGGCGCGGGAGCAGTGCGCGTGCCTGGGGCAAGTCTACGATGCCAAGTTCAAGGGCTGTGTCATTACGCCTAAGACGCTAACGGGTTCACCTATTGTGCTTCCCGCCTTGCTCATGCCAGAACCTTGCGCCCCGCCAAACTGGTGGACCCCAGACGGGCGCTGTCACATGAAGTTGATAGTCTACGGCCGCTGTTCGATAAGGGCCACGGCCGGCAAGACCACGGTGGAGTGTAGCTGGAAGCCGAAGGCGGAGTGAAATGACGCAAATGAGTGCATGTCGGTTCGCAGGATATATTCTTATGGGAATTATGTATTTAACTTCCTTGGAGGATAAGTGATGCCGAAACATAAGGAATATCAGTGCGGGCGATGCGGATCGAGCATCATGTTCGAGGAATGCCCGGACTGCGGCGGTGAGGGGTTTTCTAGCCATGATTGCGGGGAAGATTGCTGTTGCTGCCTTTACCCAGAGGACAATGTGCCCTGCGATGCGTGCAACGGGGACGGAACATTTGCTCGTTGCTTGTCTTCGCCTGAATGGTGCGAGGCACATCCGATGCGTGGCCGCGAAACAACCGAACGGAGCACAGTGGAGAGCTTTTCGATAGGGGCGGTATGAGCGAGGAAGTTAAGTACGTAAATCCCATTCTTATAGTGCTGGGTCTTGCGTTATGCACATGCCCTGCTGCCCA